TTAAAAAATGCTAAATTTACCCTCAAGATTGTTAAAAGATTCTTGTTTTTTGTCAAGGGTAGCTTCGTTATAAATATCCATTGTGGTGGTGATAGCTGAGTGTCCCATGATTTCTTGAATAATCTTAATGTTCGACTCGTTTTCACACATACGAGTACAAAAAGTGTGTCTTAAAATATGTGCTGTGAAATGGGGTAGCAACAATGGTTCACGGTTTTGAGCTAAAGCTAACTTGTTTTCTTGTGTATTGTAATCATTAACAATAAGTTTAATTGTACTGTTTATAAGCTGTGGTAGGACTACATGATGTTGTTTATTGCAAAATACAAAATTTGAGTAACTATCTATGGTGTCAAAATTACCGCCTTTTATTTTTTGCCTTTCGTATTCAAACAATAAACTTTTTTTTACATCTGTAAGCATTGGAATTATTCTTTTACTTGTAGATGTTTTCGGGGTAGAAATGTACACCACCCTTTTGTTTACCTTGTTGTTGGGTTTGTAATTAAGGCTATGGTTAATATTGATGGTGTTATTATTAAAATCACAATCATCCCATGTTAATCCAAGACATTCTCCTATTCTGCATCCTGTTCCTAACAAAAATGTAAAAATAGGAAGCCAATAATTATATTTTTTTCTGTTTTTCGTAAATTCAATAAAGGCATTTTGCTCTGATATTGTTAAAGCGTGTCGTTTTAGTGATTTATCATGATAGTTTTTATTGATCTCTGATATAATGCCGTCAGTCGGATTTACTCTAATATAACCATCTCGCACTGCAATTGTAAAAAGCGGATGCATAACAGTGTAAATTTGCTTGACACTGTTAGATTTGAATTCTAAATCAAAGATTAAATGGTTATAATATTTTTTTATGTCCGTATACTTAATGTCTGAAATTTTTTTTCTTCCTATTGTATCCCAAATGTATTTATGATATAGGTATGTGTAAAAGGTTACTGTGGAAGATTTTAATTCTGGTTTTTGTTCTATCCATTTTTCAAACAAAGCATTAAGTGTTGTTTTATTTGCTTGGTATGAATCAATCTTATCTTGTAAATCTTTTATTATTTCTTTTTCTAACTCCCTTAGACATTTTCCGTTTCGTTTTCCTTTAGGTGTTCTATCTGTTTGTGTGAGACACCAACTGTACACAAAACGAGTAGTCCCTGAAAAGTCAACATATCTGTACATATATCTACCATCAGCTTTTTGATATTCGCCTCTATTTAAAAGACGATTTTTTGTATCACGCCTTTCTGCCATATGTGTCATCCTTTCTTAATTGACAAAAGAAACTGTAATACAAGTATACAGGATAATTTTACTACACAGCTATCACTTCTGTCAACGATTTTTCATATTTGTGGTCGTTATTTTACTAAAAATTTACTTTTATAGATAGTTTTGCTCTGCTATCCATTTTTCAAATTGTATCCGTTTAATTCTTGTTCTATTGCCTACAAATATCACCCAATCTAAACTCTTATCATCTTCTATTATTTTGCGTAGTCGGTTTTCTCCGAGCATAGAATATTCAGCAGCTTCCTCAATTGACAAACATAATTTTTGGTTTGGTAACAAATTCAACTTTTTAATATTATCACCTGCCTTATAAGAGCAGAGTTGTTTTTTTGACAACCCTACTCTAAATTCTTTATGTTGTTAGTTATTTACTTTTCAATCAATTTCAATACGCTTTTTAGCGTTGCTTTCTTACCGTTCAACTTAAATTCATACCCATTTTTGTTCATGCTTTTAAGCTGGCTTTCCGTTGGCAAACAACTTGTATCACTACACATAAATTTGCCTTGTCCGTCTTTATAAACCTCAAACAACATTCAATCCATTCCTTTCTCTATCCTCTTTAATAGCATCCATTTTATCCTCTCGGTCAATGTAATCCACAATTAGTTGTACAGCTTTATCGTACCCCTTTTGGTTGCCTTTGATAATTTCATATGGGATATTCTTTTCGATTAGCATTGATTCAATTCGTGTACCTATATTATTTGCTTCAATTTCGGTTTGTAATCTGCCATTTGGATTATATTTTTTAACAGGCTTAACAAAGAAGTTTAAGTTATCAAAGAGAGAACTAAACGCTTCGGCGGTATCGTTTACACACTTTTCAATAGATTTTGAGGGGTAAAAACCACACTTTTCAAATGAGTTATAAATTTCGGTCAATAGGATTGGCGAGTCAGTTACAATTACTCTAACCTGATTTCTCAGTCTCCAAAATCTTTGTGAGTGCAAACCAAGTATATATAATTGGTTAGTTAAAGCAGTATCATTATGCTCCCATACTATATCTTTAGCCGTTTCAGTGACGAGTTCCGTGTCAATACCCCTCATTTTCAACTGACTAAATATATAAGCAGCCCCTGTGGATTTACCACAGGAAGGCTGACCATAAAGATTAACTGCAATCGTTTGTTTACTCATTTGACACACTCTCCTTATCATAAAAAGGATCATATTCCTTGGGGTCTGCTTTATTTGCCCATTCTACCCATTTGAGAACCTTGTCACGCAATTCATCGTCAAGTAAAAATGGTTCTCTTACTAATATCAAGTTTGGATTTTGTTTCATTATATTTGCGTTATCCACAATTTCTTCATAATCAACCGGATATAGCAGCATCTTTGAATAAACCTTATCTCCACGAGAATTTATTTTTCTTGTAAAAGTTGCCTCTGTAAATTTGAATCTTTCGGTGAAATGAGGGTTCATTTCCAAATTTCGTCTTGATATATAACCAATCGTCATTTTCGATGCCATTCACTTCTCTCCTTTTTTCTATCTTCAAGCCACTTATTATCAATGACATAAAAACCTACTACCAATCCACCTATAAGTAATATCCAAAAAATCCAAAAAACTATTATCTGCCATTCGGACTCAAGGCTTTCGATTGTATCTTCAATATTCTTATCATAATAAAAGTGAACATTAGAAATTGTATTATCTTTAAGTACAGCATATAATGTTCCTTTACATTCAGCAGGAGCAGCATAATACACATATCTTATATCTCCTGATGAATGCCACCAATCACCATCTATATATATCGTTTTTATTTCTCTTTCATTTGGTAAATGAATTGTATCATAAGGAAACTCAACACCAATAAAATCAATCTTTGTAGAACTTTTTGATTCTTCGCTAACATAATCCCAAGTATAATATTCTTCTGTTTCCGTATATGTTTCGGTTTTGCCTTTTGAGTTGGTTCTCGATTTTGTTACCGTTCTTGTGTGTCTTGTATATTTCTCTTTGACTTTCTTTATGTAGGAAAAGTCTCCCTCAATTTCGTTATAAGAAACTGTATCAATAGCTTTAAGTTTACCATATACGAAAGCATTACCTATATTTGTTCTCATACCGTGTTGAAACACATCTTTGTTATTGTCTATCTGCAATGCTGTATTGTATTCCTGATAATCATTCATTAAAGAATTACTTATTCCGGATGAAATCATAAAACCAAACACAAGCATTACAGAAATAATGACAATACTAAAGAGGACTTCACGCATGGTTACTAACCTCTTATCCATAGGTCAATCTCCGAAAAGATTTGTTGGTGCATCTTCCGACACATCATAATTTAAGTATGAATATTCAATCACCTCATAGCCAAGCATATCAAGAATATTACTATTCGGAAATTGCCTTATATACTGATTATAAGATTTAACAAACTTATTAAAATTACTTCGATAATTTGCAATCAAATTCTCTGTTGTTGTAAGTTCCGACATCAATTCTTTGTAGTTTTCATTGCTCTTTAATTCTGGATAAGCCTCTGCGACTGCGTTAATCATAGTCTGAATCTCGTTTACAGAATTATCAGACGATGTGCCTCTTGCCTCAACGACAGACATTAGGGTTTCGTATTCGTGTTTATCATACTGTTTAACACAATCAACAAGGTTAGGTATAAGGTCTGCTCTGCGCTTTTCCTGAACCTTAATGTCAGACTGCGCCGTACTGATTTGTTCCTCGTAAGAAATCGCCTTGTTTTTAACGCCATTGAAACCGAATACAAACATCATTGAAACGGCAACAATAATGGCAAGAATAATCAAACCAAGCTTTATATTTAATTTCTTTTTCGTTTTTTTCTGCATATATATATCTCCTATTCGCTCTATATTATTCTGGCTTTTTGTTGTGGGCTAAATTAACTTTTTCCATCTCTTCTGCATAAAAATGACTCACCGAAGGGATTGCGTTAAATTTATCCACAAAGGTATTCCAATTATTTTGAATCTCCCATTCGATAACTTTCCATAAGTTAGCAATTTCAGCGATATTCACTTCTTTATTGTCAATTTCTACAATTGTATTTCTTTGACCACAATCTGTCTCCCAAACCCAATACGATATCCAAGTCTCACCGTATTCATCAGGCTTAAGGTTTAAACCTTTTTCGAGACAGTCAATAAGTTCATCTTCCATAGTTACACCATGATATGCAAATGGCGATACATACTCTAAGACCAAATCACTATACTCATCGCCAAGATTCAAAATCTTATCTTCAAGTTCATGGATTCTTTGAATCTTGGTAAGGTATCTTTCAAAATCATTATATGTAATCATAATTATTTCTCCTTACTGTTTACCTGTTGAGCCAAAGCCACCACGACTTTTTGTGTCAAGACATTCTACTTCTGTAAACTCAAAATCAGGCTGTTTTTGTGTGATGCGAAACTGACAAATTCTATCGTTTTTATGTATGGTTGTATCTCTCATTGCAATTACAGGCATACCCCATTGGTCATTATCGCCCGAATAGGAGTTGTCAATTACTCCCATGTGGTTTGTCTGAATAATACCATAATTTTTGTAAGTGCTACTTCTTGGCACAATGTGAGCTTCATAGCCAAACGGTAACTTCATTCCTACTCCGAGTGGAATAATAGTAAACTCACCCTTTTTGAGTGTGACATCTTTGGCTGACCTTAAATCAACCCAATCTCCGTTAGGGATTTGCTTAATCTTTTCGATATCTGTAAAGTATTTAATTTTGACTTCCATATTTAACTCTCCTTAATTATTTTTTATCGCTAAACGCTTTGACAATTGCAGATATTATACTGAGTAGTGAACTAAAAATTGTAAAACCCCATACTGCAATAAAACATCCGTTAGGTATTACAACCCCATTTGCGTTGAGTAAATAAAGCGATATAAGAAAAATATCATTCCCATATATTTGTCGTCCTTTCTATATTAATCAATCATATCCACATAGTTATACAAAATATGCTTTTGCTTTTCTGAATCCGAACCAAATGTAACATCAAGGTGATAATGTCCCATATACCAATGCTCATAATCCAACTTGTCATCGATGTGCTGTAGGTATTCGGTTAAAGTGTCCGGACTATACCCCTTATGGATACAACTGGCGATAAATTCGGTTGGAGCACAGTGCGTAATTACACAATCTACCTTCCAGTTACACTTATCAAGATTTGTCAATCCTTCCTGCATTTCAGCTTCATTGGGTAATTCTTCTTCCCACCAGTCAACATTCTTTGTGCGATACTGTATATCGTGGCTTGATGCACCGCCCATTGTAAAAAATGTTTTGCCGTTAATTTCAAACACTTGTCCACGCATTAGATGATAAATATTATCTTCAATCTGATGTACCTTTCCACCCCATTTTTCAGTTACAGGGTAACGATTCAGCAAGGGGAATTTTTCGTGGTTTCCATCTACAAACAAGGTTGTCCACGGTTTGTTATTAAGCCAATCTCGCCAATACATTTCAGAATTTCCATTATTCCACACTAAGCCAAAGTCACCACAAATAATTAGGTAATCATCTCGTGTTAAATTGTTGCCCATTGGAAATCGTTTAGAACTCAGTTTGTGTATGTCATATTCACCATGTAAATCTCCAGTAATATAAAACATATCTTTCACCTCTTTCCTTATAAATCCTAAATTTTATTCTTCCCACCATGGTTTGCATGATATTTTTAATCCACTTGTTAATGTTTGAATCATTTGTAAAATATCATTATTGTCAAATACTGCAAATAAATCTGTATCTCTGTATTCCCCAATACTCCAATCGAAATCAAACACCTCTCCATCTTGAGGGATTATACATTTTGCACCAAAATCGCCGTCAGTCACCATAAGTTCTGAAGTTAGCACATCTGGTGTATATCCTGCAAAAACAATACCTCCGTCTGGAAATTGTGCTATTAACGATTTCAACTCACTTTTTGATAAAACTTTCATTCTTCCACCGCCATATATGTTTCCTCAAAGATATCCTGTCTACAAGGATAAATCTCACCTCTGACATCCTGAACTATGTAGCTATTTAAGTCACACTTCATTTCACCTTTAAGTGTATGAATATATAAACTTCCATCATCTTTAAAATAAAGCAAACCGTCTTTATACGCTTTAATTGCCCATATAGGAATAGTGAAGTCTCCTTTATACTGAAAGGCTTCAATCGGCATTGCTTTCTTAATGTATTTCATATATACCTCCTTAAAAATGACTTCCTATCTGCATACCCCACATAATACCAAAATCTACAAGTACAATAAAGTATGTGTACCAATAAATATTTTGTAATGCCTTTTTGTTTGGATATGTAGTCTTATGTTCGTAAACAGCAGCACCTATGTTAAGTGCTACACATACCAGTAGCACTATAATTGTTATCATATTAGCAATAATTCGCATATCATTCTCCTTTTAGTTAATCCATTTAACAATTGTGTTTCCTTTATATCCCTTTTGCCACACATACCAAGCATAAGCTACAGCACTACCACCACCTGCTCGCATTTTATCAAATTCTCCATTTTTGGCACACAAAAGTCTTGAACTCGATACATAAATTGTTTGTGGCGGATTAGTGTCAAATAATTTTCTTCGTTTTTTGCCCTCAAGAAATTGCAGTTTAAGAAACATTGCTACTTTGTTGCCTTCTGTAACTGTATCTAACGCTTTTTCTACAAATTCATAAGCGTATTTATAAGGTGGGTTTGTAATAATACTGCCGTTCCACGAATTAGGTTTTGATTCTGTTAAAAAATCGAATGTTTCTGACATTCCTCCGTCACGGTAAATCAAATCTGTTGACTTAACATTGTAACCGTGAGCCTCAAATACTTTAGACAAATGGCATTCTCCACAAGCACATTCCCAAATGTCAGTAGCGAAATCTTCTACTTGAAGTAGAAGTTCAGCAGCTTTAGGTTCTGTGGCATAATAATCATTTGTTTCTCTTACTTTGTCTGTATGGTTAGAAGCACCTAATGTTGTATAAATGCTTTTACCATTTCCTGTCCAATCTTTCAAACAATCTCCCCTTTTAAATATTTAACATAAGTTTTTAATGTGTTTTCAAAAAATCTATCCCATTCGTTTGATAAATTGTATATGTTTGATTTCTTCATCAAGTCAGTGTTCAAAAACATATCTTCAACAAAAACAACTGGTGGTATTTTATCGACCAACACAAAATTCTTTATATTGCGAAACACAATCCAAGCTTCATTTCTTAACACAATACTTCCCCAACTGTCAGGATACATAAATTTATCTAAGTAATTTTTGTCGCAATTAAAATATTTCTGTAATCTGTATGTAAGCGGTGTACCTATGTCTTTAGGAGTAGGTTTATGCGATTTAGAAAAGAAATCCCTATGCTTTATCCATAAGTCATTGTCCTTTACAAAACAATGACACTTGCATTTATTCGGTATAAAATCAACAATAAAACTCGATTTAATACCTTTTAATTCTACTGGCTTAACAAGTTTTGGTTCTCCGTATAACCTATATGAATAAATTTCGCAATAAGGCGAGCCGGAAAAGTATTTTTCACAAACTTTCTGTGGTGTTGACATTTCATATGTACAAGGTAACACTTTACAATCATTAGAAACGAACTGATAGTCGGTATAATCAAAATAACTGTCATCATTACAGTCTTTAATCAAGCGGAATCTCAAAACCCCATATGCTGTATCTGTTTTGTACCACTCACGATCACAATTATTGTTTCGATGTTGAATGCCTTCTAACATTGCATTTTTCAGCATTTTGTTAATATACGATAAATAGTCCCTATTCTTATAAAGTGTTACACTTTCAACGACTTCATCTTTAAAACAAGTTATTGCATCTGTTTCGGTTTTGGCATACACGATTGGTTCATACTCTTTATCTTTTAGTTTTAATTTCCATCGTTTCATTGATTGCTATTAAATGTCGAGTTCCCTTTCCGACAGAATTTCTCTTGCTAATCTCATTGCGGAACTGTGAGCGAATTTACCAAAGTCGTAACCAACCATTTCAACAACATCTTTTTCCTCTTTAAGACAATCATAATAAATGTCTTTTCCAATATTTTTAGCAATTATTCCCATTTCTGTATTGCTCCAATTTTCAGGTATAACTCCATTATCAACCATTTTATGTATAAGTTTACGAACTCTTGCTTTAGTAACAACCGTGCTTACTAAACGCTGATTCTCCGCTTTTTTGGCTAATGCGTCTGTGTCAACCATATGACTTTGTTTGTGTCCTTTCGTTTCACAAAACTGTTCACATACAAGCTTCACATAAAACGGCAATCTTGTGTTTGGATTATTTAAAGTTGTTTGGTTTTTTACAACTACACCTTCTCCGTATTCGCCACCCATTTGTGTTTTACCGATATAAGATTTCACATCGTCCCAACTCGTAAACCTACCTCTGTAAAAGACAGGAACAAATGTGAGATTAAGTTCTTTTACAATTTTTTCTGTTTCTGTTTGTTTTAAATACTGTTGTGTGTTGGTATCATATACATCATAACAATATGCTTTGTGGTATTTGTTGTCAGGATATTTTACAGTATGGGGTACAAGCCACTCCATAAACAATATAAGATTACTCCCCAATACCGTTTTAATTAATTCTTTATCAAGTGTTTGAGACCAATTCCAAGCCCCTCTTAGAGTGTTGGTTTCGTCCAATTCCTTTCTACGACTAAATGCTTTGATGCTATCACTTTCGGCATCGTAACGAATTGAAAAGTTCGCTCCATCAATTTTCTCTTGAATTACAATTTCATCACCTTCCGAAAACGCATCTAAATAATTAGGTTTAAGTCTCTCAATATCTAAATAATGCTTCTGCTGTATAATAATCAATCCTTTCTCGGTTTTCTTCCACAACTGTATTTCTCAGGGCAATATCCAAGTGTTTCACATTTCGGTTGCATAACCATAGGAATTAGTGTTGCCCACTCTTCCGAATAGAGTTTTAACTGCTTTATGTATTCGTTAAAGAGTTCTCTATACTCCCAATATGCTCTCGAACACATTCTCTGTTCTGCCATACTAATAACATTTCTGACATTTCGCTTGTCTACAATTTTAGTCGCCATACCCAACGGAAGTAACATTGCGGCATCCTCTCTCTTGACACCACTTTCTTCAAGATTTTGAAGTGTTTGGCTTATAGTGTCAATAGCGTTGTTGTACCAAGCTTTCTGTTCTTCGGTCTGTACTGTGTTGGGAATTATGTATTCAAAGTTATTGTAGTTGACATATCTTGTGCTACTTTGAAGTCGTGTAGGACTGCCACCAATATGTGTATACCATTCCCTAATTACTCTTGCTGAGTAACCTTCAATAATTGCTTCAATGTTTACAAATTCAAACACTCTACCGTGATTAGACTTAATACAATCAAGACCTCGTTTGTAGTTTTTTTCGCTGTCTGTAATATCTGCTCCCCAACATATACCTGCTCGTCTACCCATTAACGAAATTGGATCAATGGTTGTTTCTGGTAAGATTGTGATTTTACCCATTCTCCACCACCTCCGTATCTGATAAGTTGGAAATAATAATTGTGTTCGTGTCTTTATTATGTATAACTTTGGCATCGGTGTCTAAATGTAAGGTTAGAGATTTGCTTTTTGCTCTATAAGGATGAAGAATAATCTGTGTAACAGTGTCGGCAAATAACTTAAAACGAGAACTTCTGCGTTCGAGAACTGATAAATCAATCGCCTTAGTTTCAATATAGACTTCATTGCACCAAACTAATCCATTATCAATATCAATATTGTTTACCATAAAGGTGCTGAGTTGCGACAACTCAAAATCTACCGTTAAGCCGTTTTCCCCAATAACCGTTATGTATGGTTTAAATTTAAACATTTTCAACCTCCTTAAAGGATATTCTGTCCGTCAGCATTCTACTTTCAAGACACATCTTGTAAGTACACATTGCTTCAAGTTGTCTTGAATAGATTGCCCTTGAGGGCTTTGGGACAAACGAAAGTTGTCCGTTGTCCCATTTATTAAGAAACACTCTCAGTTTACTAATCCTATCTACGAGTTCTTTATACTCAGATAAAAGTCTGGTTTTATAGTCGTTCATTTTCATCTCACCCCTCAATTGTCTTTATTTCAAGCGTTGCTTCGTTAGCAAACTCAATGTAAATATAATGAACTCTATATTCTAAGTAGCTAACTAATTGTGTTGGTGGCGTTTCGTTGGTAATCAATGCCGATATAATAGTCTTAATTACTTGGTCAAATTCATTCTCTGATATTGTCAGTGATATGCCGGCGTTAGGGTTGTCCTGTACAAAGCTAAGCAAGGACTCATAATCAATGTTCTTATGCAAAACTAAGCTCCTCCTTTGACTTATACTTTTCTTTATATGAACCGTGACTGTTTGTATGCTTGGCAAGGATTTCCCATTTGCTATCTTCTACCAATTCGTCAACGAGTATTTCGTCATACACGCCCCTAAAATCGTTTGTAATTAACGAATCTTTATAGATGGTGATTGTGCCTGTTCTAAAGGAAATATGGTCATAGGTTAAATATGACGAAGTATTCCAGTATGTATCGTTCATAATCGCCTGTTCGAGAACTGAAACAGAAATTTCGTCAAAATCTTTGTTATCTTTAAGGACAATAAGGTAATTGTAATTTTTGTTACTGCAACGCTCAATTGCTCTTTCAAGAGTTCTATCAGTTAAATAGTAAATCATATATATCTCCTATCTTTTATTATCATACGAGCCACTCTTTTGTGACAATACGGACAATCTGTTATATATGCTAAGTCACCTGAAGTTGCTATCAGTTTGTAGTCATCCTTATCTGCGTCAAAAACGCACTTACATCTAAGACAATTAAATCTAATTACTGGTGATTTAAAATCGCCTTCTCTAATAATTTGAATCATTTTATTCACCTTTGTGTGCAAATTTAACTACCGCACTAAACAATTTATTCATATAATATCTATTGTAAAACATCTTCATTTACTGCTTGACGCAAGTGTTGAAACACCCAATCACAATCCGTAATGAATATGTCATTGCATTTATCGAAAGAGCCTTCTCCAGACTCAAAGAAGTGGTCAAGATTTTCACGATAATGAAGATATGGGTAATAAAGATAGCAGAATAAGTACGATCTACTATCTGAAGCGTTTTCTTTTCGGAATTGAGATATCCATTGGTTAATACTATTACGCTGATACCCAAGTGAATACATCAGTTTTTTAAATCTTTTTCGAGTCATTTCGAGTCATAATCCTTTCCGTTGCATTTGCAATATATTAAAATCTTTCTTTTAAAAATATTCTTGAATTTCATGTCCACACCACGGACACCGAACATACATGCAGTCATCATATATAAGGTCTCCATGATGTGTTTCATTAATATTAAAACGAAATTGACAATGACATCTCGGACATTCTTTTTCATACATTGTTTCAACTACTTGCAATTCAGGTTTGCCTTGTCTAATAATTTCCATAGTCACACTCCTTTATTACATTGTGTTTTATATCACTCTCTATCCAATCATATTCTTGAATGTCGTAATACGCCTCAGCACACTCACGAGAACAGAAGATATTGTCGTATTTATCTCGAAAATATGTATAGTCATATCTTAATTTGTTACTACACTGATGACAGACTGCCATAACTGGTGGATCGAGAGCATGAGGACAAGTGGGTTTGCAAGGCAAGTTTTTGCATACATTACACATCTAATTCTCCTCAAAATTAAAAATTCCATAAATTTCTGTGTTACACCAAGGATAAACAATCCATTCATCCCAGTCCTCGTCCTCCCAGTCGTAACTTATGTTTGTGGCATAATGTGTGTCATAATCATCATATTGAAATACACATCCACATTCTGAACAGGATATTGTATTTGGTTTTGATGGTTTGATTTGCAACTCAGGTTTGCCTTGTTTGATGATTTTCATTGTTGTGTTTTCACCTTCTTCAACAAATAATCTCAGTTACATCATCTTTGTTATTCAAGATGTCTAATAGGTTAAAAACATCGTAACATAATCTCTTCTTACACTGATTAAAATGATCAGAATCGACAGAACCGTTATAATCATATTCTGCTGTCCAATGTGCCCATTCATCTAAATTAGTATGGATATCGTTACAAAGTTCCAGAGACAATTCTTTAATATCGATATCTTGATGACTTACACTGTATTGACAATTTTCATCTTCCGTTATGATAATCGTGTCTAACAAATCAAACACAATCCAATAATTCACGCCCTCGGCATCGAAACATACAACTTCGGGTTTTTGATTGCTAAAAACATTGCAAAAGGCATTCAGTAGAACTACAGGCACATCGTCTATATAACTTAATTTGCCTGTCCAATCGCCAATTGTAATATCTGTCCAACCGAATTGTGGTTTTGAAAGCATTAAATCACTCCTTTATCAAATACAAATAACTATATCCTCCTGTGTTGCCTAATGGAGATACAGTTAAAGCCATCGCAATATGATTACCGGAATAAACTCTGTTTCCTTGCCTATATTGTTTACCGAAGTTTATTTCACCCACACCTCCAACTATTTTTGTAACATTCTCAGAAACAGACGGAGTATTTAAGTCTGAGAAGCCTGAAAATTTATTTCTGGTATGTAAAAATTATTGGCATTTTCGTTTTCATATAACATATCTAATGCTGTTTCAAAAGCTCCAATGCCAGAAAAATAACTACCTACTTTTAGGTCATCAAACAAATACGGCATTGCTTTATATAATTCCACATAAATGTGATAAAGAACATGTGTAACAATACTGTTTCCTGCCTGCTTATAAAGTTGAGTGTTGCTAATACCTGCATTTTTTGCTTTTTCAAAAGCGTCATCTGAAAAACCCATAAGTCTCCAACATTCTTTTGGCGTTAATTTTCTAATGCGGTACTGAGTTTTGTCTACCACGGCACTGTCAATGCCGTGGTTTTCTTTAACGGTTGCTGAAACGCCTTTTGTGTCAACAATCCTACTTGCTTCGTGATTGCTCGGCATATAATTACCAAGCACATTAATATCATTATTAGTTATCTTATCTATTTTTCTCACTCCTGTTTCTGTTGCTGTAATAGTGGGACAAATAGTGCCACACTCTTGAACTCTTCCTCTGCGTGTTTTACTACTTGGGTAACTTAAATCAGCTACCCCCCCGTTTTCACATTCAATATATCCTCTCTTTGTCGCTTGTTTGATTAAAATATTATCCGACTTATCATAAATTTCGATAACTCTTTTACCCCCCCACATTCAATTGTTCGTATTGTTCCACACACATTATCTTTAAACAGACGATAACCTTCATCTGTTCTATATTCACACGGAATCTTTTTCATTTATCTTCCTTTCAATAATAAACGGTTGTAGATTACCCCCCTGACAGGTATTAATTGTGGGAGCAATATATTCTGTATTGTAAACTCTTCCTCTACTCGGATTATCACGATTCGGATTCGGAGTTATATTGCCTATTTGTTTGATTATATTTGTTTTCATTATTAATCCTTACTAATATTTTTGTTGCATCTTTATATTGAGAAACTGGTAAACAACAGCAAGCACCACTCGTTGAATACACTATTCCTTTTTTGCCCCCTACACCGAGAGTGCCGTATTTAATAATTTTGTGATTTTTTCAATTTTTTGTCTCCTTAACAATAATCATTGGTTTATTACCCCCCCACTCATTGTAAGTATGGTTGGAGAAATATATAAACTATCACAAACAGCACCACGACCACTTGCGAACTACCCTTTATTTTTATATACACACCCCAATATGATAGGCTTTATGTTATTTATTTTGATTTTGAATCACTCCGTTCATAGCTTGATTTCCAAATCCTTTATAATCTCTTGCGAGTAAAGTATTAGCGACATCAACTTCTTTGTCAAATTGACTACATTGCTTTGAGAATAGTCCGGTTTTTATACCTGAACCATATCCCATTGATGTCGGTCTATGCTTCCTCGCCCCCCAGTTCTTACGGTGTTGGAGATATCTTTTTCTAATTTTCCGCTATCAATCAAAGTTTCAATTAACTCGTTTGCTTTTGGCGTATTAACATAATATTTTTCTTCAACGCTATCTTCTGTAACATCTTTAAATCGAACACCGTTATCAAATGGCTCAGGGAACTTAAACTGACCATTGTCTAACTCTTTTTTTATAATAATTAAGTACACACGCTCTCTATTTTGTGGTATTCCGTAATTTTTAGCATTTAAAACTTGCCAATATGTATTGTAGCCGTATTCGTGAAGTTCGTTAATAAACATATCGAAGGTCTCTTTGAATTTTTTACCCACAATATTTTTTACATTTTCGTAAATTCCCCATTTAGGTTTATTCGCCCTAATAATTCTTAACCATTCGACAAGCAAGGAACTCCTTGTCTTATCAAGATTACAACTACCACAATTTGGACATTTATCTCTTGTGGAAAAATGTACTGTAAGCGGATTATATTCATGTTGACAATCTTTGCATTTCCACATACTGCCTGCCTGTTTACCCGATATTGAAAAATCTTGGCAAGGACTGCCTCCGCATATCATAGTAAATGGTTTTAAATTATTTTCATCAACCTTTGTTATATCTCCTAAATTTAAACTTTCGTCCACACCATGAACTGCACAATAACTTTTTGTTGCGTATTTATCAAACTCGCAAAAGTTTACAAGTTCATAATTTTTACCTTTTAAAACTCGTGTTTTATCTGCCATTTTTACACCTCTGGAATTGTTGCTGTACAATATTTTGCCATTGCTTGTGTGTATTCACTTGCGGTATTTTCCAAATCTATCTCGGATTCAGTTTTAAACTTATAAATTTTATATATTCCAATAACTTCGCTCAGCACTTCAGCACCACACATAATCATATCAATGGCATTAGTCGAAAGGTTTTCGCTATCTGTAACACAAATCGCAACACTTTCTTTGCCATTAGCATTTCGTGCCAGAACCATATCTCCTTTATTAAGAGATTCATTATCTGGGACTTTGCATGTATATCTTTTTGCGTTTTTATCCTGTATGTGTCTTACTTGTACAATATACATTTATCATTCTCCTTCTTAATTCCATTTTTTCTTTGTAAGATAGATTGGACGGAGCGCAGAAGGTTTTAATAAGCTCCGAGTCAATGTTTTTGTCTATAATCATACTATTGTATTTCTCACCTTTACCTTTGTATTTGTCTGTAACCACTTCAATCTTACTATTATTGCTAAATACAAACGAAGCATATCCTTTTGTTATGTGTGTGTAAATCAAATCATCACAATGCGATACAATATGATCACACACAACAGTAAAACCACTTCCATCTTCTTGCATTACGACAAGTACCATTAGCTCATCTAACTTTTGACACTCTTTAATGATGGCGTCAATCTGTTTTCTGCTCACAAAATGAATCATTTATCATTCTCCTTTCCATTTAAACAAACATTCGGTTTTATGTTCTTTATTTTGAGCGTTAATACTTCGTAATACAGGCTTTGACCATACTGTTTCAAAGTCATTTGGAGCATATTGTTCACTTATATATACATAATTATTTTTTGACAATCTTCTTGCAAAATTCCAAAAATCAATATGATCAAAGTTTGTTGCAATTCCAAATTCTTTCGTATGAAAGTATGGCGGATCAAGATAAAAGCATACACCTGAATAGTCTGTTTTAAGATAACACTCATAAGATATGCAATTCAATGATACTGTCGATAAATCGCTTGCTTGTTTTTCAAGATTGCGCTTGCTTTCTTGATAATAGTCACGGATTTTGTTACCGTTAGGTGTTTTTATACTGGTAGGCTTTGCATACCCGCCATCAAACCATCTGCCATTATACGAAGCAAGAAAACCTACATTTCCAACATACCACTGTTCGTATTTGTCTTTATCTGTCCCGTTTTTCCAAGCATCTCTCACAAGGTTGTATGTATCTCTCGACACTTCATCAAGTAAAGGTTTTCCTTCTTGTACTCTTTTGAGCAATGCTATCAGGTACGGATTTATGTCAGAACCTATACGCTCTTGACAACGAATCTTATCAATTACATTACCCCCCTCCAACAAAGGGTTCTATGTATGTAGTCACATGATTGCTGTCAATACATTCCTGTAATATTGGAACAATATATTTAGCAATACGAGACTTGCTTCCCATATACTTCATTAATATCTCCTTAATCTATATAAATCGTAATTAAGTTGCCCAATTTACGATAACCAAAACAAAGATTGCCACCATCGCAAATCAGAGCCTGTTCATCTTCTGTGAAATTGAACGGATTACTTAACACCTTGTATGTAATGTTACCGTAACCATATCCCTTCTGCGTGTAACACATATAATTCTGCAAATCGTCTTGTGTAACATCGTACTTCTTTGTATAAAAGTTCAGCCAAATCAATTTTGCTTTCGGTGCAAGTTTCTTGTATATTGCAAGATTTTCTTCATGAAGTTCTTTCTCATTAGGCTTAAATGCCCACCCTGTATTTATCAATGAATTACCTCCTCGACAATCTTCGTTCTTGGGACATACATTCTTCTACGCTGTTTGTCCTCAATTTTTCTGGTCTCTCCCAGAACTTTCTGTAATGATTTTAACGCATCAGAATGTGACTGAATCCATTCTACTAATGGAGCATTAAGTTCTACACTATCTTTTGCTTTTCTACGGTTCTCTCTAACTTTCGTTAAAGCTTTCCCAAGTTTGGCAGTGTCGTGATACGACACATCTTCAAGTTCAAGTTTATGTAAGATATCTTGTGTTTCGTAGTCGTGCAATGATTCGTTTTTAATATTGTTTTGAAAATCTTCAGTTGTTTGTGTGAAAAAGTTGATTGTATCTTCTAACTCTTTAGCTGTTTTGATTTTCGTCATCTCCTTTAATAATTTGTGACTCTCCCCAATGTCTCTTTAACAACATTGGTTCTTTGGACATAGTGCCTTTTAGATTGTTTTTCTCTAATTTTTATTATTTTATCGACTACTGATTTAAAACTATCAAGTTCACAATGATGAATAGAGTACCATTCCTTTACAGGAGTAAATACTTCCATAAAATCTTTTATTATTGCTTGCTCCGCCTTTACTTCGCACAACTTATCAATCAAGATCGCTTTTTGACTATCAGTTGTATTTTCTAAAGAAATCTGATGTAATAAATCATCAATTTGCCCATAATATGAATTGAATTGTGATTTAAGCTCACGATATCTTTCTGAGTAAAGTTGCAATGCTTCTAAATTATCTCTAAGAGCAATTGTTGCATCACAATACTTTTCTATATTTTCCTTAGAGATAGGAAAATCATTTGCGGTAGCCATATTCTAAAATACCATCTCCCTTGTCAATTTTCTTAATAATTTGTAATTAAAACTTCTATTGAACTGTTGCCTGTTTTTACCTTAGTTTGATAGTTGCAATTATTGTAATCTTTGATTAGATAATGTGTGTTGTAGTTCTTACTCCACTCTTTAAGAATTGTATTTTCTTTACCTTTGTGTTTTGTAACATTCGACAAAGCAAATTTGCCACCTTTTGAGTTAATAATGTCAAGTAAATTAAGAAGTTCTCTCTCATAATCTTCTGACCATTTACAAAAATAATCTCGTTCATATCCACCAACAGTAATAAGATAAGGCGGATCACAATAATAGAAAGTGTTATTAAATTCTGGCGAATCTAAATTCAAATTATGAAAATCGCTGCTGTAAAAACTAATATTTTTCTTGTCGATAGCTTCTATGTATTTTACAAGTTTATCCTCTAATGATTTAGAGAAGTAAGACCTGCTTGCACCAGACGGCATATTAAACTCTTTATTCTTATTAAAGGCTATTTGATAGTTGAATGCGTGAGTAATTAAGCAATATAAAACTACTGCATTTTCTCTATCAAGATTATCTTTCAGATTTGTATTATAGTAACTTCTTAAATTAAGAAATTCTTGCTTACTAAACTTGTTCAATTTGTATGTATCAATCATTTCTTTAACTTCGTCTACGAATTTACTATCGAGATTTCTGAAGATATTAACGAGTGGTTTACATTTGTCGTTATACACAACCTGTTTTGCATTCACATTTAGTGAAACTTCTCCACCCCCTCCGAACAAATCTACAAATTTATCAATTTTCTTCGGAAAGAGAGGTAGAATCTGAGGCAGCAATTTATACTTACCACCAATATAATTAAAAGGATTTTTCAAATAATCTATATTTACCATCTCCTTATAGTGTTACTACTTGTTCTGATTTCAAACTTTCTTGAACTTTGATTACCCTTTGGTTTGATGAGCCACACCAAGCAAGTGTGATGTCTCGCTTGGTGCAATCATATTTTCCATCAACAAGAATATCTATATAAGGCAAGATTTCGTTTACAATCAACTTAGATTTCAATATCTGTTCGTATGTATAACCTGTATATAGCCATATTGTTTTGCTTGGCAATTTGGTTTTGACCGTTTGGACAATATTAGATATTTGTTGTTGATTTGCTTGCTCCAATGGATGCCCACCTGAGAGCGTTAGCCCCGATATATAATCAGGACTTAACGCTTCAAGTAATTCAGTCATAGTGTCATTAGTAAATGGTTGTCCGGCTGTAAAATCCCAAGTTGAAGGATTTTGACAGTTGTAACAATGAACGGTACAACCGCTTACCCATAGTACAACTCTGACTCCAACTCCATTGGCAATATCGTGTTTAGTGATTTTGATGTAATTCACTCGTTGCCACCTAAATGCACATATCTTTCTTTGATCTCTTGTGTTCTTCCTTGATTCCAGAAGTTAGTTCCTATATCCTTTTATACCCTCGGTTTCCCGATATTTATTAGGGGAGTAGACTATACAATATCATTGTTTGCATAAGAAACAATTCCCCGAAATTATAGTCGTTGAGCGTCCTCCATCAGCGTTGCCTGTTAAGGAGTTTCGTTGCGTAAGAGTGACTTGCACACTCGGTAATCCCTTGCTTAATGTTTTTATGGTTTCTATCCTATCGGACTGACAGATTTAATCCTATACCGCATTCACACTTGCCGTTTCCAGCTATGTTGTAGCCATTAAGGTTATGGGGACTTCCCCGCAGTTTATTCGGTTTAAAGTGGGCTTACACTTAACCCACAAGTTCTCCGACAGATGTTCAATTTACTTTCATCTGTGTTGCCACAGTTTGGGCACTTCCAAATAAGTTTACCGTTTTCATTTTCTATTACATCAATCTCTCCGTCATATCCGCACACTTGACAGTAATCACTTTTGGTGTTGAGTTCAGCATACATGATATTGTCGTAGATAAATTGCATAACAGACAGAACAGCTTCTGTGTTATTTTGCAAATTAGAAGTTTCAATATAACTAATTGCACCACCCAAACTTAATGCCTGAAACTGTGATTCAAGTTTCAGTTTTGCAAAGGCGTCAATAGGCTCTCTGACATTTACATGATAACTATTTGTGATGTAGTTTTTATCTGTAATACCTTCGATAATACCAAATCTTCGCTGTAAACATTTTGCAAACTTATAAGTTGTGCTTTCAATCGGAGAACCATACAGCGAAAAACCTAAATCAAGTTGCTCATTCCATTCATCGCACTTTTTGTTCATATATCTCATAATATCAAGTGCGAACGGTGTTACTTCCGGATCTGTATGAGATTTGCCTGTCATATACTTTACACACTCATACAATCCTGCATAACCAAGTGATATTGACGAATAACCACCAACAAGCAATTTATCAATGGTTTCACCTTTCTGAAGTCTTGCTAATGCACCGTGTTGCCAAATAATCGGAGCTACATCCGACACTGTTCCTTTCAGCCTCTCATATCTGCACAAGAGGGCTTTATGACACAGCTCTAATCTCTCATCAAAAATCCTCCAAAACTTCTCTTTCTCTTTACCTGACGATAAGGCTACATCAACAAGATTGATTGTAACTACACCTTTGTTGAATCTGCCATAGAATTTGTATTCACCATTTTCTTTGTACGGTGATAAAAAGCTTCTACAACCCATCGAAGGGAAACAATTTCCTTCTTTTAGCTTTTTCATCACCTTTTCAGATATATAATCTGGAACAAGCCTTTTAGCCGAGCACTTTGCAGCTAATTTTGTTAAATACCAATACTTGCTGTCCTCAGTAATGTTATCCTCTTCAAGTACATAAATAAGCTTTGGAAACGCAGGTGTAATCCATACACCCTTTTCATTTTTTACACCTTCATACCTTTGATTAAGTGTTTCTTCAATAACCATAGCGAGGTCGTGCTTTTCCTGCTCGTTTTTAGCCTCGTTAAGATACATAAACACTGTGATAAAAGGGGCTTGTCCATTAGTTGTCAAAAGTGTTTCCACTTGATATTGGATTGTCTGAACACCTTTGTTGATTTCCTTTTGAAGTCTTTCTTCGGCTATCTCGGCAATCTTATTTTCGTCAGTTTTAAATCCACACTGACTCCACTCTCTTCTCAACTCATCTTTAATGCGCTGTCGGCTAATATCCACAAACGGTGCAAGAGCAGTAAGACTGATACTCTGTCCGCCATATTGACTGCTGGCAACCTGAGCAATAATCTGTGTTGCAATTGTACAAGCCGTTGAAAAACTATGTGGTTTTTCAATCATAGTGCCACTGATAACCGTTCCGTTCTGGAGCATATCATCAAGATTACATAAGCAACAATTATAAGTATGTTGTGCAAAGTAATCTTTATCGTGGAAATGAATAATTCCTTCTCTGTCAGCCTCAACAATATCTTGGGGAAGTAAAACTCTATCAGTCAAATCTTTGCTGACCTCACCTGCCATATAGTCACGCTGTGTAGGAATAATAGTGGGGTTTTTATTTGAGTTTTCCTGTTTGATGTTCTCGTTACTTAAATCAATCAGTGAAAGGATTGTATCGTCAGTAGTGTTCTTCTTACGGATTAAACTCTGCTTGTATCGGTAAAGTGTGTATCTTTTTGCCAAAGAGAAACAACCGTATTTATCTATGTATTCTTCAATTAAATCCTGTATATCTTCAACTGAATAAATTCGCTTACTTCGTCTGAGCTTATCATAAATTCTTGTAGCAATATTTTTAATTTCATCATCAGACAATGTTTTTTCGTGGTTCTGAAGGGATTCGCTATTTGCTTTTCCAATTGCAGAAATAATCTTATTGCGGTCAAAATCAACTTCTCGACCATCTCGTTTAATTACTTTCATACCTGTCACCCATTCTTCCTGAGAATATCACCAAATGTAAGATGACTAAAGTCAAGCAGGTTATGACAATTGTTACAAGGTGTGCTTACTGGACTTCTATCCTTAAGTGTGATGTTATTTACAGATTTGCAGAAAGGACATTTGGTGAGAATCTGCACACCACGTATATTCATAAAACTCCCTGCAAAAGGATCAACAACATTATGAGCTATATATGTACGAATAATATTGTCCTCATTTATGTATGCACTTTTAGTGTTCTCGCATGTATTGTCATATTTATGCATAACTGGTGCTGTTGGTACAGGCGTCTTATCGCTATTAACTTTATTTGTCTTTATTCCATCAATCAAACCTTTGACATAATCATAACCTTCAACTTTGTGTGGATTATCTTCTGCGTTTGTCACAAATAACACATCAATTTTATGTGCGTTTGCGTACTCAATTTCCTTGATAACACCTGTTGAATCGTACCATTTTTCGCCTGTCACCCATATTTCATCACATTCGGCAAGCTGATACAGGCAAAGTTCAAGCCCATCTTCGTAAGACATATCGTTGTACAGAAAGCCAAACATATGTATCGGTGAAATAAACATATAATTCGGATGTTTCTTTTGCTGTGTTCTAATGATTTCTTCAACCTCTTTGAGATTGTTTTTGTCACCACCGTATTTGTGGCTGACATACACTGTTTTTTCAAATTGCTTCATTCAATTCCTCCTAACTTACTTATTATTTATCAGCGTTGCTGTTTACAAGCATATACACCACCACCTTTCAAAATGAAATCTCTTTATTGTTGTTATCTATTTCGATTGCCTTTTCAGGATGATACATTTCAAAAGTTGCACACATCATACTTTCAGATGTACCATTATTTTGCCAAGATAATGGGCAGTCACTACACTTAATTTTACATATTCCACTCTTTGCTCTTTTCGTCATCCTCAACTTTTCAATCAAGTAATTTTCAGTTTTTGAACAATCAATCATTTAATTCACCTCTATTAACTTCATCGTATTTTCTCTTTGTCATATTTTGCCTGTCCTTCTACAAACTTGTTCACCCATTCTGTAGTTTCTGGCATTGTTTTGAGTAAGAACACACAGTTTTTAACATCTTCCTCGGTGCGATTTGAGATTACATAGTCAACTTTTTCTTCAATATCTTTAAACTCTTTACGGTCGTTAATAATACGCTCCATAGCTTTTACAGTTCCTGTTTTGCTGTCTTTATACCTTTTCTTCATTCTCAAGAATCTTTCAACAGCAGGACAATCTATCAGTACAGAGTCAATTAGTTTATCGCCTTTGTAATTATTCTTGAAATCTTCAAATCCCTTTGGATCGATTATGTAAAAATCAGCGTCATCAATTTGCTGTTGTGTTGCACAATATCTGTAACCGTTAAACTCGGTATAAGCCACGATATTGGTCAGTTTATCAAACTCCTCATCTGTCACAAAAATATGTGAGTTTGGAGATTCATTATCTCTTCTTGGTCGTGTCGTATAAGACACAACCTTTTTGCGATTATATTCCTTACAAACTTTGTCTACTAAGTAATCTTTACCAGAGCCCGAAGCTCCGAGAACTAATACAATTGATTTAACAGTCATTATTATCTCCTTTTAGTAACTGCTGAAATAAACATTATCTACCACTGCATACGGTGCTCCAAATGAATGATAACAACTCATTCTGAACGCTTTGACATTATAATCTCTATCACCACTCAATATCCTTTGAGCAACTGAATAAGACAACTCGCTCGGATCTCTCGTGTAAAGAATACCTGCCACATTGAATGTATTATAATCAAAAGCTACTGCTCTCAATCCACCGTTACTGTCAGCTAAATTCATTGCCGTTGAACCTACCAACCATTGACAATACTCGCTACAATTACCCGCTTCGCAATAAATTACTCTTGCCAACAAATCTACCTCATCTGACGATGTGTTATATGTATTATTTGATTTTGTAATAGTTTTTGTTTCTGCTTGAACTTCAACTTTTTCTGTTGGCGGTTCTGTAGGAGGAGAGGTTGTTTCAACCTTCTTCTTGTCTTTTTTAGTTTTCTCAGTGGGTTTTACTGTTGTTGGTTCTGTTGTGACTTGCACGGTTGTAGGTTGCATTGTTGATTTGACTGCCGTATCTTTAGTGGCTGTATCTCGTGTTGCAGTGTCAGGGGTGGAGATGTTTGGTTCTCCACAAGCCGAAAAGCCAAACATCATACCTAACATCACCCATAAACTTGCTATCTTCTTACCAAATCGGATATAATCACCCTTCCTTAATTTCCCATTTTCTAAATTTATCCACATAATCATCAGTGAAAAAACCTCTGATAATAAGTGTTTGTGGCTTATTTGTGTCTATAAGCATTAATCCAAGTAGACTTTTACCGGACAACACTTCCTTGCCTTGTGCTACTTCAATAATGCCACTCATTAATTCATCTGCTATGTGAAGAAAATCGTCAAAATCATCTCGCTGAAGCTGAATGTGTAACATTACTGTTCTATGTATTTTGTTTTCCATAGTTTACTCCATAACCGAGCCTACTGCCCACTTACTAATTACTGAGTAAATATCCTTGTCGCACACACAAGTAATGGTATTCCAATCAACATTATGTGCTGCTTTAGTTTTTGCTCTTTCAACACCGTTTGCAAGAACAAGACTTGCAAGGAATGATTTGCCACTGATAGACCAATCTTTGCCATTTTCATCTTTACCGATAAGAGTTACTTCTTCGTCAATCTGACTTACAGCCTCTGTAAAATCAGACACATCCTTAAGTGTAACAAGTTCAATTTTTTGCCTCATTCAATCACCTTTCTTAATTACATTTTTTAATTTATATTCCATAATACATTTGGTCTAATTACAAGTGACGGTTAATATAGGTAAAATAATACATCACATATCGTTTAAAATCTAACAATATGTGTATTATTCGTTTAATATTTAGACGCTCATTATCAATTTAATCAAGATGTGACCGTCATTTGTATTCTTGTAATTTACAATATAAATTGTACACCATACATATTAATTTGTCAATAGATTTAACCATGTTTTTCTACTTAGTGAATGATTTTTTCTTAATGCCTGTTTATATGCTGAGGGTTCTGCTAAAAGCATACATTTCTTTTTAGCTCTTGTAAGAGCAGTGTACAATAAACAATTATCCAATAAAATGTAATCGGTATTGTCTATAATGACAATTACACAGTCATAACCACTACCTTGACTTAAATGCACTGTTAAAGCATAAGCAAGTTGCACTTCATTCACTTCTGAATCAATGTAATTAACCGTTTTTTTTAAGTTTTCATCTAATAAATTATTGTATTCAACTGACACACATATACTCTTACTTTGTTTTTTCGTCTTATCTTGCTTTATATGCGTAATACTTGTAACATAGCCGATTTCACCATTAAAAATATCTTTGTCGTAATTATTAACTCTTTGAATCACCTTTGCACCCACTTTTAATAGACCATTAATAGTTTTAACGCTGGGTGCATTTGGTAATAAATTATTTTGAATAATTTGATTAATTTCGGCAGTGGAGTTAATACAATCACTCTTTCGTGGAGTAATTATCACTACATTGTCAATTCCAAATTTATTAACAGCGTTTAAATAAGACTTTATACCTATATCTCTTAAACCCTCTCTATTGGTACGGAATTGATAAATTAAATCTTTATTGTCGCCAACTACCATCCGCATTTCTTTACGAGGAATAGGATCAATACCATCTCTTATCTTATTAGCATTAGTTAAAATACCAGACTTTTCAGCCTGCCTATGTACTTTATGTAGTTTGTAAATAGTGAATTTATTTGAAAATCCTAAAAGGTCATTAAAAACATTACCATAGCCAATTGGAGGAAGTTGTCGATTATCACCACAGATAATTACTCTTGTACCTTGTTTAACGGCTGACAATATTGATAATGCCAATGGCACATTAATCATAGAAAACTCATCAATAAATAAAACATCAATTGGCAAAGGATTATGTGAATTATATTTAAACTGTTCTTCTATTGAAGAATCACTATCTTGTTGATATTTTAATAAACGGTGAATTGTACTTGCTTTATACCCTGTGGCTTCTGTAATTCGTTGAGCTGCTTTAGCTGATAATGCACAACATCTAATTTCCATATTATTATATGTGTAAATATCAAGTAAAGCTCTTGTAATACTTGTTTTACCTGTACCTGCTTTACCTGTAATTAGCACGACAGGCTTATTTAATGAACCTCTAATTACATCAAGTTGTGTCGCATCAAACTCAAATCCTTGCGATAATTCAGCATCCCGAATTACTTTATCCACATAACTTTCATCAATATTCATTACAGTTCCATTATCTAAATTTACAATAGTTTCAAGAACAGCCATTTCTTTATCGTAATATTTCCTCAACCCTACATTGTTATTGTCAATCCATAAAAAGTTTTTAGACTGCCTTTGTGAAATTATAAAATCATCAAATTCGTTAATGCACTCTGGGATATTGTCAATGACATCTTCTCTTAATTTTTGAAAATCTATATAAGTATCACCACTTTCCTCGCCAAGTACACTAAAATAATATTTAAGAAATGCAGTAACTCTTTCAAGTGAATTTTTTAAATCTGGTCTTATTTTGAGAGCTACTCCATCAGCCCTTTTAAATCCTAACCCTTTTACTTTGGTAATTACATAAGGATTTTTAAATATCTTTTGTTTTAACAATTCAGGCTGACTTTCAAGAGATATTAGTTTTTGACATATTGTGTTGCTAATACCATAAGGAGATAATAGTGCCAAAATATCTTTCATACTATAATTATTTATGATTTTCTGTTTACATAGTTGCCATTTGTCATCATTAATACCTTTAACTTTATTAATGTCAACATCTTTATTTTCCATCACCCTTTGTACAATATCAGGATATACCGAAAGTAAAGAATCTGCTTGCTTTTCAGATAAAATTGATACAAGAAAATTATATTGGTTTTTTTCTGAACATTGATTTATTTCTTTAACTGACAGAGGTTGATATTGCCAACAATTATATTTTTTATTATATACAGGAGTAGCTTCAACGCTATATATACATCCACCAAACAATTGCTGCATTTCACCACATAAAACAGAATAATAATATGTTGATTTACCTTCATCACTTATATATTCTTTTGGATTTCCGTTAAAGTATTTAATTTCGTCTTGTGTCTTAAATGTATAAACTCCCCAACAAGAATTTTCATTATAATATCGTTCTTGACATATTTCAGCTTGAAAACACATAATATCTTTGTTTGACATTAACCCACCTCCTTCTTGTCTAATGTATTTCTTTTTTCAAATAACCATCTGTTATATGATTTAACAGCTTGTACCTCACAACAATCCTTCGATCTTTTACAGCACTTTAAAACTACTCTCTCACCTCTATTGAGAAAATCAATATATCTTTTATATACTGAACTCCAAACAGTCACCTCTATAACACCATTTGTTGAGTATAAATTGATAAATGCGAATTGATTTTTATATCGGTCTTTTTTCTTTTGAATTTTAGCAATAACACCAACAAGTGTACATAAACATCCTTCTTGTACATCATTGTATATCGTATTACAATATTGATAACTTTCATTAAATGGGTTGTCCGTTAAGAAAACTGACAAAGCACTAAACTCCCAGAATTTTTCATCTTGACCATATTTATCAATATAAATTAACAGTTGTTTTTTTTCTTTTTGTTCTTGTTCAATATCAAACTCAATTTTTTTGCGTAAATTATACTTTCTTAACCTTTCTGCTTTGTCTTTAATAGTATTAGTGTCAATACCCATATTTTTTAATATTGACAATGAGGGTAATGTTTTTACAGGTTTGTATTCCTTGTGTTCTATAATATATTTAAAATATTTAATTAGCAAATTTTTTTTATTATTACAAGGAATTGCCCCAGCTTTAATTAAAGAAACCATCTGAGTTTTTGTTGGTGATACTCTTTGCAAAAAATCATAAAAATTATGGAATGTACCATTTGCTTGTCTTTCATTTAAAATTACAGAAGCTATTTTTTCGCCTATACCATTAATGGCAGATAACCCAAACATAATTTGTCCGTCATACACAGAAAATCCGCTTTTTGATTTATTTACATGAGGTGGATTGATTATTACGCCAAATTGTTTTGCATCCATAATGTATTTATTAATTGCACCATAATCATCTTTATTTTTATTAAGCAATGCACAAAAAAACTCAACAGGATAATGAGCCTTAAGATATGCAGTTTGATAAGTTAGCATAGCATAAGCAATACTATGAGCCGAATTAAACGAATAACCACCCATTTCAGCCAGATTATTACTGATTTTTTCAGCTAAATCTTCACCATAACCATTATTGATGATTTCATTTTTTAATTTTGCTGATTCTTTTTTTACAAGTTCAATATTTTTCTTACCAATAGCTTTACGAAATAAGTCTGCTCCACCATAAGTCCTACCACCAAATACTCTTGTAATTTCCATAACTTCTTCTTGATATATTAAACAACCATAACTATTTTTTAAAATAGGTTGCATATCAGGATGTATGTAAGTTATATCTTCAGGATGTATTTTATTATGAATAAATTGGTTTACCATTCCCATACTGTCAGGACGATATAAGGCTAATACTGCCGAAACATCATCAATGTTTGTTGGCTTTAATCTCATTAAAATATCTTTCATTCCTTGACTTTCAACCTGAAAAACGCCATCAGTTTTACCACTGGCAAGTAAATCATATGTAGCTGTATCATTCATAAATTCACTATTACTTGCACTGAAAAAATCCGGATTTAAATTCAGCGAATTAATAACTTCCTGAACTATATTTAAAGTTGTCACACCAAGAAGGTCAAATTTAATGATACCAATTTCTTCAATTACTCTTTTGTCAACTTCTATAACTCTTGCATCATCTTTGCCTCTATGTATAGCCATATAATCGGTTATTTTAGTGTCAACTATTCCTACACCACCAGCGTGCATTGATACAGTTTTTACTCTTCCACTTATATGTTTTGCTATATCAAACAATTCAGAATATTCACCATATTCTTCTATGATTGACGGATCATTATCTAAGTTTTCTTGAAAATCGTTATACACAAACTTCTTGCTTAATTTATCAGTAACTTTATATGGTATGCCCAAGACCTTACCAACATCTTTAATAGCCCCTATAGGACTAATATAACTAAAGTTGATAATTTGACATACGCTATCAGAACCGTATTTATCCATTAAATAAGCCAGAACTTCTTCTTTTTTATTAAAGTCAGTGTCGATATCCACTTTAATGCTTATTTTCATAAGCCTTTATAATAATAAAGTTTAAAGTTAGACTATATCTTGATATTACATATATCTTGTTGCGCTTCCAGCAGTAACTCATCCTCTGCTGTACAATTTAGTCGTTACACTTTTTAATTTACATATCTTAATTCATAATTTTTAACTATTTTATACTTGGAAAGGCTGCTACCACTTATTTGTAAATATGCTGTAGCAAATCTACTCGCCTCTGCAATGCTTTGAAATTTTTTTATGAAATGTCCATCTTGATATATAGCACATGGTTTATAATTTCTAACTTGAGAATGTTTTTTAAAACAATGTTGCATATTATATACTCTTGTACACCACTCAAGATTGCTTACTGCATTATTTTTGCAATTGTAGTCAATATGGTTTACTTCTGGTAAATTGTTTGGATTAGATAAAAACGCCTCGGCTACCAAACGATGAACTAATGCTTTTTTAGTATGCTTTGTTCCATTACATAATGAAACCATATAATATCTACTTTTGCCATCACTCCACAGTTTTAATTTTTTAAACTTATTATGACAAATGCTATATACATCTCCCATATCCGACACATAATAATTAGAATAATTCTTTACTTGTTTTATTCTTATATAAAACACACTCCTTTTTATAAATTTTATGTAAATTAACTTAGCACGGTATTGCCTGCTATCTTATTAAAGACCGTAGGCTCTCTTAGTCAGCTACTTCGTCTATATTATGTTTTCTACATATCTGCTTGTAAGCCTTGATGTAGAGTCTTATTCAACTGATACCGTTAGCATCTATTTTTTATAGACACACCTTTGAGTAATAAAGTTCACAACAAATGCCCAATATTGTTTAGGCATCGACACTCTTTCTGGATTTAAAAATCTTTCAAAAATCAAATTATGTTCTAATGGATTGATTGTAGATATGCCAAGTAACCAATTAACTATCGAACCTGCACCTGAGCCTCTGCCATATCCTACTGCTATGTTGTGAGATTTAGCATAATTAATGTAATCCCACACAATTAAGAAATAACCACTAAAACCCATTTGATTAATAACAGATAATTCATATGACAATCTATCTTTATATTTTTTTTCTTCCTCAAAAGGTAAATTATTCAATCCAAATTCTTGATAACCCTGTTCACATAAATACGATAAATATTCATAATCATTTTTATACCCTAATGGTATTGGATATGTAGGCAGTTGAGGTTTTTGAAATGGCATATTAACTATATCTATCATATCAGCAATTTTAACAGTGTTGGCTAAAGCAATACTCACATTATCTTTACCTATCTGTTTGTCCATTATAGTATGTATTTCGTCAACAGATTGCATATAACAATCTTTATACACTTCTGATGCAGTTTCTGTATCATGAGCTATTTGTACAAAATAACTTTGATAACGCAAATCTTCCTCAGTTGCCACATGGGAATCACAAGTGATAATAAATTCTGTATTAGTTTTATGAGCAAGTCTTAATATTTTTTGATTATACTCACATTGTTCAGAAACATCGTGTGATTGCATTTCAAGATAAAAATATGGGAAAATTGATTTATATTCGTTTACATATTCAATACATTTATTAAAATCTTTTTCTCTTGACAGCTTGGAAGCAAGACACGCTGATGTAATAATTAAATCGTTTGCATATGGCTTTATAGCATTTAAATCTACTCTTCCATGATAATAATAACCTTCAAACTCTCCTTTTGTAACAAGTTCATTCAGGGCAATTCTACCTTGCTCATTTTTTGCTAAAGCAATCAAATGAAAATATTTGTTGTTCGGATCATTAACCGTCATATCAAATGCTTCATATAACTCAACGCCATATATCATTTTAATATCAGGATATTGAGCTTTTAATTTATCAAAATACACCCAACTGTATTCATTGCCATGCTCAGTTATTGCAAATGCAGGACTTCCGATTTCTTTTGCCCTCTTTAAATAATCTTCAGGGTGACCATAACCATCCAATAAAGAAAATTCAGAATGGTTATGTAAATGTACTATTTTTTCCGTCACTGTTCATTATCACCTCCAACTACTTCATAATCGTCTACTATGAATTGACAAGTAATAATACCATTGAATACATTAATATTTGTCTTACCGACTACATTTAACATTACTTCTTCAGTATCACTAAAATCATCAAAAAGATTACATAATGAATCGCTTGCATTATCAACACCAAACTTAACAAAAGACACTCCGTTATCAGTTTCAATACGCCAATTATTGAACTGCTTACCCATAAGATTGAACTGGCTTCTTTTCACTAATAAATTAGTTACTAAAATAATAGGTTCATCTATATTCTGCCCATAAATATCTGCGGAATCATCTATACGCTTGACGACACCAGTATCCATAAAGTCGGCAGTGATAATAAAATCACATAATATAACTGACTCATTTTTAATTGGTAATGAGTTTAATTCACATATAGTTTTCTTAACATTTTTACCGTATATCTCAACACCAAAGGCATTGTCGTGTCCCTGTACTAATTTAAAAGTATCTGTTTTAGCCAATAATTCTTTAAAACTATCACAACTACTATTTTTGTAATTTCGCCCAGAACCTCTAAATAAGCCATCTTCTTGTGCTTTTCTTAAACATAAAGTCGGTTTTTTATATTTTTCTGCTATCTTCATAGCCATAATACCTGTTAATGATTCGTCAATCCCCATATGTGTTGTATTAACGAGCAATACTTTATCATTTAAAGAGGAACTATTGTTAATTACATCATATACATTTGATAAGGCTTTATTAATTGCGTTTCGTTGTCTTGCTTTAGCGTTGTTGCAAAAACGAGCAACTCTATCATAAATAGATTCTTCTATTGTTGGTTTATTTCTTGGCTTATAATCAAAATATTGAGTTTGTTCAATAAATGCCTGAAACATCAAATTCTTTTCTTCTTGTGAACCCATTCTTATTAAAGCATTTATTAATGGAACGATATAAAATTGTACATTATGAATATTAACCCTGTTATGTATTGAATCAAATTGTTTTTTGATTAATGCTTTAAAAAGAGAGTTGTAAACGCTTGACAATCCTTTGTCAATAATTCTTTTAGTCTCATAGCTCCTAATATCCATCATATCACCTATATTGCCTAATGCAACAAGGTCAAGATATTTCTCGGATTCAAAATTAAACCATTCATCATCAAGTGCTTGTAAAAATTTATATGTAATGCCTACTCCCGACAGTTCTTTGTTGGGATAATTACCTTTTTGGTTATTAACGATAATTGCATATGGATTATCAATTTCGATAATATGATGGTCTAATATAATGATATCAAGAAGTGCATTTTCTGCTTTTAGCTTACAACATTGTTCAACATCATTGCTCCCAGCATCGGGAATAATTAATAATTGAGTATCTTTTGGAATTGTAATATCTTCCGATAAGCCATGTTGCTTTTTATCATGTAATGAATATGTCAGTTCCCACATTGGACATACCGTTTTAAGATACATATACATTATTGCTGACGAAGTATATCCATCTACATCAGAATCAACTATAATGTGAACTTTTCTTGATTCTTCAGGTGTAACTTTGCAAAAACATCGTACTGCATTATCAATGTTATCTAACAACTTATAAGAATACACAACATCATCTGTTAAATGTAAATATTTGCAAGGATTTTTTATTCCTCTATTATGTAAAACTGTCCCAGTTATATTGTTAATATCATTAGGACTGCTATTGATTAATTTACATTCCATTATATCACCTCAACCTTGTCATTCCATTTTGGATCAATGTTTTAAATTTTTTAGGATCATCACACGGACTTTCCTTTTCAGATAATATATTTTGCTTATCAATAACCGCAAAGATATTGAGATAATTCATAAACTTATCAGCAATATGATTCAATTCTTCAATTTGAACATCTTTGTCATAAACAAAAATAATATTCTCGCATATCCTTGATAACTTATTAACTTGAATTTGTGTAATTTTCTTGCCACAGGTGGCTACTGTGTTTGTGTAGCCACCTGAAAACATCTGCATAACACCTTTTTCAGATTCAACAACATATACAGAATTATTTTGTTTAATTGAATCATAAGCGATATTCAATCCATATAAGATTTGACCTTTAGCACAAGGTTCAATATATAAATACTTATTTATATAATCAGGCATATTAGTAGAGAAATACCTCCCCTTAACACCTACCAAATTACCTAATTCATCTCTAATTGGAATTGTAATCCTGTTTGTTTCTTCATCATATCCAACTTCAAACATTTTTTGTATTCGATAATCAATATTATCTTGGTAAAACATATCGTTCAAATATGGTTTATAATATGATAAAATATGTTCACTGATTGGCTCAATAGGCTTTTCAATACAAATGTCCCCATCGTTATGTATGCTAAGCTCCGTAAGTAGTTTTGTCAATTTAAGGCTTGCAGGTAAATTTTTATTAAAATCATAATAATAATCAATGCCTATACACTGGCATACATATTTTAATGATTGAAAAAAGTTACAATGCTGAAAAAACATAACCAAATTAAATATATCTGAGATATTTTTTTGTTCTATGTTGCGAGTATAATCTATTGTATGTAAACTATTTTTATATACAGTAATAGCATTAAGATTATCTCCGTCTGGATTAGCACACTGATAATACTCCCCTTTGTCTTTAATATCATGGCATTTCAAACATTCTAAAATCTGTGGAACAAAATCATTATTGATTATATGTTCTTTTAAGCGTTGTACATCCATTTTTACCTTCCCCTTGCTACAACTACTAATTCACCTCGTTCATACCATTCATTGGTATCAAGATTAACTTCATAAACCATTTTATGCTTATTGCCAAATCTATTCTTATCCGTAACCCCAATATAATATTTTTTACTATTGTCTAACGACTCTTCTCCGTAATCTCCCCATTCGGAATCATAAACAAGATATTTATATTTAGAATAATCTTTTAAATCAACGGATTTGAATAATACCAATGTATCAAGCACATGTTTTAATTGCTTACAGTTAGCGATATTTGATGAACACAAATCTTCAGGTTTGACAAAATTAGTGTCATCTGTCAACTGAATAGAACAATAAATAAAAATATTCAACTGCCTTGTTAGTTCTGATAACATTGTTGTAGTAACTTTTAATCCAGTCCAATCACCCACTGTACTGTCGGTGTCTTTTAATGTATCATAAAAGAAATATTGTGTTTGGCTAATCATATGTTGTTTTCGGATTTCTAACTCTAATGTCTGATTATCATAAGCAGAAACCATATCAACAGCAAAAATCAATCCCTTAGTTTCTTTTTCAATCCATTCAGCTACCTTAATAATGTTTGCATACTCAACTGATAATTGCGAGACTCTGGCATAATAATCATCGAACGATTCAATAAATTCACCTTCGGCATTTTGTTTACGGATAATAAACTCCCCTTTATTATCCTTGTATAACCCAAGTGTAATTTCTCTTTCTTTTTTACTTAAATGAATACCATGCAATTCTTCAAACTCTCGATTATTAATAACAGTAGTTAGTAAACAAAATTTCATATTTTCAATTGACATTTCATTTAACAACACACATACTGGCTCTTTCTGATACAATGCCAAGTATGCAATCAATTTAAACATAAATCGTGACTTACCGTCATTGGATCTCATGCCAACACACATTAAACATTCTGTTTTTAAGCCTTTAAACATTTCATTCCACATCGGATAAGGTGTTGAAATTCCCATATCAGGTGTTTTAAGTCTGTCAAGAATCATGTCTGTCATCTTATTATTTAAGATTTCAGTATCAGCATTACCTAAAATAACAGTTTGAACCCTGTCAATTTTGCTCCTAACTAATCGTGGAATGTCACTTGAAGTCCACGATTCAAATTTCGGATGTGTTACGATTTTGCTAACATTAAATCCCTTACGAGAATACTCTCTTAGTAAAGAATATTTTTTTAATACTTCTGCATACGATTTTACATTTTCAACTAAAGCAAGTTCCATCCATTTAGATACAGTTGACCAACCACCATAGTTAATATAAGATTGATACCTTTCTTGATCTTCAGTCATATATGTTGTTATGATAGATGAATTAAAAGATTGACTACGATTTTGGTAAATAGAAACAGCATTATCGTAAAAAAATCTTGTCACTTCGTCTGTAAAATCATATTTACTTCTTATTTGCGAAGCATATTCTACAAGTAATGATGGCTGTTTATATATAGCCCCGACAAATAATATCTCATTTTGAACATTGTCAAGTTTAACTTCCTGTTCTTCTATAAAATATCACCACCCATTTAATTTAAGTGCCTATAATCATATATCATCTATAATGTCAGAAATGTCAGCACCTTTATTCTCACTTCGATGATATTTTTTAAAAATAGTATAATCTATTTGTGTACGCTGAGCATTAAGTGATTGTTTTTTTAACACAGACTCTTCCAACGCTGCCTGTTTCCATTCACAATAATCGTTATAATCATTTATGATGACCGCTATGTCATACGCAAACATAGATTCTACAGTTAAAGATTGTCCTGTTCGTATTTTTTTTGCCTCAAGTTGATAATTAATTTTTTTTAACTTATCCTGATTACGAATAAACATTTGGTATAAATCTTCAACTGGTATCTTTATTGTAATGTCTTTATACCTACCATCGGCAATCATATTTACCAATTGCTTTGCCTTATTAGGCATTATTTTTTGCCCATAAAATTGACAATACCATTCTGCTAATTGACCTAAATAATATGCTTTATTAGCTATTTCTTCGGTCTTATTTTTTAATGGCTGCAAATATTTTGTTGCCTGATCTTCTGTCCACGGTTTTCTTTTTAAATTTGTTTTATATTGAATGAAACATGCACAATGGCAATAATGATTTTGGTCTATCACATAACTGCCATCGTACATTTTTGTAATATCTATAATGTTTTTACAATAAAAACATTTCATATTTCATCAAACAACAGATTCAAGAATTGATAGATATTTCTGAAGTGTAGCACTATCTTCAATCTGTTTGTATGTAGGGGAAAGACCAGCTTCAATAATTAAATTCTTTGCTTTCGCTTTCTTTGTGCTTACAAGACTTTTCAATGTGGTAGAAATTTTACTCTTCAATTCTTCAACACTACTATCAATTACCTTTGATGAAACTTCATCATCATCCTTAATAGCTGTTTCTTCAATGTTTTTAGCTTCAATATTAACGCTATTGTTAAGTGAAGAGACAACCTTAATTTCCTTTTTATTTTTATTTCTATCAATAACTTTTTGCCAAGCGAGAAGAGAAGGATGTTCAATAAACTGATTTTGTGGATAAATATTTGTTCTATCTTTTCCCTCAACAATAGCTACCACTTCACCACTTTCTTCATCCTGTATCATGTGAAGCACAGTCTTTACATTATATGCAACATCTTTAAAACCCTGTGGTCTTTTCTCACCAGTGGCAACCATCTTAAACTGACCATCTTTATCCTTCATATTTTCCTTTACATCTTCTTCTCGACAAGTCACAGCAAAATGTTTGCCACTTGCAAGAAGATCAAGAATGAATGACTGACCATCAAATTTAAGTGTCTGATAATCTTTAACTTCAAGACCGGCACCCTCAATGGCAACAAATTTTTCGTCACCAACCATTTCTTTCTTTTTGGCTCTTACTCCTGCCCTCTTTTTTGAGAACTCTACAATACCTTGCTGACGAGCTGTATAAAGAAGTGACAATCCATCAACAACAATGGCATCTGCTACAAATTTATCACCCTTAGAGTCTACAGCAAGAACATCATCACCATTATCATCAGTTAAATAAATTTCTTCATTTGCTGAAGCTGTCTTAATTAAATTTTCTGCCTCAGTAAGTGACTGTGTGTAAGCAATTAAAATATTACTTGTATCTACACCTTGTGCTTCATAACCCTCAAGGTATGAATCAATAGAGCCTGCCTCAGCATCTATATACAAAACTCGAAAAGGTTCACCATCTTCTCTCTTAAACTTTGCAAATTCCAAGCAAAGACTTGATTTCCAAGTACCCTGCTTTCCATAAAGAAGAAAGCCAAGTTTTTCTTTTACTGCTGTTGCTTTTCTGATATTCATTAATCCCATTCCTCGCCTTCGTAATTTTCGCCCCAGTCATCACTGTCGCTTGTTGTTTTAAATTCACTATTTGCCTTATCATTAGCTTTCTGCTTGTAAAGAGCTTCCTCAATAACTTCTTCTGAATAAGTATCTGTGTCAATTGTATCTTTGTCAGCACCATTGATAATCAGTTTACGAACAGTTGGAGCTTTCACTTTTTCCATCTCAATGCCAACACCCCAAGCATCATCAACTTCAACTTCTTCAACAGGTGTTTCGACAGAAAAATAACCTCCTACTTTAATCATGGTATAAGGCTTAAGCATTTTCTTAAAAGTCTGAGCCATTTTGCTGTTCTGAACATACATTTCGATATCTTCAATAGAGTTATAATTAACTACTTTAGCCGACACAATAAATTCATTATCGTTTTCCTTATTTTTTTCAATACCCATAAAAATAATTTCCTGCTTAAACATATTTATAGGCTTAAATTTTTCATCGTCAAAATCAATAGGTTTCTGACACAGCGATACTTGATCAAAGTCAAAAGAAGTGTTGTGTTTGCCATTATATGTAGAAAACTTAATATCGCCTTTCACAAATACATTATCATTATCCTGAAGATGTTCGGAAATTTCCTTACAAGCATCAAAAGCAACAAGTGTCTTTTTATTATTCACAATCTTACCGTCATCATCAACAATTTTTTCAACTCCACAATGAACGCCAACAAGATTGTATTCTTCAGATGGAGCTTTATGTCTGTCTGCCCAAGCAACTTTCTGTGTATCACTTACACGCTTACCATTAACAACCTCTGACTTGTTAAAATATACATAATCTTGCTGAGAACCAGTCTGCTGAACATAGGCAACTGAATCAGGCTGATACATTACGCCAAAATTAACTCTACGCCAACTCTTACCAGTGTTTGATGACTTACCTTCTTTATAAAATCCATCTTTCTCAACTCCAGTAACTTTACCCATTATCTGAAATTTACCTTTTGTCTGTCTTAATCCAAGTCCTTTATTACTCATTTGTTGTATCAACCTTTCTATTATCTTTTTTATTTGTATTTTTAGCTTTATATCCTACACATTTTTTATCCTTAAGAACTGTAATAAAATCACCTTCATCACAATTAGAAGGAACGGTTACACAATTTAAATTTTTACAAATGCAATATGTAGTCAATTTTTTTCCGTATTTATCGTAGACACAATGCTGTTCTTTCAATGCTCTACATTGCTTGTATTTGAAATCTAAATAAGTACAACCATTGCAAGTTAATTCCTTATCAACTAAATAATTTTTGGATGTTTTTAACATCTTAAAATCCTTTCTCTATAATCTCTTTTTGCTGTTTATCATATGACTCAATATGTTTATTTGATTTTAAAAACTTAATTGTATTAGCTACAGCTAAAGCAGGATTTTTACTTCCTTTAAGCTTCTTCAATACAATTGTAGAAATTGAGTATGCTCCAATCATAAGACCTTTTTTGTAAGCAGCATCATAAACATTTTTAACAGCTTCTTTAATTTTTTCATCAGGAAATGAATCAATTATTTCTTCAACTGTCATATCGTTTACTTCTTTTGAAATTATTTTCACCACCTTTCGATTTAAAGTCATAATAGACATCCTTCATAACATCACCACCTTTAATTTTATATTTTATTTTTTGCAATTACAAATGACGGTCAATAGTGTTAAAAAAATAAAACACACTTCCACCTCTTTGGTTAATTACGCAATATCTGTTTTTATCTGCTCATTTTGCCACTATAAATGCAATTATCAAAGGATAAAAACGGGAATCACAGTTTTAGCTGTAAAACTATACTTTTATTGTTTCCAAACTTTCCAAAAACTGCTTCATAAAAATGTTATAATCTTCGACTCGCTTATTTTCTTTATCTAAATCCGATTTAGCTTGCCGTATTTCATCCTTTAACGACTTCAAAAAGTTTTTCTTATATTCTTTGATACTTTCTGGAGTATCGTCAAATGTCTTTTTTATAATTCGCATATAATAATCATAGTCATAATCTGTACTTATACACATGTCAACCTGGTTTAGCGCAAATGTCTTAATGTTTTCATGCAGGTCAGTCGGTGGTTTCCATTTCTCCACTTCTTGTTTGATGCGTTGATACACTTTATCTTTTGCAATCATCTCGTTCAAACACTGTTTGGCTCTATCTATACATGAATCACGTTCTGTACGCACATATTTAGCAAACTCTGTATCTGTCATTTGAGAAAATTTCTTATATTTCTCTACAGATTCTTCATAATGTTTTTGATAAAAGTTATCAGGTGTGAAATGCGTTGGTATAGGTTTTTTCAACCCTTTATCTCTGCTTATTTTTGCTGCTAAACCAAAATTGCGAGAACAGAGTAAAAGAAAATCTTTTCCTGTTGTTATTGTTCCATTTTCAATAAAAGATGTAAATCCTGTTGGCATATTTAAAACTCCTTTTTTAATATTTTTTGAGATTTTACACCCGACACTGTGAATGTACAGAGGTTATTGATGGTCATTGGTGAAATTCATTACAGGAACTACAACAACTGCGACAATAACTGCGATAATAACTAATGTAATTACTGTTAAGTAACCTAAGCTCTTCTTTGACATTTTCTTTCTACCTCTCCTTGTATTTTTTATATAGGTATAGTCTTATTGTTTTCAATTTTGCTTTCATATATTTTTTTTAATTTGTAATAGAGTTATATTCTTTTCTTTATCCTTCTTCAGCAATCTGATTCCAACATTCAACACATTTGTTAGAATCTTTTTTGCAATCCTCTACGCTCATCAACCCTAAATCATGAGGACACACATAAGATGGTTTGCCATTGTTGTCGAGAGGAACATTTGGATATTTCTCTAATAAATCCGTAAGATAGGTCTTTTGCGGATGTCCATCCGACCATTGTTGAACTTTTTCTATTGCTTTTTCAGGATAATTCGCTTCAAAAGTTGCACACATCATACTTTCAGATGTACCATTATTTTGCCAAGATAATGGGCAGTCAGTGCATTCAATTTGACATCCTCCATATCTATACCTTTTTGTCATTCTCGCTTTTTCAACGAGATAGTTTTTAGTTTTCGAGCAATCACCCATTTTCTCCACCCTCTTCATTGTTTTTAATAGGCTGATTCCAGCATTTAGCACACGCATTGTCTACTTCGCAATTATCTAAACTCGTCGCCCCTAATTCATACAGACATATACCTTTAGGAGTTCCATCATCCTTAAGTGGAGTGTTTGGAAAGATTTTCAAAAGCTCCGTAAGATATGTTTTCTGTAGATGTTCATTGCTCCATCTCTGAATTATTTCTATTGCCTTTTCAGGGTGAAGCATTTCAAGAGTGGTACACGAAACAAGACCGGATGTCCCGTTATTTTCACTGCATAAAGGACACACGGAACAATCAATTTTACATAACCCTTTTCTTGTTCTTTTCGTCATCCTCAACTTTTCGTTGAAGTAATTTTTAGCAATATTACAATCAATCATTTTTTACACCTCTATACTATCTTGTTTAAATGTTGAATTTATTCGTGGTTTTCCTCAACTAAATTCCAATAAAACCTCACTTTTATTCTTCAGTATCTACAGCCGCTACAAATTCACCATCTTTTAAAGTATAATAAACACCTGCTTTAATTTTATCTCCATCAACTCTTGTCATCTTTGCACCAACAAATTCCCATCCTTTTTTATTGCTAACATACCGCCATTCAGCACAGACGATATGAGAACCAATACAGCCTTTTGCCTTACTTAGATACCCCCAAGCAACAGCCACCCCTGTTGTGTTCTCAACTGAGGACGCTCCTTTATAGCCTGTGGCTGAGGACGCTCCTTTATAGCCTGTAGCTGAGGACGCTCCGTAATCTCCTGTGGCATTCTGCATTGTGACGGTTTTGGATTTGGTAAAATCTATTGCAGCCTGAACAAGTCCAGCTATGCTTAATTTTGCACCAATTTTAATCTTAGTTGATGCAATTTTTGAATCTCTATTATCAGAACCGGATGAAAATTCACCTGTCTGTTCAACTTCATGATATACACTTGTATTTGGTGAATAATAACCTAAACAATCTAAAGGGTATTCACATGCATGAAATCCTTCATTACAAACAACAGCTTTACTTGTTTCATATTCTTTGCCTTCTTTATACTGAAAGCCTCTGCAAGTCATATCTTTATTAAAACCTTTGTAACTTTTAACTACTTTTGACATTATGTATTCTCCTTTATGCTCTTAATATTTTTAACCACAATTGTAGGTTTTGGAACTTTCTTCCTTTTGAGAATCATCGTCATTCTGCGATGCTCAATTATTGTATCTTTGATGTTTATGTATATCATATTTACAATGAATGGAATGAGCAAAATCAATAATTCGCCACCAAGCATTTCTGATTTTCGTTCATTCACTGCTCCCAGTCGGGCAATTATAAACAATGGAATCGTAATGGAAATTGATATTGCACTTATCCAGAATCGCATTCTATGTAGTTCAGTTTTTAACTTCTTCATTGGACTCTTTCCTTTCTTTTATTTGGACGGCTTCAGTTCATTCTGATGAACAACCACAGACCGTTATGGTGACGCTTATCCGTCATGCGTCAAGGAGGTTACAAAATGAGTTTGTGCCGATTGCACTCACTTGTAAATGGTGACACAGAAGAGATTTGAACTCTCACTTTACAGATTTTAAGTCTGCTGTCTCTGCCGTTGGACTACTGTGTCATATCCGGTATTATGTAGACTAAAAGGCTGATGGAACAACAGTAAAAGGACATCGTCGTTCAACACCGAACTGAGCAAATATTCAGTATAAAGTCTTTCTACAAATTAAGTAGATTTTTATTTGAATCGCTAAGATTATAAAATCACTACACAATACCGTTTGGCTGAGCAGGCGGGAATTGAACCCACGATACTGGAGTCAAAGTCCAGTGCCTTAACCGCTTGGCGACTGCTCAATATATAAAACCGTAAGCAAAAGAATTTCTGAAAAACTTACGGTTGATTTTCACAACTAATAAACCAACTAAAAAGGAGATAAGTTAAATATATATAAAATCAGACTTCCAAGCCAACACCATATTTTTCAACAAAATCATCAATTTCCTTTTGTTGAATATTAATATAGGCAGCCGTTATTTTTTGACTGGAATGACCAAGAAATTCTGATGTAATTTGAAGTTCTTTGACATCCGTTGTATGATCTACAACATTTCGGGCAATTGTCTTTCGTAAGCTATGTGTTCCATAATGTTTACAAAACATTTGTGGATTTTTACTATGCAGTTTTTTTGTTAATCTCTGAATGACTTTTCTCATTCCATCCACTGTATTTGGTTCATCTGGAGTGAAGCACTTAGGAAACAGCCAATCTGACATTTTTAATTTACAATTTCCATGAAGTTGATTATATTTTCCTAATTCACGGAAATAATATTGTAAAGCTGATTTAGCAAAAGAGTTAATCTTCACATGAGCATATTTCTTAGTTTTTTGCTCATGTAAATTAATGTATTCCCCAACACTTATCCCATTAGAACTGGTTTGCAAAACATCTCCAACCTTTAAACTTACAATATCACCTGCTCTTCGAGCTGTATTTACACTCAATACTATATAAAGGTAATTTCTCAAACTGTTTATATAATATTTTGAAGGTTTTAAAAGCTCTTCGAGCATGAGCTTTACTTCATTGGGCGTGAAAGCATCAGTGCTTTTATCAGTAATTTTCTTTGTAACTAAATAATTATTGTCTACTTCAATACAATCAATTAAATTTTCGTTATCGTTAAAATATAATTCATCCTCATTGTCCATTTGTTCAAGATAACGATTTATTTCAACAACATTATCAAGATAACTTTTCCCGCTTATTTCAGTATTATCATTTGTAACAATGTTAATATCGGGAACATATTGCTCCTTAAATCCAATCAAAGCCAATTGCTGACTCATATATTTTCACTCCTTATTATATGTTCCATTTCTTATTTTAAAAATTACAAGTGACGGTCATTGATATGTATTTTTTTGGCTACTAATCTTGTAGCCAAAAAAATATAAATTAATTAAATTAATCATAAGTTAAAGTATGTTCGCCATTGTTTATATCTGTTGATCATCTTTCCTTTATCAAAGTCATTTCTTGGTTCAGGAAATCCAAAACTTAATAAAACTTTTGTATCAACTTGTTTGGGTGTAACAGATAAAAATATAAAATTATCGTTAGCTTTATCATATTTGTAACATCGTTGATAAATGCCAGACCAACGAAACTGATAAGAATTAATACCACAATTTTTCCAAAGATTACGAATAAGAACTGTATCCAATTTTGGATATAGCCTAAATATTTCAGCTAACATATCCGGAACTGCAAATGCAATGTTTTCAAAATTGACGATATTATTATTAGTACCCAAATGTTTAACAGAACAATCTGCCTCTTTTGCAGTTACATTTGCCCCATTAAAGTATAATAAAGCAAATATCATAGTTAAATCCCGATGAATCTTACTTTTGAAATATTTACTCCAATCCTCAGATATAATACTGTAGGTTGTCCATTTCAGTGTTGGAATAACAGTCGGTACAAATACATCAGCCTTAAAGTCAATTATCAATTTTGGAATTGGTCGTTTTAACACTTTAAAATATTCCATAATTAATAATTTATTTCTTACAATATCTTCTGTATATTTTTCATCTTGTATCTTGGATAACACATCATATTCATTCCAACACCATATAGGGGATTTATCACAACATTCTTTGTCAGATATATCTTTCAATTTATATAGCATCCTATGAATAACATATGCTGTATCTAAGTATAAAGAATGATACTCCTTTGTTTTTGCTTGACAATTTAAAATATTCTCTAATACTTGAATTTTTCCTTTTTGATCAAATAATATTTCTTCAATAATTGATTGACCTTTACGGTCATTATCACACATTCCCATTAACAAACAGCCTTTCACGATTATTAATACATATTATACCAATATGTAAGGCAACTTGTCAAATACAAAATGGAAAGGTAAATCAATTATTTATCAAGCAATTATCTATCACCTATGAAGATTGCTGTATAGATGTACAAAACAATTTAATCCCATCATGTTAATAGCACAAAGGCGAGCGTCTTTTAATTCACTCTCAGTCAGTTGACCAATCTTATATCCTAATTGATTTTGATTAATTGTAGTAATCTGTTCCCCTAAGATTATCGACTCACTTCTCAAACCATTTATGTCATTTGGTTTTATTTTCATATGCGTAGGTAAATCTTTCTTATGTTTAGAAGTCAACGGCATAACCGTAACAATACCACTATAATAATTACCGATATCGTTACTAACAACAACGACTGGTCTTAATCCTGTTTGCAGAGAGCCTTGACCGCTTAAATTTGCGAAATATACATCTCCGCACTTAATATTCTTTACACTAACATTTTCTGCGACTCTCATCGCTAATCTCCTTCCTTTTGTACTTATTTTGAATTTACATAAGTTTTAGTGAGTGGATAATACCCTCACCATTCGGCAGCAAAATCTACCGTTATAATCCATTCACTAATTATCAAACTAAATCAATGAAGTTGCTACCGAAATAAATGACATTTGACCGTCATTTATTCGTCGCTTTTATTCTTCTATTGTTTATGCTCATATGATATCATTTATTGTTGCCGTTGTCAATAGTTTTATTAAAAAAAATTGAAAAAAATTCAAATTTATTTTTGCAACTATGTAATTTAAGTGCGTTTATAATTTTCAAGCTCTCTGTCTGTACATCCTTCAACATTCCGATCCTATCACCTATCAAGTAAAACCCCATAGAAACATACGCTAAACAATCTTCATTGTTCGGATCTGAAGGAAGATAGCCTATTACATATGCCTTTTTTTCTGTTCCTAACTCTATACAAGTAAATTTACGGCATTTAATATATTTACAAGCTGTTAAGTAGTCTTGTTCTGATACGAAATCAGCAAGTGAACACTCGCCTATGTAGACTAAATTCTTAAAATCATAATTACAAAAATCAGTAAAACATAAATCTATTAACCGTGTTTCAGTTTCAGTCTTACACCTGCAATTCATTTCAAGGTCATTAGTTATTTGTGGCTTGCAAGCCTGATTTCGAGGAATAATCATTCCATTATCAAGGTAAATGCTCCAGTTCCAACATTCATTGAATAAGTTAATTGTGTTGTTCATTATACCCGCTTCCTTTTATTTTAAAAATAGAACACTTGTTCGATTACTTAATTTAATTATAATCAAAAAATTCTATATTGTCAATGAGTAAACCAACATTTATCAATCAAATCTTTGGCTCATCATCATTTCTGTTTTTAATATATTGATTTAAATATTGTTTATTATTTTTTTTGATCTTATGGTTTGCATAATTTTCTTTACTCTTTTCCCACAGAATTAAGATAATAAACCCTATAATACACACTAAAGTTATCATGATTCATCACCATATTTATATTAGGTTTAATTCTTTAGTTAAGCGTAAAGCTATTACTGATTTAAAATTTCTTACAGGTACAGATACAGTATTCATTCCATTGCCATATATCGCATGATTACCATTCTGCCTAAGAAAACTATACCCATTATTCCTTAACTTTCTTAAAAAGGCTCTTTCATTTACCTGTTTCAATTATAAATTTCCTCCAATTCTTGAATAGTCGATGACAAATCATCAAGTAAATCCTCAAAGTTATCATAGGACTCACAGTTCTCTTCATATCTTTCTGAGTTTTGCAAATTTTCAGGAACAGAATCTAAATACTCTTCTTCTTCGGAAAGAATATTTTCTAACTTACCAATGCATATATTAATAGAATCTATTTCTACCTTAATTTTCTTTCTTCTTAAATTGTTCATATATATTCATTTACCTTTCACTATTATTGTACAAAATTTTCCTATCCAAATTCAACCCACAAAATATGGAAATAACATTGACAAAATTCTCCAAATAGTGTATCATTATGTTAGGCTTAGAAAATGGGTAGGCTAACGCTGACCATCTTTCGATAGCTTACTTGGTATAGACATCACCAGATTTTCGCAGGTCGAAGTGATGTCTATTTTTTTATGTATAAAACCTTTGTTTTAAACATCTTCCGATACATAATGTTCGTACCGTAATCTATTTAACAATTCTTCAAGCGTAATTGATAGGGCGTATTCTTTGTCTGTCATACCGCCTATAATAGATTTTTTAAGACTAAATCTGCTTACTATCTGTATGTCAGGCGAATTTGCAACAGAGCGAAACGAAATAATAACATAACATCTCAAATCTTTACCATAGAGCCGAATGTCATTTTCTACTCTTTCTATCATCTCGGTATGATTAACTTCAATGGGTTTATCGTTATTGTCAAACCACGGCATTTAATACCCTCCTTATTACTGTCTGAGCATAAGCGTCAGTTTTAGCTTTCTCGTCAACATATTCCACCTCGGAATTAGCAAGATTGATTTTGGCAATTACTTTACCCTCTTCGTTGGAACTTGTTGTTCTCCAAGCGTCAATATACATTATATTTTTATCATAATCAATAAAGTTGCTTCTAATTTCTCTATATTTACTTTGCATAAAGCTACATTCCTCCTTATTTAAGATAATTTTTTAAAAAAGTATTGACTTTTTTAAAATTGCGATGTATTATAATGCTGTGTAAGGTTTTGTTATTTACTTACGCAAGCATAAACTATTAGTTTTTTAAGCGGAAAAGACTCAGTCAAAAGCTGAGTCTTTTCTGTTATACAAAAAAAAGCTTGACTGTAAACTGAAAAAGTAGTATCATATAAGTGTGGAAGTTTGTTTTTTAATTTCTACTATGGTAGATTAGTTTTTTTATCCTTTCTTCCGTACCTCGCACACTGTTATACAGTGTGCGTTTTTTTTATTGTCAACACACTAATACTTTGGGATTCACTTATTATAAAGCAACATTACCGCCTTTAAACTGTATTCTTGTCCTGTTTTTGTACTGCATTACCTTGTATTCAGGATAATCTGATTGATGACTTAAACAATCTCTTTATTTGGATTTGGTGTCTTTGTCTATGCCTTTCATATAACCATCAATCCACACTACCTGTCCTGTCTGATATCTTCTGAAATGTCCTCTAACTTGGAATACACCTTCAGGACTGCGATGATGACCGACCGATGTAGCATAAAGCTGATTCTTAAACGGTCTGAATACGATAGTCTTATCTTGATTATCGTTTTTACCAATAGCGGAAAACTCTCGTTTATCTCGATCAAGATAATTGCCATACCATAGGAAAGCATTAGCGTTGATATATGAATCAATCATGTATTCTATTGCCTCAAGACAGTCATCAAGCATTTGTTGACTGTCAATATTGCGTTCAACAATTTGGTAATCTATCTTTAAATCGCAATCGCTTTGTTCAGGTGATTTGTGAAACAATCCTTTGGCGATTTGTGTCTTATTGTATTTTAAAGAGAATTTTTGTTTTGGGATATTATTCTTAACACAAGCCGTAACATACAGTATGTATTCGGGACATTCTTTGATTATTACTTCACATTTCTCAAAATACGGTTTCGCAGACATAACCTTGTCCATAATGTTGCGATTCCATTGTTGAAAGTATGCGTAAGTGTTTTCGTCAATACAAATTAGATTCATAAGGTTGGATTCAACATCCTTTCAATCTTACTCTTCATCACTTATAGAGAATTTCATAAAAATCTTCTGTATAGGTGCCGTCAGCCTTATCTTGCTCTTCGTACTTTTCAAGTGCCTTGACTGCATCTTCGTGAGTGTCAAAAGAGTCAATTAACTCTTTTGTTCCTGCGTAAGCAATCCAATATCTTGGCGGATTCTCACTAAGAATAATAACCAAGATTTGAGCATTCTTGTCACCGAACCAGTCTTCAAAATCTGCGGTAACATCATCATTGGCAATGACGGTCATACCGTACTCTTCCTCATCCATAAGTTCTTCATACACAACTTCTTCATTTTCATTGTACTGGTCATTCTCTATATCGTCAGATGTATAAATAAAATCACTGTGAACACGGTGTGTGAAGTCTGTAAATCTGTAGATTTCGCATTCAACATATTGTCCTTTGTAATGTTCTTTAACTTCTTTGATTGTCATAATGTTTTCTCCTTTTTGTTGTTTCTTTGTTTTTTGCAATTAATAATAATTTATCAATGATTAAATTTTCAATCCAACGAGATAGTACCTTTTTTCCACTCTCCAAACTTTCAATTGTTTGCTGTCTCATTCCAAAAATTTCAGACATTTCTTCTTGTGTTAATTCCGCACACAAGCGAGCTTCCTTTATCGTCATGCGTTTAGAAGGTTCAAAAATCTCATCAATAGATACAGGAAGATTAAATTTTAAAAGAGTTGAAACTTTATACGCTGAGTCTAATAAAGGTATTTTCTTATGATGATAATAACAAAATGCAGTTGAATGAGAAATACCATATTTTTTCTCAACCTGCATATAAGTTTCGTCAAGTGCATCAAATGCCTGACTAAAAGCAAAATAAAACTTATGTTCAATATCTTTTTGAAATTGAATTCTTTCATCGGCACTTACAAATCTTCTGCCATGTAATACCTCTAAAAGGACTACAGCCGTACTATAAGACATCTTCTTGTTATTGTTACTTTCTACGAAATAAAAACCCATTGTTGAAGGATAATATTGACTCCTTTTAGCTATTTCATAATAAGTTAAATACTGTTCTTTGATTTTTGTTTTACAATATTGAACAAAAATATCACTTACAGGCAATTTATTATTTTCTTTGTTCATATAATCACCACGCTGTCTTGTTTTCTAAAACAAGAATTTTATTTATTGTGTTTATCATACCAAGCGGATTTGTTGGTCAGGTAAAGCACAAAATCTTCATCTTTGTATAAGTCTGATAAAGTATCTTCATACTCTTTGTCATCGCACCAATAAATCCGCCAGTACACGCATCCAATAAAATCCTCATATATACAATCGTTATAATAAAAATTACAGGAATTTAATTCGTATGCTAATGCGAAATACCCAGAGCCATCTTGCAATGTATAACTGCCATCATCGCAACAATAGCCGTTATCATATAACTCATATATAGGTTGCTCATAAGAAGCCTTAACACTGCTCATAACATTCAGCATAGCTTTATATGTTGATATCACCTCAATAATGTTTGATGCTACACATTTGTCAGTACACAACTGATACGAACTGTGTGTTTGAGCAACAACATCATTGGTTCTAAATCTAATATATAAATGTTCGTTATCTTGATTCATTTCTTCAAACGCTTCATTGAAAAATTTATTCCGCCACACTTTATCAGTTGATGCTTTATAATAGTTAATGATATAATAATCAACAAACTGCATTGAAGTAATATCTTTGACAGCAATGATTTCAGAGTTTGGTAACACTTCAAAATTAGAATTACCAATTAACCCACTATCATCAAATTGCAACCGTATTACCTCATAGTTTTTATCATATCTTTTCATAAATATCCCCCGCTATATTAGTTAATAATAGTATCTGCCTTTATTTCTTCAACCGTAGATTAGTACTCAACAATTATTACTGCCTGTCAATAATGCAATCTTGATAGCCTAAACCTGTTAATGCGAGTGCAAACTGTTCGGGAGCAATTAAAACAATATCTTTTTTAAAGTCATCATCTGTAATAGATATAATAATTTGATTTATATTATTGATATTACGAGAAATAGTTATTTTTGCGTTAGCTTTCATTTGTTCACTCCTCCTCACACTGTTTTTTCACTACACTTTTAAAGATAGAAGTTAAAATGTCATTAATGCTTTGAGAATCATTCATCATATGGTCGCCTCCGATCTAAATTTTGTACTTGTTCTAATTGTTAAGCTAATTCTGCGACATAAATATCCCAAATTTCCCACTCTGCATCCGCATCATAATCCTCTTCATCATCCTCATTAAGAGGGATGCTTTGGATGTACAACACATCATAAGTGTATGTATGAAGTCCATGCTCCAATCCCCAAGTTGTTGTACACTTATCTTTTGAAGATTCAAACAACTTTCGAGCCTCCTCTAAAGTGTTAAATCTGCCGATAACATTATAAGTATCGCCTAAACAATTACCTCCGCAGTAGCACGCATGGTCGGCAAGTTGTTTTGTAGTAAGATTATTTTTACGGTTGCGATATTCCCAATTTTCCATTCTTACTTCATATACTTTTTTCATTTTGTATACCTCCATTTTATTTGCTATCTTCAAATGGCTCTCGATAAGAATAGTGATTCTCTGTACAGAAAACACAACCCCACCAGCAGTGTTGTTGTCCACAAGGTCTAACACCATAGCCATCGTACCCTGCATTAAGCTTGCAACCATCACATTCGTCTTCCCCTGTGATTGTACAATATCCTTTCCCATCTGGGCAAGGTCTATATATATATGTGTGTGTGTCACCAGTTTTCCTTTCAACAAAGACTATCTCGCAATTGTCTGTATCGTAAGTTAAAGCAAAACCATCTGTGAAATCTAATGCCTTATTGTTTTTCCAGATTTGCCATTCCTTTACTTTTTCAAATAGTGTTTGCCAATCACCATTTTTGAAAGTTTTTCGGTCAATTCCATACATATCCACTGTATACTCATGACCGCTTGCCTTGTCGATGACTGTAAGAATCACAACACCGTTCTTATAATCAATACAAGCGTTGCCATTTGACAAATATTTTGGTCTTAACAGCATATTATATCCTCCTTATGTTTTACCAATTCGACATACTCATATGCCAATCATCGTATCCATTGTATTGTGTATCAAATCAATGTTTGTTTGGATTTCAAACCGTTCATCTTCTGTTGTTGTATAGGCAATACCGATACATTCAAGGTTTGAAAAGTCAACATTCTCTGTTCCATATTCTTCTTCGCAAAAATCAGTTATCAACCGTTTTGCATCGTCAATTGTATATTGTCTCATTTTGTATTCTCCTTTATTATATCATAATATCAACAATATTTCAAGTGAAACTCGCTAATATTTTATTATTTTCCACAATGTTAAGCCAATCTATCGGTTCTTTTGTTCTCCTGTTTGTGAGTAAACCTTTTCTCAGCAAGGGCAATAATGTATTGAGATGAGTTTTGGCTTCGATATATGTTCCAAACAATCCGTAGGGTACATATGTGTCAGCATCTTCATTATAACCATTAACACTAAACATGCTCTCTATCTTGTCCACTTTACACACTCCTTTTTCTTTATCGGCATTAAAATATCGGTTTTATTTTTAGTCGTCATCTTCTATACATTCATTGTCTAACCATTCATCAAAGCAAGGATAAATCATTCCACCTTTAAATCCTGTATCTTCAAACAAATCAAATGCATCCCAAATATCAATAGTCTTATCGTAAAGACAACCTTTAAACACTGGCTCTTTTGCCTGTAACTCCTCATAACAATCGTTAATTTTACTTAAAAAATCTATTAGAGAATAACCGTGTGCAGCCATCCATTTTAATTGAAAATCATGATACTGTTTTATAATTTCTCCTTGCTTATTTAGTAATGCCTTTACCATTTGTGCGTTACCGCAAAATATGTCCATATACCTTTCAAGATTTTTTCGATAAAAACGTCCTTTGTCCAGACTAATCAAGACATTAACAGCATACTCAAAAGTCAACATCTCATCATCACGCCCACACAAAGATGTAAAAATATCTTCGATAGTTCCATATTTATCCAGCATTGAAGAATTGATTACCCGATCAATATCGTTGTATATTTTCTGTATTTTTGATATATCCATACTTTAATCCTCCTTAATTAAAAAAACTATATTATGTAATATTACATAAACAATTCCGAGTTATAAAAGTGTTTTAATCTCTGTTTGCCGTAATCAAATCATTATTATATAATTAATGCTATCTGAATCCATCTGAACCTTACAGTCTTGTTTCTTAAACCAATTTGCAACTTCTGGTGAGATTGTTCTCCCTACACCTAATTGCACCAAATCGTGCCAAATATATGGTATAGTTTCATATTGTACTAAAGTTAATTTATTTTTTCTCATATCCACAGCATTATCAATTGATTTCCATTTTATAAAGATTGCTTCTGTTTTTTTATTAGCTCTATACTTTTTGCCGTCATACCATTTATATAACATTTTTTGCACCTCATTTATGAATATAACTATTAAACAATCTTAAAAGTAATTACTTACAGATACACTTTACGCAACTCCATATCTGATAATCCGATTGTTCCATCAAGAAGATTGCATAACATATTATATTGCTCATTCTCATTAGTAGCATTGTTTGAAACGAAATCAAGAATATTACTAATCAGTCGATAACTCTCACCAGTTATATTGAAATTTTCTTCAATGTATAACAAAAACTCTGATTTATTCATTTATATTTCTCCTTATCGTTTATAGTTCTCCTTAAAAGTGCCGTTTTAATCTTCTCTGAATGTACATTTAAGTTCTTTATACCCAACCGGAATATCATCTTCAACGGATATAGCACACCAAGCCCAACCGCCAACTTGATCTTTATTGATGCCATAATAATCTCCGTCACCCAAACCGTTGCCTACGGCTGTCAATAACGGCAATGGATGTAAAATCCAACCATTATTATTACATCTTGCTTTATACTTGTCACAATCGAGATATGCTCCTATTGTATGATTAACAAGATACTTACCGTCAAGATACATTTCATCCTGATGTATGCTATGTTTTTCAACCTCATCTTCCCAAGCAAATTCAAAGAGTGTCTGGTTGATTTCTTTAGAATAATCACCTATCCACGCCACTTTACAGGGATTTTTATATAACAATTTTGCAATTGAAGAAACAAATGGATTATACCACCACGAATGTTCTGTCAATTTTGGCATTGTGTACTTGCCATCAACTTTTTTGTTGTATGTGATTATTCTGTTGTTATTATAGACTACAACATTATAATACTGCCCCATAATTAAACCTCCTGTACACCTGCAATCGTTTCAAGCACTTTATACAATACTCTGTACCCTTCTGGATTATATGGATTTTGAGTTGCTGCTAATAATCCGAGTAAACCGTCTGTACATTCCATTATAGTTTGCCTGCTTGGATTATAAAAAGCAATCAAACATAAAGCTTCAGCTACATCTTCTGGATAGTATTTTACTGTAAACATAATTAAATCTCCCTATACATTTTCTTTGCGGTTGGTACGCCATACTCTTGAACAAGATTCCAAAGCACATCCAACCCTTGTATATCTATATGCAAAATTTCTGTCGAATCTACAACACCTTGCAACCAAGCTTGTGCTGTTTCATCTGCAATATTCATGAATTTTCCATATATCTTTTTACCAGTATCGGATTCTAAAAGAACAGGTAAATCTTTGGAATAAATTTCTTTCCTTGTATATGGTTGTTTCTTTATGATACTTTTTGATCTCCCCATCTTATTACATAACCTTCTTCCGTTTTTTCTTTATACATGAGGTTCTGCAACATATTACTATCCACTCCAAAACGTTCATATAATTCATCGTCTGTCAAATCCTGATCCTTCATAAACAGATTTAATTTGTCTTTTACAAGAATCATTTTTAACAGATTGCTTTCAATACTATTCTCGTAAGTTACAAAATACACTTGCTTGAATTCCGTTGAAGTATAACGAATAAAGCGGAAATAATACTGACTCATGCTGGAGTTGTTCCAGTGCAATTCTGGAATAATACACTTATTCACAAAATCAATATTCATACTTGCAGATAAGCTCTGCTGTGTGCTTATTAGAATTCCGTTTGTTGTTTCTTTTAACTCTTTGACAATTTTCTTTCTCTGTTTCAATGTAGTTTCATTTCCAGTAATCACAAATACAGGTCTACCCGGAAATGCTTTTTTGATTTCCTTTGCATATGCATCTACTACTGAAATATGACGCACACCAATAGCAACTCTTTCATCAGAAAATTCGTCTAAAAGTGATAATACAGTTTTGAATTTTTCCGGCATTATCGACTGATTGTACTCTCTCAACATCTGAGGCGCAGCGCAAATCTTCAAAAGTGCAAGCAACTGATTCAAAATTTTCAACATTGCATCTTTCCGGCTGTTCCCAGTTTTCGCAAACAGATATTCCATTTTATAGAACTCATCCAATGCAACCTTATACAGACGTTTCTCTTCTTCTCCCATTTCACAAGCAATCTGTATAATCTCATAAAGCTGTTTGCCAGTAATTTCTTCAAATGTACGTGTGATAATCGTCTTATCAATCATCTGTTTCAAAATGTCTGCATTAAGAATATCTTGTGTGAACTGAGATACGCCAAATACAGTGATTTTCTCTGGAATATGACTCGCTGCAAATAACTTACTACCCTTACGATATGCTGGATATGGCTGTAAAAAATATTCATTTATCCGGTTTTCCAGTTCTCCATCTTTGTTGCGTTCCATAATATACTCACATTCAGACAGCATATTGATAGAATTGTTGTACAATAATTCAAACTGAGGATAAATTTCAGTGATATTATTCCTTGTGCTTGTACCCGTCATCAGTGTTTTATACTTCAGCCGGCGAAAAGCATTTAATACGGCTTTTGTCCGTTTACTATCCTGATTACTCATATTATCCGATTCGTCAAAAATCAAAACGGCTTTCTGGCAGATTGATTTTACATATCGCTTGATGAATTTATGATATTTACACATCATATTTAAAGTGATAATTACAAATTGACCTTCTTTGATATTTTGAATATCTGCAAGGTTTCCAATCATAACAAAATCAATACCGTACTGATCCAATACATCCTGCCAATTGTTCTTGATTGAGATTGCCGTACTCACAATAAATACATTTTTCACATGATCGTGCTGCAAACGATATTTACCTATTGCAATTCCGGCGAATGTTTTACCGCTTCCCTGTTCCCACTGTATGAAACTATATGGTTTCTGAATAAACAGATTCAGATCCGCTTTCTGAGCATCATTCAGCTTTATAGTTCTTTCATCATCCGTCAATGTAAACTCATCAAGCCACTTTGCTATTTTTTTGTTTGGTTGCATTTCAGAAAATGGCATATTCTGGATATCATACATCTTTCGCTTTTTATTCACGATCTTATCAATCCATTTTGACTGAAAATGCCCCATTGAAAAGCCTTGCAACACAACATCGTTTATAGATGTAAAATCGCCATTATACTCAAATGTATAATTGTTTTTAATAATTCTACCAGTTCTATCAAGTTTTGGATTCTGTGAACATAACGCCATTTTTAAATGCTTAATAACATCTTTCGGCTTGATTTTAAGTTGTTCCCATTCGTCCCATTTGATATGATCCGGTTTTTTCTGTGTCTTATACCTATTGACATATTCACAACATTCTGCATACTGGCTGCATGTTTTCGGATTTCGTTTGATATCATACAGGAGTTTCTCAACCTTAAAACTCCACGCTTCATCGTCTTTACTATTTCTTACGGTTTCCAGAAAAATCTTGTTTTTAATCTGTTCTCTTTCTTCTGTAATAGGCTTTAAATACTGCTCCCATACTTCATCGGAAGTAACACCGGAAAGTATCTCTGTACTATATGGAACTTCTTTCGTATATTCAGATTTTTTCTGAAAGAACACTATTTTGGTCTTGTAGTTCTCAACGCCCAAATGCTTAAAAGTATTCTTGTCAAGTTCTACTTGGCAGATAAAATTAAAATGCTCATTCATTCCGTCAATCATGCCACCATCAGAGAAACTGTCAGCACAAAACGACATAGGCACGATAATAGCCATAATTCCGGCTGGCTTTAACAGTTCCGCAGCTTTCAGACAATAATAATATTCTGACAAATAGTTACTGTCATCTTTTCTCCATCTCAGATTATACGGTGGATTTCCCAGAACATAATCAAAAGTAATTTTCGGCTCATAAAAACGAATATCTGTATTTTCCAGCTTTGCATCTGGATAAAGGTATTTTGCCACTCTGTACGGCTTCCCGTCTAATTCGCAACCGTAAAAATTCGATTCAACCGGCGCACAACTAATAAATGAACCATGTCCACAAGTAAGATCTGCTATCAAATCAGTATTTGAAATATGTAAACAATTATAAATCCATTCAACCAGCTTATAAGGTGTAAAGAACTGTCCTTGCTCAATATCTGCTTTCGCTCTCTGATAATCATAGTAACTATCATAGTTGTTGAACTCTAAACCATGAAGCCCACCTAATCCAGTATATGCATTGAAAATATCATCTTTTGAAATACCTGTTTCTACTTCTGGCAAATCGTTATTCACAATATATTCAATTTTTGTATTGATGTCTTCCCTCATTTTCTGTGGGATTACTTCATTTGTACATTTATACTTCATGACTTGTATATCTCCATTCAATTACATTTATTATCGTGTATATGATTCCTCCTAAATAAGTGTATAACCACACCATTCTCTTGCGAATTTACGGCAAAATTCTGCATCTGTAAAAGTAACATCAACCCTTCCATTCTTGAAGAGTTTGATATGCTTGACTCCGACCTCTGGTGCTGAAAATCCATTCTGAAAATCATCCTCTTCAAGTCTTATAGAATAAGAGTCATATAGATGATTCAGTGAATAAACTTGTGTTTTTTCTCCATATGTATTAAATGCCAACGCATCAATAAAAGCACATAACCATTCTGTACCACCGAAATTGTAATAATCAAAATATTTTTCTTTACTACAATAACCACCTGTATATGTGAATTTATTACCTTTTACTTTAATTTTCCATGTATCACGATAGCCGTTGTAACATTTTTCTTTCAATTTATCTTTTATTTCTTTGATAGCCTTTTCTTCAAAACTCATACCGCCTAACTGGTCAAAAATCTTGTCAAGCACTGCATGGTAGTCAATGAAGTCAACAACAAGCTCTTTGATAGGTTCTGAGTCAGTGTATCTGTAATATTCTCTATCCAGATCATATCTATCAAAATTGTTTTCAAGTTGCACATTATACTTATTTGAAAAGTAACTGAAAATACCGCTTATATAATTATTTTGAACATCAGAAAGCGATTTTGGGACACCAAAATTCCCAACTAAAAAAGAAGAATACTTGTAATTTTTGCGGTCTTCTTCTGAATATGATTCATTTTCTGCCTTATAGATATTATAAACAGACTTGTAAACTGCAATTGCTCGTTTGTATAATTCCTCTCTGTGAGTCAACCATGCTTGATCTTCCTTGCTGATTCTATCAGATTTCTTAATTTGAAAGTTTCCGAATTTATCTGTAATTCCCATTTTATAACTCTCCTTTATACTTTTAATTTTTAACCTGTACGATGCATTGTTTTCTCTTTAAAATACAGGCTTATATGTATTGATAATAGGTTTCAATCCTTGTTCCGCAAAGTATTCAAGTATAGCATCATACTGCTTTCTATCAAATAATGCCCATTTAGATTTTTGTGTAATACAATGTTCTTTGTATGATATATCAAACAGAACTGTATCAGGAAGGTCATACCATCCATTGTAGATGATAACATCTCCATAAAACCACTTATAATAAAGACCTTTCTTTCTATGCGGCTTGAATGTCATTTTCACAGAATTATCATACTGTGCGTATTGCCCGATTTCGTAACTATGAAATGTTACTTTTGATACCGACATCATACCAAAGTCGCTATACTTTACGATTGTGATTCTCTGTCCTGCCTCAAGGTTTGTATTTTTGAATTGTTCCGCTATGCTGTCAACTTCTGTAAGAACCTTATACATAACCGTTTTAAGTTCGGGAATTGTAATTGCTCTGACAATGCCGGCATTCAACTTGAATTTATTTGCATAAATCCATTCTTTCATACAAGCCTTATATAAATCAAAATCTTCATCCTGCCATGTCTTTTTGATTTCATTTTGGCTGATAATCTCGGTGCTGACATCTTCAATAGTTTCTGCAAGTTCAATATTATGCTGATGTTCTTCTTCACTAATACCATAATCTGAATGGTAAGTGTCAACCTTTTGGCTCTGCTCATCGTAAACATATACATATCTTGCATAATTGTAACCCTGTGGATCAACGATAAGTTTCAGTTCACCATCACAATATATAGCAACGCAATCAATATTGTACCACTCGACAGTTTCCCTTTCTTCTTCGGTCATCATATCGTAGTCTATTGATGATTGGATTCTACTGTCATCTGTACGGCTTCCGCCCATTCCATCAAAGAATGAATAATCGCTCATCAACTGTTTTTCAAAAAGTGCATAGACCTCTGTGGTAAAATGTACTTCTCTGGAAACCTGACAAGTTTCTCTACACTGTTTTTCATCATAAATTTCAGTGTGGTCAAGGTTGTCATCTTTGTTAGCCTTTAGAATGGCATTCACGATAGTATAATCAACCGCTTTAATCTCTGCGTTCTTTTCAATTCTGCGGATTTTCTTCTGTCGTTCTGCTTCTGCTTTTTCATACTCCGCCTGCCTGATTTTATATTCTTCAACACCTTTTTTAATTCGTTCTTCTTCCTGCTTCTTTTGTTCGGCATCAAACTCTGATTTTTTTACAAGAAAATCTGTTTCAAGCTCTGTTTCGTTCGGTTTACATTCACGCTGATTATAGTTGTAATTTACAATGTCATTTTTATAAACGCCGTAAAAATTGACATCAAAATAATCTGTCATGCTGTCGCTGTTGTCATAATTCCAGCTCTGCGCATATGTATAAGCATAATTAACAATAGCCTTCAAAGCCTCTGAATTCCGTGAAAATGGGCTTTCAAGCAATTCAACACGAATACTGTTATAATCACTCGTAACCGACCATTTGCACATTGAAAACCTATTCCGTAAATGTTTACGAATATTGGCAGCAATTTCTTTTGTATTCGTTATGTGGGTTTTACCGTAATTATCTTCAATTCCTTCTGTATGTGTTAAAGACCATAAGTCAATGTTAGTTTCTGTTTTTGGCTTATACTCAAAACTGCCTTCCGATTCTGAAATTTGATTAGCAAGAGCAACCGTGTCATCGTTTTGTTTTGCGTACCACATCCGCTGTTTTCCATTCCAACGAAATCCCGCTTCTTTAATGGCAGTAATAACATCTGTATTCGGTTTAGTGTCAAAGCGTAATTCAATGCCGTTCTTCTCTGTATTTAATGTAATGTTTAACATAATGTTACCTCCTTAACATTCTGTTTTATTCCTGAGAATGCTACACAATTTTTAATTATTCAAATTTAGCACCACTGAAATACCATCCGGGATGGCGTTTCAAAAGGTTTTTCAACTCATTATAACTATAACCAACGCACCATACTACAATACGACCGTCTTTGTCTCTGATGCATTGTTCTGTTCCTTTTTTTCTACTTCTACAATAATCTGCCCATGCCATAATATTTTCCTCCTTAAAATCAATGAAATGTTAGTTTTATTACCATTTAATGTTTCCAACTTTGATATAACTATTTTCATACATCATTTCAGCAGTGTCAGATACCTTTATATCTTCCAAAGTGCAATGCTCGGACTCTATCTGCTCGAATTGCTCCCGCAAGCCCTCACCAAAAGCAATAGCACATCTTTTATTTACAACTTCCTTTTTGTCTCCCAGATATTTCGTCCGATGTCCTTTTGCGTGATACTTCACAACAAACATTTTGATTATTCCTCCTCGATAATTTCTAACTCCCGCATTCCCACTCCCATTCCGCTTCTCTAAACTTCTTCATAAACTCATCAAAAGAAAGATTTTTCCAGTCATTGATTGTTTTCTTATTCCATCTACATTTTGCTCTGTTGAATTTGAAAGCCGTCAAGCCAGATGTTCCGAAGGATACAAAAGCAACTACTTGATATATCCATATCCTCTTTATATATGCTATTCTTTAACCTTTCTCTATATCTTTCGTAGTTTTGTTTTAGGATTTCAATATCTCTGTTGTTCATATTTTCACCCCTTACTGTTCGTACACATTGTACTTCAAAATTGCATTTCCTCTAACCTGATTATCAAGAATTTTTCCGTTGTAGTTATAATACTTGCCTTTTACGGGTTCATAACCAGCAAGCCAAGGGCAAGGGCATTTCTTGAAATAGTCCTTCTTTTTCCAGTAGACATCACCGTATGGATTCTGCTTGTAGTAGTCATCCTCGATTTTCTGCCAGTCTGCAAGAATTTTCCTCTCCTGCTCGGTCAAATCCCTTTCGCCTCTCTCATAGATGGTCAAGGATTTTCCGTCATATTCGATTAACTTTGCTGGAGGAAAATCCAAACTGCTGGTCAATCCATCGGCGGTTTCAAGCATAATTTTTTACAGTATTTACAGATTGAATCGTTCTGATTCCTCTGTATCTTTCCGGGATTTCTTCTCCTGTTTTTCCATAGCGTTCCACCATTTCAAGTTTGATTTTTCCGCTTGCTGCATCTCGTTTAAAATCTGCAAGTGTTTTCATTTCGTTTTCTCCTTTACTTACTGTAAATTAGTTTGTCGGCTATATCACGCCATTCAAAATTTATATTTAATTTTCCGTCACAAACATCCCATTGTTGTAACTCGCTGTTAAGTATTGCAGCTAAATCCGATTCCGGATTTTCGTCAACATTTTCAATTAAAGTATCAATTTTTCCATCGTAAAAATTTCCTTGTTCCTCATAGTTATAAAGTACAATATTTTCCGTTGTTGTATCTGTTGCCATTTCTAAAAATTCTCTGATTGTCATTCTATTATTCCTCCTTGTTTATGTCTGGGTTGCCTCATCAGGCAGTGAGCGCCCATCTCACTGCTACGGGCTTTTTCTGCCCGTTTCGCCGATATTACAACGTATTTTAATTATTTTTAAAATTCTTCTTTTATAAAACAGTAAACGGAACATCAAAAATTAGCGTGTTATAAAATGCAACAATCAATCACTGTTAAAAAAGGATTTTTGCGTAGCTCATCAACAATTTTTTCATATTCTAAATGTCGTTGATATTCAGACTCATTTAAAATATGACCAAACTGCTTTATTTACATTTCATAAAAATCAGTAACATTATGAGGGTAATATAATTTTATACCGTCAGTATATATGTTTCCCCTGTATTCATTCAAGCCGTTATCAGCTAAAACTTTATGCAGTGAAAACAATTTTGAAGGCGGTAATTGCATAATTGGTGTTATCCCACGAATTACACCTTTAGTTTTAAGCGTATTAGAATTTTTTACAGTCCACGAATTTCTACTGATTTTTATAGAATCAGTTTTTTCAATTTCTGTAATTTTCATAGTTTTAAACCTCTTTTAATAATTCCGCCGTTTCTAATTCCAATTCATAATCCGTTATTTTATTTAAATAAGATATAAAATCACGCAAATAAATAATGGCATCCTCGCTCAATTCACATTGATAATTATTTATATATTTATATATAAGTTTCTTTAATACAAAAGTTTCTTTTATATTAAATTTATATATAGTATATATTTCCATATTGGATTTATTTAGACTATTCCAATCAAGATTTGATATATCATCATTTCTATTCATATCAGTATAATTTGTAATTATATCATAGAATTTAAGTATTTTATTTTTAGATTCTGTTTTCATAAATAATTCCACCTTTATTTTTTAATTATTTTGAGTTTTCACTCTATCATATAACTTCATCTGTAAGATTATTTAATATACCCAATAATGCGCAATAAGTGCATCCGTTTTTATTGTACAAGTCTGTTGTAAATATTTCCGTATAGTTATCGCTCTGTATAGCTTGCAAGATCTGTTTGAAAAATAACTTGTTAAAATAACGGATGTTGCTACACTCTGATTGTAATTCTGTTTTAACTGTTTTATATAATTGTTCAAATTTTTTTGTTGTCATATTATTTCAGCCTCCGATCATTACAAGAAATTTACAACAGTAATAAAAACTTAAATAGGCAGCAGTAAAAATAATAATAGCAATTGCAAGGAATAAACTAATTTCAAGTGTTACGGCTCTGTTATGTTGTTTTTTTCGGTTTACTATGTATTTCGTGGGCGTTCTCATTGTGTGTCTTCCTCCTCTTTAAGTAATAAAAAGCATTAAAAAAAGAAGCTAACACACAAGTTAGCTTCTTTACAATTTAGATTATTCAATTATTTATTTTCGGGTTTTCCGGCTTCAGTTTTTGTCTTTGAAGGCTTTTCAGCTTCTTTTTTCGGTTTATTTTCCTTTTCGGGTTTTATAGTTTTTGCACAACTATTTTTACTCTTAATGACAAATTGTTCGTCATTGATTTTTGACTTTACAAGATTAAACAAGTGTTTTTCCATCTTTTTTTCACCTGCAAAAGTGATAAGTCTTTTGTTCTCGGCACATTTTGCGCAGCTATCAATAATGTAGTGAACATCTTTTTTGCTGACAAGTAAATTAAAGTCCGGAAGCATCAGCTTCAGAAGCTCAGCAAGTGCCTTTTGTATTGTATTAATTGAAACCGAAGAAGGGCGAAATACTGCAAAATCAGAGTCAGAATTAGTATTTGGCACATTTTCAAATTTTTGAATTGTTTTTGCTTCCTGCTGATTTTTTGCAAATCGGAAACAAAGAATATTAAAAAGTGTTAAAGCAAAATCATATTTGAGATCGGTCAAGTTTTTATATTTTGCTTTAATAGCTGCAAAATCAATAAATTTTGACTTTTCATTAAAGTTAAAGTCTTTATCAATTTTAATAAAGCCGTTCATAAATTCATTTTTACAAATAAATTCAATTAGGTTTTTGCGGTCATCTTTAAACCGTAAAACGATTTCATTGATCTTAAAATCAGAATAGTAGTTGTTGAAATCATTGCAAAAGTCAACATTTTCATTGAACAAGTCAAAATCATTATTTTTTCTTGCGTATGTAAAATTGTTTTTGAGAGCTTCTTTAATGCCTTCAAATTCTTCTTGCGTGTGTTCCTGCTGCAAATTTGTTTTTTTATCAAATTCGCAAAAGGGATTAGCTGAATAAGTCAAAATGTTTTCGGTTGTTGCCGTTGTTGTTGTGTTAGTTTTTTTCATTTTTTGTTACCTCCTAAAAAATGAATAATAAAATATATTTATTGTTGTTTTTTCAAAATGATATAATTTACCTGCGGAATTTAGTACCATTTCTAAAAACAAAATGAATACAAAATGTAAAAATATGATAGATTTGAAATCTTTTAAAAATTCAATTTCATGAAGTTTTTTTGTTTGAGCTTCAAAAAATTCATTTTGCAGCCCGAAAAAGATTTTTTTGTCTATATTTTTCAAAGATCTAAAAAATAATTCAAGCACATTAAAATTAACGGATGATTTATTTTTTTTAATTGATGGGATAGGACTGATAGGCTCAACCCTTCAGAAACCGTTTAATTTATTGAATTATAGGCGTTTTATATATTTCAGTTTCCCCATTATATGTAATTGCTATATTGTTATTTGAAGTATAATCCACCTCTAAATGTTTAAGTATATAAGACCCTGTAATTTTAACAGTACAAATGACAGTACATGCAAAAATAACAATTATTGCAAAAATTAATGCTATTTTTTTACAGTTACTAAAAGATTTCATTTTGTTACCTCCACAGTTTTTTTGATTATGTTTGACAAAGAATAAATAATAATGTATGATATGTTTTAGATTTTAAACATCTTTTTTTCCTTTTTGTCTACGACAATTATATCACAAGTTGTTACATTTTTCAAGCGTTATTTTATACAAAGATATAACAACTTGTTATATCGGTTTTATATAAACTGCACAATAACAGAAGGTGATACAATGACAATAAATAACAATAGCAATAACAATAATTTACAAAATAAAACTTCAGAAGCTCGAAAAAAAGCAAGTGCAAAATATACTAAAAAAACATATAAAAACAAAACGGTATATATTAAATTAACTGATTTAGAAAAGATTGACGCATACCTTCAAAGCGTGGGTATGAGCTGCACACAGTTTTTTTATAAAGCGTTAAGGGATAATGGTGTAGATGTATAAATATTATTGTTTATGGCAGGCAGGAAGATAGGCAAGAAAAAAAGCACAAAAGTGCTTTAACAAATTAAAGTGTTATAAAAAATATAAGTATTTATTTCGTTGAAGTGCATTTATATATACTTATAAATAATATAACTGTATAATCAATGAATGCACGAAGTCTTTTAATACTTTAATGTACTAAAGTGTTATAATAAATATAACTGTATTTTCTCCCGCTCCCACGAACTTATAAAACAGCTCTTCAAGCTCTTTTCTTCTTTTCTAACTGTCCGCTTTTTGATGTTTTGTGGACAATTAACAAGTTTTTTAATGCCGATGAAGTAAGATAACGCAAGCTGCTAAAACAAATAAGAAACAATTTTTTTCAAATTTTAAGAATTAAAATAATCAAAAAACCTCCGATATTATCTATCTTTTTTTTGATTTTCTTAAAGTTTAAAGTATAATGCAAAAGCAAAAAAATACAATAATTTATAATTCAAATTTCATAACGCTAACGCTTTATGCCGTACACTAAACGGCTATATATAGGGGGGTAGTTTACATTCCCTAAACGATTTTCATTTCCAATAAAGGGCATAGTACACTCATCCAAATATTCGCCACCAAAAATCCAATTATGAATTTCCCCACCTCCCCTATCTCTAAAATCCCCTATTTTTTACTCTTATATTTTTGACCACTTTTTTTCAACCAATTTAAAAATTATTAATGCTTTATAAATTCCTTAAATACCGCATATTCAAGCCATTTTTTACTTATTAAACCTACACAACATTATTTTCATATTTAACCCCTTTAAACTTCCTTAAAACCTCATTGCCAAGCCATTTTCACGAACTTAACATAGAATTAATAAAAAAACGCAATTTTACAAATTATAGTATCCCCAATAATACAATTAATATATTCTTTAGGTTTTAAGCCATTTTTTAAATAATTTACGCTTTAAATAATTTCATAATCTTAATAGATTCAATATTCAAGTTCATTCCAATTCATTTTCTTAAAATACCGTATATCTAAATGCAAAAAAATACTTTATTTTTTTCAACTGCTATTTCTGTAACCATATACAACTTTTAACTTATTACTCTTATTTCCCATTATTGCTTAATAATCATATTAAAAAACAATTTCAATTCTTAGTTTAACCACTCATTTTTGTATGAAGTGGTCTTTTTATTTCTTAAAGATCTAATTAAACAACCACACTAACGCTACAGTAAAATTACAAAAATTATTATGTCAGACAACAAATTGAAAATAAGAGACGAGTAAACTCGGATGTTATTTTCTGTTTGTTGTCGTAAACAGTTGTTGATTGTTTTACCTTCAGGTGAAACAAGAAATGACTGTTTACTTTTATTGGCTTGGCAACAATTATGTGATAAGAAATTTATTTGTTATAATTCACAATAATAAGTATCTCTTATGCTCTTCATAGTCTCTATACGCTCTCAGATTGCAATGAACTCTCTTTTATGTAAAAAATACCCTAATACACCAATAACTTTGCTTACAATCAATTTTTAAGCCTTTTAGAGCACATTCTGTTTTATTTAATTCTTTAATAATTACTTTTAAAAAATACAACATATCTCTATTTTGCTCTATTTTGCCCTGTATTCGATTTTTTGGTTTAGCAATGTAATTATACTATTTTTGTATTTTAGTTTAATACAAGCCAATTTTCGCAAGAATAGAATAAGTTTTGAACGCAAATGCTTATTACATATTGATTTAATATTAATTTAATAATATTTTTTACTTTTTTTACTGAAACTATTGCAATTTTAAAATTATCTGTTATAATATATTTTAGACATATCAGTTACAAGTGACGGTTAAAGATTATTTGTATTTACATGTTCAGGATTAAATAAGCGTTAGCGTTTTAATCCGTTTAAGGTTTAATTATCGCTAAGCGTTAGCTTAGTGAGAAATAAACCGCAATCAGCCCCCGTAGCGTTAGCTACGGCACAAAAGAATGAATATATCTAACTAATAAGTTTTCTTATTGGTTTGTTTCTTTTTACTTATGTTCACCGTCATTTGTAATTTATGTTTTATTTGACTATTTATTTTATTCTTTTGTTTCTTATTTCTTATTTTCTTAATTTTATTTTGAATTTAAAGAAAGAACCAAAGAAAGGATTTACTTATTACCCCTAAAGGGGTAATAAGTAAATCTAATAATATTAAATTTCTTATATTTATTTCTTATATTATTTATATTATTAAATATATATTATATTATAAATTTATATTATAAATAACAAAAAGGTGTGAGTAAAAAACGAACACCGTATTAATGAACTTTTATTTATAAAAGGTTGTGTGCAAAAAATAGTCGAAAAGTGGTTACAATTTTGTTACAAAAAGGATGATTGAATGGTGTATACATATAAAAATGAGTTTGTCAATTTTAAGTTACTTGTAAATCAATCAGTTACTTCTAACATGACAATACCAAAAAACATTATTGATGAATTATTCAAAAATAAAAATGAAAAAGTTTGGTTTGCGTATTATGTTATGAGAGGGCTTGGGCGGTTAATTATGTATTCACAAGCAATACATAGTTGGAAGCAAGATAAATTTCAGGCAAGCAATCAAAAAAATGGTAATAAGATTATTGCCGATTATTTTAATAACATAAGACTTATTGAAATCAAACGCAGCTTCACTGACTTGACCAAAGACATATTTGAGAATTTTTCATTTTATGTAATTTTTGAAACTTTATTTCCTTTTGTAGATAGAAAGTTTTATAAGTCACTTGAGAAAATCTTTTTTGATGGATTAGAATATTTCATTAAACAAGGTAAGATTGTACGAATTTGTAATCGTAGAATTGGTTATCCGTATTATCGGACTATGTATTGGAACATCACTGTTGATATAAAGCCAATTTACATTACAGATGAGTTTGCAGATGAATTAACAGTTGAGACACTTAACTTACCTAATAATATTTTAAACACTTCTTACTCATTTAAATCTGAATGGTTAAGTCAATGTTTTAAGATTACCGAAGCGAATCCAATGAAGGCATTAAGGATGTCGAGAGTTTTGTGTTTTATAATAAATAAAAGAATTAAGCGATATCATAAAAAAATTGCATATCTATCATTTAGGACATTGAGCAACCTTACAGGACTTTGTGAACGAAGTATTAAAAATTATGTAAAAGAATTACGAGATAATAATTTACTTTATTATGACAACTATATTTTAATTGCGAATCCTCTGAAGCAGGTGTGTAAGTATAGCAAAAATTTTTATTGCCTGCCTGAAGATAAAGACTATTTAGAGAAAATAGTTGAAAAATATAGAATTAAAAAAATTGAAGCAGAACAAAATACAAAAGCGAAACAACCAATAAATGAAATGATAGAAAATTTTGAATGAGTCTTTTAATACATTATTTGGTATTTAGTGTAATTCACTTTAATGCTTTAGTGTGTTAAAGAGTTTTATGAAAGGTTGTGGTATATTCAATTACTTTTATTTAAATGAAGTTAGTTAGACACCTTTTTCAATTTTAACTAATGGGTAATTCAACTATTGAGACATTAAAAAACAATTTAGAATGGTCAGAAAGGATTGATTGATAAATGATTATGAAAGGAAAAGTAAAGTTACGAAAAATTTCAATTGCATATGGCACGATGTTTGCGAGGATAATTGTATGAATTGTGAATTTGGTGCGAACATAGAAGTTTTGGCTGAAAGAGAATATCGAGAAAGTCTAAACGAGAGACAGGAATATTACCTTGATATTATTGCAGATTTTAATGACTAATAAAATTTAGTTTTAAAAAATAACATAATGAGATAAGATCTACATAACAACAGAAAGGAATGTATGACATTGAATAATTTAGAAAACAAACAGAATGATTGCCGTAATTATGAAACAGAATCATTTTTAATTGGTGTTGATGGTTCATTTAAAATACATACTGAACCTCCTACATCAAGTGCAATTGAAACAGTGTTTGAAATAATGCGTACTGAGGATGAAAAAATCGTTTATAACATAGAGAGACTGTTATACTTTAATTCGGAACAAGAAGAAGCTATATTTTGGCAGAAATGTATTGATAGTTTGATTAATTATGTCGGTAAAGGATTAAACTATAATTTTAAAAGAATCCCTATTATGCCACTTGCCTATTCACAGAATATGTGTTATGTGATTAACCGATTATTAAAACTCGTAATAGACAACGATAATATGCAAAATCAAACTTTTAATACTGTAGCATCTTTAGCAAATTGTTGCTTAACTATTTTGCAAGATAAACGATATGATACCATTGAAGATTTGATTAATGAGGTATCAATCTGTGTTCTCGTGATGTTAATTTCAACTAATCTTGATTTAACTAATCTTGATTTGCAAAATATAAATATTTAAAATTCAATAATAGTATTGACAGGAGTGTGATATTTAATTAATTACAATAGGGGTGTTACAGCATAGCTAAGTCAACAAGTATGGCTCAAAGCAAAGCTGTAAATATACCGTTATTGGACGGTAAAGATGTGTATATTGCAAATCATTATATTAACAATAGTTTGAACGGATATACACTTAGAGACAAATTTGGTGACTTAAATATAAAGAAATTTGTCGCCACAATGGATTATAGTTTAGACTTAATTAAATTGAATGATGTTTACAAAGAAGTGTATCGAAATAGAAATTTTTATGAATATGTTGGCAGAAATAAAAAATATACAAGGCATGTTATAAATGTCACTTTTAAATACAGCAATAAACTTTACAATCGGGCTGGTTCAGGTTTGTATATTAAATTCGGTTACTCCCCTACCGAAGTTATATTAGAAAATAATGCTTGTATTAAAGATGGTACTTTAATAGCTATTCGAGTATTGCCAGATGGTAAAGAAAAAAATATTACAGAAGATTATCTTGTGAAGTCTCCCCTTTCACAAGAAATCTTAGGTGAATATTTTTTTTATGATAAAGAATTATCTGTTTATAGAGCTAAAGATAATATTGAGACATTAACCTCAATTTCTGACATTAGAACTGATTTATATGAAAATGGTTTTGTTTGTGACGGAATTAAGTATGTACGATTTAAACGCAGTAGTGGTAGCAGTCGTGTAGGTAAATGCCTATTTATTGACGAAAAATTATACAAAAAGATGCATAAATGGGAAATGTGTGGATTAAATGTAAAGAATGGTGTTAAATGTGATTTGGCGAGTCTTGAGCCTTATATAGCATTAACTCTTTCTTCTATCATAGACACAATAACCATTGAACCAAATGAAATTCTTGTCATCCCCGATTATGAAAGCAAATTTACGACAACTTGCGTTGCTACAGAACTTGATAAGGATAATAGACTTATTTCGTCAGCAAAACAAGTTGATATGTCAAATAGTATTTGGGATGGACAGTCCTTATTAGATGTTAGTAAATTTGAGGACTACAAAAATTATGGTATGTTGTTATTGCGTACACGTTTTTTTAAATCTGCTTGTTTTAATACTAATATTCAGCAATGGTTTACTGATAACGGAATCACTGACATATCGCAATTAAATGGATATACTCAAGCCACAAAATTGTCTGATATTAAATTAATTACTACTCCAAGCAGTATTAAATATTTAAAATTTGGTTCTTTAGAAGATTGGCTATGGACAATTGAACCACAATTTGGTGTTGTAAAACATGAAAAGCCTACTCATTATTTTGATGGTAGAATGGTTCAAACACATTATCAATTGCTTAATACTTTACAATTGACGAAAGATGAAGTAGAGAAATTTATTCAACCTACAATTGACTATATTATGAAATTGAAAACAGACAGTGCTGTATTTAGGCATCACATTAAATATTCAATTCCTGAATATACAAATGCTGAATCTCAACAATTGGCGAATAAAAATGATATTGTATATTACTTGCTTGGACTAAATAATAAATTTAGCCAAACCAAAATGTACAAAGACTTTTGTAATGAAACTGTTAAGGCATTTGTTAAAAACTGTCGCAAGGGACATATCTTCGTACATGGTAATTATTCAACACTATTTGGCAACCCTATCGAAATGCTACAAAGTTGCATTGGACGATTTAATGGAGAACCTAAAATTAAAGCAGGCACAGTACATTGTACGATGTTTAATAATGGTGATAAGTTAATAGGAAGTCGTTCTCCTCATGTTACAATGGGAAATATTTTATGTTGTCAGAATGTAATATATGAGGACATTAATAAATATTTTAATTTAAGTAATGAGATAGTATGTGTCAATAGTATTCGTGATAATTTATTAGAGAGATTAAGTGGTTCAGATTTTGATTCTGACACTGTTTTGTTGACAGATAATAAAATATTATATCAAGCTGCAATTCGTAATTATGATAATTTTCTTGTACCGACAAAATTAGTGTCAAGTAAAAAATGTGAGCGTAGATATACGGCACGAGATAAAGCTGAACTTGACATTAAGACAGGAACAAATAAAATTGGAGAAATCATTAATTTATCTCAAGAATTAAATTCTAAGTTATGGGAATTAATTTATAACGGATATGATATACAATCAAATGAGGTACAATCACTTTATGCTGATATTGCACAATTAGATGTGATGAGCAATTTGGAGATTGATTCAGCTAAAAGAGAAAATCCGGCAAACAATTCTATGGAGCTTAAATTATTAAAAGCTAAATATGCTGTATATGATAACAAAGGTAGATATGTCCGACCACTATTTTTTAAATATTTGGATAAGTATAAGGGGTATGACAATAATCGAAAACATTATCGGCTTTATAATACTACGATGGATTATGTCGAACTTGCTTTAAATAAAATACCTCGTGTAAGAAATAATGCTCCCCTTTTAAATTTATCAGACATTTTTAAATCATCTAATGCAATTGATGGACAAGTGTATTATGAACAAGTTGAGCGTATATTGTCCGCCATTCAAGATACTAAAGACGAAATTGGTCATTTGTGGTCAAAGTATAAATCTAAAACTGGGAATGTTAATAAAGGTGAAGATGCTTTCTCTTATGAGCAGTGTTTAAAGATGACAGAAGAAGCAAAAGAAGATTGCGTAGAATATATTAATTCACTTAAAATTTCTAAAAAAACAATGCGTTATCTTTTATCTTTAATCGAAAAACCCACACATAAAAATTATTCAGCATTATTTTTATCAGCAATATTCACTTACCACAATATAAATTTTGATGAATTAGTTGCCGATAGTCAAGAAAATGTATTTCAAATTAAAGAATGTCCGATAGAATCAGAACAGTATGACATTAAGTTATATGACTTTAATTACCGATATGTAAGTAATGTGAATACATAAAAATAGCTCATTTTTTGCAAAAAACGGCAAAAAACTAAGTTTTTTAAATTGAAATCTTCAAAAAAGCCAGTATTTAAGCCATTTTTTATAATAAATAAAAGATGTATATGGTAAAGAGAGTGAACCTCCCCATCACTCTCTTTAAATATAATTTAGAAAGAGTGATTTATTTTTGTTTCCTATTACAAAGGAAGAAAGTATAAAAATCAGAAAGAAATATCCTGAAGCAGAAATCAGAAGAACTGTTAAGCAGAAAAGTAAGAGGCATAAATATTTTTGTCCAGAGATAAAAAAATATCTTGTATTAATCAAAGATACGAATGAGATAGCTTGTTCAATCTATACACGAAAGAGAAAATACTTTAATGCTTAATCCAAAATATCAGCAAAAGCCTAATGAAAATTGGCGTGATTATGGAATTAGGTTGATTGGCACATTAATTGAACAGAGACCAGATGATTTAGAATGGCAGGATATAGTAGATGCTTTAAATTTAAATATACATAGAGATAGCTTGAGGAAAGCTCAAAACACGGAATTTGGCGGTTATGCTATTTACAAGTATATGTTAGATAAAATTGATAAACTTAGAGCAGAAAATCAAAATTGCACAACTGACGAAGATTATCTTGCAAGCATTAAAGAAGAACGAAGAAAACTTGAAAATGAAAAATATAAAATTCGTGATGAACGCAGTGAACTAAGACGATTACAAAGAGAAGAATCTCGTAGAGAAAGCTTTATTGATTTAATTAAACGAGTATTAAGTGACAATATAGAACCTTTGCCCTATTCGGCTTCTAATTCAAATAAATGTGAATTGGCAGTTATGGATAAAGGGGTTAAAGATGTAGATGAGTCTACTTTGATTATACCCATTACAGATGTACATACTGGTATAGTATGTAAAAATTCTTGGAATAGTTACAGCTCTGAAGAACTGATATGTAGATTACATTCATATTATCAGCAAATATGTGCTATTCGTAAAAGACATAATGCTCATAATGCTGTTATTGTGCTTGGTGGAGATTTAATTAGTGGTATAATTCATAAAAATTTACGGATAGAGAATAATGAAAATGTTATTGAACAATTAAAATTAATTTCTATTTACTTGACAAATTTTGTTAAAGATTTATCAGAAGAATTTAAAGAAATTAAAGTTTATTCTGTCAATGGAAATCATTCACGAATAATGGAGAATAAAGAAGAAGCACTAAAGGGTGAAGAATTGGATGCGTTAATTCCGTTTTACATGAAGGCATCGTTACAAAATTTCCATAATGTACATATATTCACTGAAAATTCAACTGATGATACAATGGTTGCTTTTAAAATTTATGATAGATTATGGTACGCAGTACATGGAACATATGACAATCCGGCAAGTGTTGTTCAGAATTTGACAATGATGACAGGACTTAAACCTGACGGTGTTTTAATGGGGCATAAACATACTAATGCTCTTTTGAGTGTACATGATACTAAAGTTGTACAAAGTGGTTGTTTATCAGGTGTGGATAATTACGCAATTCAAAAAAGACTTGCAAACACATCTGAACAATTTATAGTAGTCAGTACACCTAATAGTACAATTGAATGTTTATATGATGTTCAATTAGCAGAACCTTCTGTACAAAAAGCGAAAACAACAATTATAAATTCAACGAAAGAAAAGAACGAGTTATAACAGCTCGTTCTTTTTTCTATTTTTTAGTGTAACAAGTAAGGTGGTGATTGGATGCCTGTAAGAAGTAAAAAGATATGTCTACTTGACTATGATAAACTAAGCAAAGTTAATTCTGAAACGCTTAAATTATACAAGAAATATGAAGCTGATATGGCTATTCGAGAATTGTCCAAAAAATCTATTGCAGTGTATTACAATGACCTTGTTAATTGGTGGATGTACATTTATGACTATCAGGATAATCGCTCAGTCAAAGAAATTAACGAAGATGACATTATTGAATTTATTTACTTCTGTAAGCAGAATGGTAATAACACAGAAAGAATAAAGCATAGAATGGCTTCAATTTCAGCTTTTTATAAATTTTTAAGAAAAAGAAAATTAATTGTAGAAAATCCAATGGATTATGTTGACCGTCCAAAAAAAGGTCAAGCTGTTGTTAAGCAGACTTTTTTAACTGTTGAACAAGTAGATACAATGAGAAAAGTCTTAAAGCAGAAGATTGAGGATAGTAAAAATAAATCCTTGCGTTGTAAACATGACTCGATTATGTTGAGGGTGTATGCAGAATTTTCGCTTATTACAATGGCAAGAATAAATGCTATTGCTAATTTGCGTTGGGAACAAATTGATTTTGCTGAATGTGTCGCAAACGATGTTATTGAAAAATTAGGCAAAATTGTAAGTTTGTACTTTGATGAGAGCACTAAAGAGTATTTGATTGAATTACAGAATTTCAGAAAAGAAAACAGAATTAACGATAATGGATGGGTGTTTTATTCTATGGCATCGCAGACAGGCAATCACTTATCAACAACAGCCTTATCTGATATGTGCAAAGAAATTGGACAAATGATTAGTGTTCCTACCCTACATCCACACGATTTTCGTCATAGTGGTGCTACTTTATACAAGAATGCAGGAATGTCATTAGAAGAAGTTTCTCACTGTCTGCATCATGAAAGTACAGAAGTTACCCGAAAATTTTACATCAAAGAAAATGACACTGAATTAAGAGCGAAAAAGAATCAGTGTCATATTTAAAGGGCGGTGAGCGTTAGTGGCAAACAATACAACTACCAAAACTCAGCGTGAATATAAATGTAAAATATGTGGAAAGTCATATAAAAATATTACAGGCAATTTTTATAAATCTGCTAATTCTTTATATTTCATTAGTAATAATGGCATTATAGATGTGTGCGTAGATTGCTTAAAGGAGTTATTTAGTCAATTAAGTAAAAAATATGATTCTGATAGAATGGCACTTATTGCAATTTGTGCTTTAACCGATTGGTATTACGATGAAAGTGCATATAATACAGCGATAAAAAATCGAGAAGAATTTAGTATTGGTGTATATGCAAGACTTATGAACACTGTTAAGTATAAAGGAAAAACTTTTATTACCAGTGTTGCAGAGAAAAAACTGGGGGAAACAACCATTCAAATGGTTGAGCAGACTCATGATGTGGGTTGGAATGATATTGATAAAAAGAACAGAGATACTGTAATTGAGATTTATGGATATGATCCATTCCCTGATAATGATTTTTCAGATAAAAGTAGAAAATATTTATTTAATACAATAATAGATTTTCTTGATGAAGAAACTCAAGAAGATGCTTTCAAGAAATCACAAATCATTCAAATTGTTGTTAATAACGAAATGATTCAAAGGTGTAATGCAAAAATTGCTTCACTTGATGAAACAAGAGATCTTGAGCAAATTAAAAACTTAAGTAACATTATTACCTCGAAAGTTAATGATAATGATAAAATCGCAAAAGAAAACGAAATCTCCGTTAGAAATCGTAGTAATAAAAAACAAGGTAAAGGTACATTTACAGATTTGCAAAAAGAATTAAGGTTAAAAAACTTTGATGAAGCAGAAGCAAATTATTACAAGCAATTACAATCTGAGGGCAGTGCATGGGCTGTTAATCAATCTATGCAAGCAATAAAGAAAAATTCCTTTTTTGATGAAAGTGACCAAAAAGAAATTGTAGATATACAAAGAGAACTGATAGAAAAAAAGGATAAGGCATTAGATGATGCTTTAGAAGAAAACAGATTATTGTATGTAAATATTGAGAAATATAAATCTCAAATAAAGGAACTTGAAAATAAAAATAGCGAACTTAATGAAGAGTTGACAAGCTTTAATAACAAACATAATACAGGTGATGACAATGAGTAGTTGTCAATTTATTATGTCTGAGCGTAAACGCAGAATTTGTGAATTAGATGCTAAAAGTATTGCTTTTTATAGAAAAAACCCATGTATAGCTTGTGAAGATTTACTTGGTATCAAGCTTATAGATAGCCAAAAGTACATATTGCAATCTATATGGAATGCTGGTCATTCAACATTGTGCTGTTCCAGAAACTTCGGAAAATCTTTTCTTGGTGCAGTATTTATGCTTTTAAAAGCTATCTTATATGAAAATCAAGCAATTTATATTGTATCTTCTGTTGGTGATCAAGCTAAAGAAACCTTTACTAAAATTGAAGAGATTGTTCTTAACACAGGTAAAACTGCAAATTCTATTAGAAGTTTGAAATCAATTGTAAAAAATGAAGTTGTAATTACTCCACCTTCACAAACAGGATTTTCACATTCAGCCAGTGGTTATCATGTTAAATTCTTTAACGGTAGTGAAATTTATACTTTAAACTCGAAACCAGATAACAACAGAAGTAGAAGAGCTACCCTTGTATTTTTTGATGAAGCAGCGTTTTGTGAAGATGATCTTATTTTAGTTTGTGAAGCATTTGCGACACAGAATATGGATTTTGAAACTTCTACTGATGAATTGTACAACCCTAAAACAGCAAAAAGGCAATGTCCAACACAATTAGTTTATGCTTCTTCTCAAGGCGGTACTGATACGGTGTTCTATAAACATTATAAAGAGTTTGCTAAGAGAATGATTGCCGGTGACAGAGATTATTTTTGTTGTGATATGGATTGTATGACAGCTATCAATGTGTATTTAGATGGCAAGAAATGGACTCCTCTTTTAACTATGGATAAAGTTGAAGCTGCTTTAAAAGGTAATAGACAAAAAGCATTAAGAGAATATTATAATCAACCAATTGTTGATGGTGGTGTAAATCAAATTGTCAAAAGAGGTATGATTACTCGAAATGAATCTTTTATTTTACCGACTTTATTTAGAGACGGTAAGAACAAATATGTTTTAGCATTTGATCCAGCTCGTACTTTTGATAACAGTGTAGTTACTGTAATGGAAGTTTGCTATGACAAAGAAATAGGATACTATGGTAAAATCGTCAATTGTGTTAATCTTGTAGATTTAGGCAGTAAACGAGGATATAAGTTAGATTCAAATAAACAGGTTGATATTATTAGACAAATGTTAATTGATTATAATGGCGGCGCTCCTGATTATGAGTATCTATACAAACTTTTAATTGATGCTGGTGCTGGTGGTGGTGGTCAACAGTATGGCGATAGATTATTGCAATCTTGGACTGATGTCAACGGCAAAAAGCATAAAGGGCTAATAGACGCTGATTATAGACTGTTTGAAGGATATGGAGATTTATACCCAGACAATATAGATAAACTTGAATTAATTGATCCAAGAGCTGAAAAGCGGATTATGGTTGAAGAAATGATTGAAATAGTATCAATGGATTTGATTAAATTTCCAAGAGAATATTCAGGCAAAGGCTCAATTAGAGTTTATGAAAGCAATGGTGGCGGAGAAGAAAATGAAGAAAGTTATAAAGATATAATACTATCTGATGAGCAAGAAGCAGCCTTGTATAACATTGATAGTTTAAAAACTGAAGTAACTTCTATTCACCGTTTTACTAATAATTCAAGTAAAAATGTTTATTATGCTTTGCCGAAAGATAAAGAAAATAAAATGCACGATGACCGTTTTTATACATTCATTATGTTGTGTCATTTTTTGTACCAATTAAGACGAGAAGATAATTTTAGTTCGGTAATGAATAGTGATGCATATACTTTTCAACCTTTGTATGATTGAGAAAGGAGTGATAAAAAATAAGCATATTAGATAAATTATTTGGCGGTAAAAGAGAAATAAATGATAATCTAAATATAAAAAATAATAAGCAAGATAATAATGAATTGTGTGCCAATAACAGTGAAATAAATTCACATGATTATTCACAAATAAATTTCGCTCCTGACCTTGTTGAATATTGTAACCATCGTCATTTTAATGGTGAGTTACTTTATTCTTTATCACAAGTTGAAACAATTATATCTCATCCACAAGATTACCCAGTGGCTGCAAGGAAGTTGGGACAATGGGCATATAATACAGACGGTGCTATTAAATCAGGAATTAATAAAATGTCTACGATGCATTATTTAAGCTATGTATTATTTAGTTCAAGTTCAAAAGGTAAAGATGAATTGGTTTTAAAAAACAAGCAAAAGTTTAATGCTACTTTAAGAAAAATTCGATACAAAAATTTTTTTAGAGATTGCATTAAGAGAGTTTCGATTGAAGGAACGGCTTATTATTACTTTGATGTTCAAAAGAGAAATTCAAGTGTCGGAAAATATATGAGTGACATAGATGTTTCATTTATTCAAGAAATAAATAATAAGAAAAATTTAGATTATGAAGTTAATTTATATTCTTTACCCTTTGAGTATTGTCAGTTGGTAAGTCGTCAAAATGGAATACCAATTATAGCTTTTAATGTCAAATATTTTACCGAGAACTGTGTTTCAGAAAGTGAAATTCAAAGGCAGTTAGCAACTATGCCATTAGAAATTGGTAAAGCTTTTGATAAGTGGAGAAAGACAGGTAACAAAGGTAAAAATTGGATAGTTCTTGATTGGCGTAAAACAATTTATATTACTAATGGCAGTACAGACAGAGATAAATGGGGTGTTCCACTTGCTCTAACCTCTCTTGATGAAATTATGTATGCTAATTATTTTGTTGATACTAAACGAGGTGTTTTGAGTAACATCAATAATAATTTAGTTTATGAAACATTTCCACTTAGAGGTGATGGCTCAGGTAAGAGTACATTGACAGATGCTCAACAGAGAGAACAGCATAATGTATTAAAAAATGCAGTTTCACAAAAGAGTAATAGTCAAAGAACTGCTGTAGTATCATTGGCTGCTGGTACACAGTTAAATAATTTAAAAATAGACACAAGTTTATTTGATGAGAAAAACGAAAAGTCAATTAAGGATAATATAGCTGAGTCATTAGGTTTTTCTCCATCAGCTTTATATGGCGGTTCAAAGTCAAGTGGCTCAAATTATGCAACTGCTCTTTTGAATTTGGAGTTAGTAGCAAGTGATACATATTCAATTATTGAAAAGATCGTAGATGAATTAAATAAGTGTATCAACTTTAATATTATTAAAGATGTTAATAATATAGTAAATATGTACATTCTTCCTATTACATCCTTTAATAGAGATAAATATTTTGATAAGTTTAAATCTATTTATTCAGATTGCGGTGGTGCTATGACACCTTTGATTGCTGCGACTGGTATAGAACCTGATGTTTATATTGACATTATGAAATTTGAACGAAATCAAAATTATGAAGAATTATTTCCCCCACATCAATCAATGTACACCTTGAGTAATAAAAATAAGCAACAAAATACAGACGATAAAGGTGGTAGACCTGAAAAGGATAGTTTAGAGAACGAGAATACAATAATATCTAAAAATAATAATGCAAATATTTCCCCTTCTCCAAATTAATAAATTAAATATTAATAATACTCTAAGACCGCTACTATAAGCGGCTTTTTGTATATGTGGAAGATGGCGAGTGAACCTTCCAGCCTTAATGCTTTTGAGCAGGAGGTGAAATTATAAAAAATGTTTTTATATGAAATTAGCAATCAACAACAAGCAGGCTATGTTAAATGCAAATTAGCACTTCATGAAATATTTGATAGCAATGACAAATATCAGAACAATGGTATTTCATGGCAAGAACCATATGTAACTAATAATTTAAAGTCTGCTATTGGTGCATCAATTACTGCCGAATTTACAGATGACGATAAAACAGAAATTTGGTCACATGGTATGACAGGATATCGCAATGGAGTATTGCAATGTGCAAATGCAAGTATTGTTGGAAGTATTGTAGATGCATATGTGACTGATATTAATTTAGATGGAAAATTTATAAAAGTGCTTATGGCAGATTGTAAATTAGATTATATTCGGCATGGAGCATTTATTGATCATTATAGACAAATGTTTAAAGAGCATGGACATATGTATGGTTCTGTTGAAATAACAGGTACGGCAGAAAACAATAATCAAATTGTTTATAAGGATAATTTTACTGGCACAGGACGAGTACCGACAGAATATGAATATAGCGGTTTTGCATTATTGGATTCTTTTGTTGGACAAGGTGATGATGCGGCAATAGTTGTTGAATTAAATGCTAAACATACACAAGGAGGAAAAGAAATTATGGATATGGCACAGTTGGTTAATGAAATCTCTCAGAAGATTTCTGATGAAGTTAATAGCCTTAAAGACGAGTTTAAATCAAAGAAAACAATTGAAGAACTTGAAGCTCAGGTGTCGGAACTCAATGAGAGAATTACAAGTTTGAATGACACGATTAATAGTAAAGATGTAACAATCACAGAGCTAAATCAGCAGATTGAGGATATTAAAGCTGAAAAATCTGTTTGTGATAAAAAGCTTTCAGAGATTGAAAAAGTTAATGAATGTAACTCTTTAGAAGAAGCATTGAAGCCTTTTAGTGAAGATGAGAAAAAGTGCGTAGAGGCTGAAATTAATTCATTTAAGGAGAGTCCATTTGATAGCAAGATGTCTATAGATGAAATCGTTACTAAAATTAAGGCTACTGCATTTGATAAGATTCAGGCTGATAAGAAATCAAGTGAAATTAATTCACTTGGCATAGGTTCATTGTTTATTGATGTTGATATGCCTGACGAAACAAACCTTGAAAAAACAGAAGAAACTGATATTTTTGATATTTAAAAAAGGAGAGAATAATTATGGTTAAGTTTAAAATGGTTGGCGACTATAAGAACGCTCGTAATATTGGCAATCTTAAAGCCTCCGTAAATCTTAAGAATGGTAATCTTGTTACCGTTGACAGAGCAACAGGCACTGTTGCTCTTCCGACAGCTACTACTGCAAAGAAAGGTCTTTGGCTTGTACAGAATGAAAGAGAACCAGTAGAATATATCGGTTCTACACCTGAAAACATTATAGCTATTGGTGAGCCAGTAAGACTGTTTGATACAGCAACACTTAAAGATGTTGTTCTTGAAATTGACGATTCTGTACTTACGACTGATTACGCTTCAATTTCAAAGGGCGATACACTTGTAGCTGACACAAAGGGTAATTATGAAAAGTCATCTGATGCTACTGGTTATGAAGTTACATTTACCGTTTTGGAAAAGACAAACTACTGCGGTCACGGTCTTAGTATTTCTGTAAATGTTTGATAAAGGAGGAATGAATAATTATGTTTTCAATTGAGCTTAATAACGCACAGAGAAAAGAAGTAAGAGTAAAGAATGTTGATAAGATCAAAAGATATGCTGAAATTAATATGGCACTTCTTACAGGTCAGGATACAACTGCGTATGGTAAGGAAGTTGATGAAGTAGTTAAGTTTATGTCTCAGCTTGGTGCAAGAGCTGCACAGAATGATGAGACAGCTAAAGCTGAAATTAATACAATTGTAAAGATTGGTATTGAGCCACTTCTTGTAAAGCAGATGCAGGTTTATCAGCTTTTTGGTAATTATAGATCTATTGGCATGGATGAAACTCCTGTTGTACATACATGGACATATGAAAGTCTTAATGCTGATATTCAGGCAAAGGGTTCAGATGTATCATTTGCTGACCGTAAAGAAGTTAGTTATACTATTCCTACAAAAACTATTTCTGCTGGTATGAGATACAATTATCGTGACTTTGAGTCAAAGAATTTTGTAGGTACAAACGCACAGGAAATTGAGCAGATTCAGACAACAATGCACAATAAAGGTGTTGCTTATGTTATTGATACAATTGTATCAGCTTTAAAGAATAACACAACAGGAGTAAAGTTCTACGGTGAATATAATGACGAACCAACACAGACTGCTACTGATGATATGATTAAGAAGATTCGTAGAATGGGTAAGGTTAGTGTTCTTGGTGATTTTGATAAGATTGCTACAATTTCTGGCTTTAATGGTTATCAGAATCCAAACTCAACAACACTTCCCTTCTATACACCTTCACAGGTTGATGAAATTGCAAAGCAGGGTTATAACGGTGATTACAAGGGTTCAAGTCTTGTTGTACTTCCGAACGCTTATAATTTCACAAAGCCTCTTGCAGACAAGACTGCTTTTGAGACTTATTATAATCCAGATCACATTTTCTTTGTACCACAGAATGGTCAGTCTCCTATTAATATTATTCGTAGAGGTGGCTTGACAACAATGACAGGTAATGATGTATCAACAGGTTCAATTCTTACAAGATTTGATATGGAAATTGGTGCAGATGTTGTTAAGGGTAGAGAATTTGAGATTGGTTGCCTTACAAAGTCAGCGTAATAATTATACTTAAATTAATTATTTTGTTTAATACGGACAGGTTAGTTATTTAATCTGTCCGTAAATATATTTATAAAGGAATGATATTTTTTGGCAAGAGGAACTACAGAAACGACAATTAACACTGAAGGTAGAATTGCTATTACCAATTTGCGTGGATATGCTTTGCATTTTCGTGATAGTGACAATCGCTCTGATATTATGATTCCCGCAGGTGTAAAAGGCTGGAAAGGCTTGACTTATAGAGAAGTTGAAAATCAAGTGGCAATGGACAATAAGATGTTTACTGGAAGTGATACTAAAGGTTCTAATGCCCGTATAGTAATTGATGATGAATCGGTCAGGAAAGCTATTTTTCACATTGATAATATTGATGAATTAAATACTAAAACTTTAAGTTTAGATAGTGTTAAGAGTTTACTTAAAATTACAGATATAAAAGCATTTAGAGCAGAAATTGCCAAATATGTTAATAATGAAGGTGACAAACAGGCATTTATTGATCTTGCAAGTCAGGCTGGTATTGATAAAGCAACGGTTGCTCAGAAAAATGCAATTGAAAAAATAACAGGTTATAAATTTTCCAAGAAGGCTGAAGATGGTGAATAAAAAATAATTTTTTAGGAAGGGTGTTGTGTGTGAGCGAATTTGAACAAATTATAGAAATTTTTGAAACTAAATATGTTGATGCTTCAACTCTTCCTAAAGAGTTAATATCATTGTGGGCGAAGCTTGCAATTGCAGATTACGAAAGAGAAGTAAGTTCTTTAAATTTTGATGTACAAAATGAAGTTTTTAAGAACGGCATATCTTTAACAACTATGGATGTAATAGCCAATATTATGAAATTGTATTATCTTGAAAGAGAATTTGATCGTCAAAATAAAAAAATTAATATTGTTGGTAAAGATTTATCTCTCAATGATACTTCAAATGCTAAGAAAATGACTTTAGCGGAATTGGAGTATTTTAAATCTAAAGTAAATTTATTACTCGATCAGGCAAAAATGCCTGCATATGGTGGTGAGTCGAATGGCTAAAGAATGGACTCAATTTGCTTCTCCCCCATCCTATACTGGTGGAAATGAATCAAATGATTTTAATTTTTTTAAAGAATTATACTTAGATGATATTTTCGATAGTCCACTTGGTAGTGATTTAAAATATTATCATGGAAAACCAAATCTTGTAAATGATAATGGTGTTTCATTTAAGGGGGTAGTCCAGCAAGTCATTTCTGACAATGATGATAGCAGTAAAAAAAGACAAGTCTTGTGTTCAGTAGGCACTTTAACAAGTGGAGACTACATTAAATACAAGGATAATTTTTGGATTGTTGTTGGATTAGTTGATGATAATAAATTTTATGAAAAGGCAATTATTTATTATTGCAATTGGGTTTTAAAATTTACATTATCGCCTGATTTCGGAAGTAAAGTTGCTGAATACCCTGTATATTGTACTAATTCTACTCAATATAATAGCGGTGTAAAAAATGCTATAAATACAAAGTTTGGCAGTGCTCAATATTTAGTTTATATTCAAAGTAATGATGAAACTAATATGGTTGAGAGAGATACCAGATTTTTAATTGACAAAAATAATTTAAGACCAACTGCTTATAGAATTACGCAGGTAGATGAAACAAGTAAGTCTTTTAATAACAAAGGCGTCAACATTTGGACTATTATGGAATGTCAGACAGAATATATGAATGATGATATACATAATGGTATTGCAAATAAAGTTAAGCAAGAAGTTGTGAGCGATAGTTATAAAAATCATAATATTTCAACGAATAATCAAAATTTATTAGACGAATGGGCGTGAGCATATCGCAAGATTAGACAATTTAAATATTTATGAAATGCAAATTTTAAAGAAACTTTGTGAGAACATTGATATCCAAAGACTATTGGATAACGGTGATCCATCATATGATCCTCATACTTTAAAATGGGATTATGTTAGACCAGAGGTTTATTATCCTAAAGTTGGCGATGCAGCTCGAACTTATATTACTTTTGGCATTAGTGGAGATGTTTATGGTGGCAAAACAGAAAAAATGTTATATGTTAATTTTTACATTTATTGTCATGACAGTTTGCTACGAACAGATAAGGGTAAAAGAACCACTTTGATTGCTTCCGTTATAGATAAATTGTTTAATGGCACACATGATATTGCATTAGGTGAAATGCAATTAACGCAGTTTGATGGAAATTTCAGTGCCACACAAGATTATCATGGGTATCATTTGATATATGCAGTTCGAGATTTTAATAACCTCTCAAATAGTGACACATTAAGTTATGCAAAATAAAATATTTTTAGACAATTATATTAAAATTAATGATTATGTTGAATTGTACATTCCAACAGTGCGTGAAGTATATAAAAATGAAGATGATTATTATTTGTTATCATATCATTTAACCGCTATGCCTTTCACTCGCAGGGCTGAATTGTGGTTAAATAAAATAGATTACATTACTTTGAATTTTTATGATTTGTTTACTTACGCATTGTATGAAATGAAAGTGCTTGCTTCTAATGATACACAAATGATTACGAAGGTGTTTGGGACACATAAAAAGAGCAACCCAAACATTGGTAATTTATTTTTTAGAGGGTTTGATATAAAAAATATTGAAATCAGATATACAGAGGACAAACATTATCTTGTTGCAGATAGTACAAATCAACATATTTTATTTGATGAAACTGACATAGATAAAACGGCAGAAGTTTTAAGAAAAATTATAGGTGAAAAGAAAGACAATAGAAAAGAGGATGCTAAAGGTGCTTCTGGTAGATATGTTCTTGAACGAGCTGTAAAAGTATTAAAGAGAAAGCTAAAAAAAGAGGCTGAATGTCCACGACAGTACAGTATCATTGAGTCGTATATTGTAACTTTGGTTAATAATAAAGATTTTAAGTATAATTTTGGAACTGTAATGGACATGAGTTATGTCGAATTTATTTTGTCAGCTAAACAAATTTTACAAAATATTCATGTAGCAAATATTGACTTGGGAATATATACAGGCAATATTTTAGCTGATAAATTAACCGATAAAGACCGTTCTTACTTTGCTTTAGAAGTAATTAAGTAAGAATGGTCTTTATTATTTTTAAGGAGGAATTATTTATTATGTCAAAGTTAAATGTAAATAATGTTGTTTTCACAAGCGTTGACACTGTTGATGTGTTTACACCAATGTTTGGCTCATATAAATATACTTGTGATGAAATTACAAGTTTTGTAGTAAATAACGGTCAGACAAACACTGATATTGTTGGTGGTAACGGTGCTATTATTAACACTCTTAAAAGAAATCCTAATGCAACAATTAGTTGGACTGCTGGTGTTGTTGACGCTAATATTATGGCTGATGAACACGGTACAGAAGTTGTAAATGGTGCAGTGACAATTGGTTGGAACGACACCGTTAAGATTGCTTCTAATAAAGCAGAATTAAGTTTTATCCCTGTGGACAACCCACTTATGATTAAGGTTGGTGATATTGAATATACTGTCGGTAAGGCTGCTGAGAAGGGTAAAACAGTTACATATACACAAGGTAGTAAGACTACAAAAGCATCTATTACTTTTGCCGAAGGTGAGTATACAGATGGTACAGAAGTTCATGTAAAGTATGATCGTCAGATTCTTGCAAGTTATGTTGATAGAGTTTCAGATAAGGTTTCTGAAAAGATTGCCATTAGAGTAACTGGACAGTGGGAGGACGCTTGTAACACTGTTCGTAAATGGGAGTTTGATGTTTATACTCTTGACCTTACTGGTGAGTATGAAACAAATATTAGCGACAGTCAGACAAATCAAACTTTTGAGGGTAAAGCTCTTAAGACAAGATGTGGTGGTTCAAAGATTCTTACTCGTTGGAAGTTCTTTGATGAAAATGAAGAGGATTATACTACAGCATAAGGAGTGATAATATGAAGGTTTATAAAACCTGCCCTATTTGCTCTAAGCCTTTTAATCCGTGTAGAATTGGCATTGCCACAACTGGTACTTTTAATTGGAGAGAAGTAGCTTGTTCGTTTGAATGTGGTCAAAAATATCTGCTTAAGATTGAAGAAGAAAAGAAACCTAAATCAGCTAAAGAGTTTGCAGATACGGTAATTGAAGATGTGAATAATTTACAAAATGTTATTATTACAGATGATATTGACGAAAGCACATCAACCTCTAAGGCTACAGACCTTAAAAGCAATAAAACCAAAATAAAAAGTAAAACGAAGTCGAAGTTTACTGAGGATGAAATGATTTAAAAACATAATTTTAATAAGGGAAAATAGACAAAGCCTACTTTCCCTTATTTTTTATAATGTGATTATTTATGAATAAGAGTAATAGGACAAAATTTAATGTAGATAAAAATACGGCAAAAAGAATGTCCGATGATGGCATTGTTTTTGATAGTATTTTAGAGAAAAATTTTTATCAAGAAGTTATTTTGCCCAATGTGCAAAGTGGTATTATTGTTGAATATGAATTACAAAAAAAATATATATTACAAAATGACTTCAAGAGAAAAAAACATACTGTCAGGGCAATCACTTATGTAGCTGATTTTTATGTCAAACTATATAACGGGAAAGAATTTGTTTTGGATACGAAAGGTATGCCCGATTCTGTTGCCAAAATAAAAAGAAAACTATTTTGGCATAATTATCCTTTAATTGATTATTATTGGGTAGCATACTCTAAAATTGATGGTGGCTGGTTGGATTATGAGTTTATACAAAAGCAAAGAAGAATTAGAAAACGACATCCTGAACTTGCGTCACATAATAAAATAGAAAATCAAAGATTGTTAGAGGTGAATTTTTTTGAAAAAATTGACAAATACACAGGTTAAAGAATTAACTAAAGTCAAAAGTTACTCGAAAAAATATGTTTTTGATTCGGGTGATGAATTACTGTATACAGAATATGCATGGATTGGTCAGGCAACACAATTAGATATGATTACCAGCATAGCAGAACAAGTATTGTTTATAGATGACGATTATTGTCCTCAGTATTTAATAGTTGCAAATTATGTTGCGTGGTTAAACGTATGTACTGATATACCTCTTGTAATGAAAAAGATAAAATATAACAATAGTGTTATTGAAGTAATTGATTTTGAAACGAATTATAATGTAGCCCAAACATTAATTCATACCAATGGCATCCCTCTATGTTTGGATGTAATTGCACATATTATAAAAGAATATGTTGACGATAGACTGATTGTTAATCATAATCGTCTTAAAACTAAATTAGAGACACTTACTTCAAATTGTGAAAGAAGTGTCTCTATTATTATGAATATTAGTAATGAGTTAGAAAAAATATATAAGGATACTGATATTATGACTGGATTACAAGATGTAGCAAATGAAATGAATGGATTAAACAAAAGGTTGGATAGCAATGCCAGTGATAAAATAATAAATATGTTGGCAAACAAAGACAGTGATTAATATGGCAGAATTTAAATCTTTAGCAGACTTATTTAAATCAGTAAATAAGGATATTGATCAAGCTTTAGATAGTGGTGTTAGTGATTATGTAACTCAAGTGGCTATTAGCTATGCTAAACAGAGAGTGTATAATAGATATCGCATTCATTATGAACGCAAATCGAGACCGCATTATGTCAGAAGGAAGAGTCTTTTGCAGGAAGAAAATTGGAATAGCGAACTTATATCACAACCTGCAATTGAAATTGGTGTTTCAAATCATACTGTCGCAATTTATAATACGGCAAAACCTAATAAGGTATTAAATGATAAAGGCGAAGCAGCGAATAACACAGATGAGATACAAAGTTTGCCTGAATTAATTGAACTTGGACAAAAAAAATATACGCAAAAATTTGGTGGCGTTGGCTATATGTTTAATAATTTATCTACTAATAAATATAGATATTTGCAAGCCAGACCTTTTGTACAAGCAACTGTAAAACAATTAAATAGTAATGATATATTATCAACGGTATTTGATACTTGTTTGATAATGAATGGTTATCGAATAAAAGATTAAGAGACGGGTTTCCTGTCTCTTTTTTATTTGTAGGTGGTGAATAAAATGGCAGGAAACACTAATCATGAATCAACAATTTTAGTCACAGCTAAGTTGGATGAAGCTCGTAGTGCTGAAGTTATCAATAATCAATTAAAGACTATAAAATCAAAATTAAACAAGGTAGAAGTTGATATCGGTGTTAGTAAAGCAACTTTGTCTAAAGGTTTAGGAAATATTAAATCTGACATTCAGAAACAATTTTCAACAATTAAACTTGATTTAGGACAAGCTAATATTGATAATTTACTTAATAAACAAAGCATAGAAGAAGCAAGGGTTAAATTGCAAAATTTAGCTGCTGAAATAGGTAAAGATTTAGGACAAATTGATAAAATTAGATTTACTAATTTGCAAAATGGTCTTGTTGATTTTGAGCAAGGGACTCAAGCTGTTGTTACATATGTAGATAAACTTAATAATGGTTTAACAAGAACAACTGATTTAGTTTACAGAATGAATACGCTTGTAGATGAAAATAGTGGTGGGACTATTCAGGAAATGTCTGCAAATGTCTCTCGTATGATTGAAAATTATTCTAAAATGGATAAAGCAAAAAATCAAAGAGAGCAAGCATATTATGAAGAACTACAAAGAACGAATAAGGAATTAGCGGAACAAGAAAAACAACTTCAAAAAGTTGCACAGACGGAAAAAGCTGTTCGTAGTAACATGCACTCCGCTGGACAACAAATGTATAATTTGCCTACTCCTACTACTTCAACAGAAGCATCTGCAACGGCATATAGTGCAGTAGTGAGTCAATATGAAAAAATAATATTATTACAACAGCAATATAATAACAGCATGAATGGCACAGGCAAGCCATTGTCTACTGAACAACAACTGCAATCGTTAAAACAAATTGATATTGAATATCAACAGTTGCTTGATTTGGTAAGTCAATATAAATCTGAGGTTACTTATGCTAATAAAGCTGCAAATAGTCAAAATCAAGCAGTTGCAAAGTTACAACAAGAAAATCAGCAACAATCTCTTTTAAATTCAAAAATTGAAAAAGCTCAAGCTGATATTATTGCTTTATCTAATGCTTGGACAAATATAAAGCGAAATCCTGTGTTGTTAAATGAATTAAATCAACTTATTGCTAAAAGTAAAGAGTTACACACTTCTGCTGACTTAACTGAATTCAATACACAATTAGGAGCTTTTAAATCAAAATGTAAAGCTGCTGGCGTTGCTACTGCAAGTTGGGTAAGTGGCATTAAAGATGCGTGGACACATTTTAGTTATTTTTTCGGTGCATCAAGAGTATTTTATGCCATTATTCAAAGGACTAAAGAGTTATATAATAATGTCAAAGAACTTGATACTGCTATGGTGGCTTTAAAAAAAGTTACTGATGAAACAAGTGGTACATATTCAAGATTCTTATCAGATGCAAAGCAGTCATCAAAAGAATTGGGTGCAAGTCTAACAGACTTTGTAAACTCTACGGCTGATTTTGCAAAATTGGGTTATTCTATTAGTGATTCTTCCGAATTGGCTAAAGTGGCTACAATGTACTTAAATGTAGGCGATGATTTAGATGGTATAGATGACGCTACATCAACCATTGTGTCAACTTTAAAAGCATTTAATATGACCGCAAGTCAATCAGAAAGTATTATAGATAAATTAAATGAAGTTAGTAACCGATTTGCAGTTAGTTCTGGTGACTTAGGACAAGGATTAGCAAATTCTGCGGCAGCATTATCAACGGCAGGCAATGATTTAAACGAAACAATTGCATTATTAACCGCTGGTACAGAAATTACTCAAAATGCCAGTGAAATGGGTAACTCTATTAAAGTGTTAAGTATGCGACTTCGTGGTATGAAAGGTGAATTAGAGGCACTTGGCGAAGATGTAGATGATAATGTTGAATCCATCTCAAAAATGCAAACTCAAATTTTAAATCTTACTCACGGTAAAGTCAATATATTTGAGTCTAATGGTGATTTTAAATCTACATATGAGATAATGAAAGAAATCAGTGAGGTTTATAGTAGTCTTACTGATCCTGAAAAAGCTCAGTTATTGGAAACAATCGCCGGCAAACAGCGTGGCAACCAAATTGCTGCTATTTTAACAAACTTTTCTCAGGCTGAAAAATCATTAGCAGTATCTATGAACTCAACTGGTTCAGCAGCTAAAGAACAAGCAAAATGGATGAATAGCATTGAAGGTCGTTGCAATCAATTGCAGTCTGCGTGGGAGTCTTTAAGTACAAGTATGCTTGATGACAAATCGGTAAAAAATACGATAGTTGGACTCACTGGATTGGTTGACGCTTTAGATGACATTATTAATACTATTGGTTTATTTCCTACTGTTATTGGTGCACTTGGTCTTGGTTTGCTAATAAAGAATATAAACAATATTAAATCTACTATAGTAGGCGTTAGTAGTGCATTATCTCAAGTCAATCAAGTAACCAGCCTTAATGCAAATGGACAATTGTTCACTCTTGATGCTAACGGAAATTCTACTGGTCAATTGACAGATGTTGCAATTATGAAATATCAGTCAGCATTGGAAGGATTGTCTGTTTCACAACAAAAAGCTGTATTGAGCAGTGGTGGATTAAATCAAGCAATGCAAGAACAAATTTTGTCAAGTAATCTTTTGGAAAATAGTACAAAAACACTTTCTTTAACTGATACTCAATTGCTTTTGTCAACTGCAAATATTAGTGAAGAAGAATATGCGAATATACTTGCTTTTACACAAGGTAAACTTGCCGTTGATGGATTAACAGATGGCACAAGGCAATTAAGTTTAACAAATTTAATGTTATTAAAAGAACAAGGTCTGTTATCAGAGGCAACTTATAAGCAAGTTGAGGCTTATTTGGTGCAAAAGAATACAATGAGCAAGTTAAGTGGAGCTGGAGTTTCTTTAAAGGCTATGTTTAAATCTGTCGGCACATGGATTGGTATAGCAACTATGGCTATTACTGCTGGCATTGCTATTTGGAACGCTTACGATCAAGCTCAGCAAAAAATTTATCAAGATACAATACACAAGGCACAAGAAAGCGCAAGTAGTATTGAAAAAGTTTATCAAGCATGGGACAGTTATGCGTCACTTGATAGTTCTGCAACTGAAAAAGAAAAGCAATCTGCAATTGACAATGTTAATGAGCAGTTAAAAAATAAAATTAAGTTATTAAAAGATACAACTGATGCAGAGAAGGAATATGCTGACGCTGTTAAAAAATCAAATTCAGAAGATTTCAACAAAGCAAAAACTGATGCATATACTGCGGCAACGAAAGCAAAAGAAAAAATTAAGTCAAAATGGACTTCGGATTTTCAAAGAAGTATAGTATATAATGATAAAACTAATGATGGTGATAAGCCCGAAATAAGTGATCAGGCTTATGGAATTATAAAAGACATATTAGGCAAATATGCTACTCAGAAATACACTAATGCCAAAGATATATATGGAAATGTAATTAGTGGTATTTCATATGGTCTTGGAGTAAATGTAGATACATCTAATATAAAATCTGTATTAGATTATTATGATAAAGTGCAAAAGGCTATTGCTGACATTGAAAGTGAGGCAGAAAAACTTGGCGGTAAACAGGGCGATAAATTATTGTCGTCTGATGTATATAATCGTTTGAAAAGTATATTTGCCGATGATGAAAGTAAACAAGATGATTTATATGACTTAATCAGTAACTATGTTGATAATCAAGCAAATTATATTATTTCAAATACAGAGTCTGCTCTTGGACTGCCAACAAGTACAGAAGAATTTGCTAAATTTAAAGAGTCTTGTGAAAAGGCTACCGATTCAGAGACTGTTCAAGAAGCTGTATTAAATAGACTGTCGGAGCTATTTCCTAAATTAGCACAAAATACAGAAGAGGCTACTACCGCTACTACTGCATGGAATTATTCTATTACATCATCTAAAGTTGATGATAAACTTGGTTCTGCAAAAGATGCTTTAGATGATATCGGAAAAACTTATAAAACGCTTTCTGGCGTTGTTGAAGATTACAACACTAATGGATATTTAACATTAGAAAATCTTGATAGTATTATTGATGCTGGTGACGATTATATAAGTGCATTGTTTAATGAAAATGGACAATTGGAATTAAATAAAAATGCTTATATTAAATTGGCAAAAGCTAAGATTGAGAATTTAAAGTATACACAATTACAGTCTGCTTTAAGCGATATAAATGCGTTATCAAACGCCACTGAAGTTGCTACGACCGATAAATTAACTAATAGTACACTTAAACTAACTGAAGCAACTCTTACAATGGCTGCTGCTAAAAAAATTGCAGAAGGTATTGATCCGAAAAAAGTATATGGTGTTATTGATAGGTATTCTAAAATCATTACTATATATGATGAGGCTGAAAATCAATTAGAAAATAATACTGATGCGTTTTTTGGTTATACAAAATCTACCGATAAAGCTACTGATGCTTTAGAAAAACAAAAGGATACTTTAGAAAAAAATAAAGATGCTTTAGAAAAGCAAAAGGACGCTTTAGAAGATGCGAAGGACTCAACAGAGAACGGTATAGATAGTATCAAAGACCTGATTGATTTAGTTCAGGAAATGATACAAAAAAATAAAGAACTTGAAAAAGAAGGTCTTGAAAAGCAAAAGAAATCTCAAGATGATATTATTGATAAATATAAAGAGCAGTTAGACCTTCAAGAAGAACAAATTAAAAAAGCAAAAGAATTAGCAGAAAAAGAATCTGATGTAGCAAAAAATGCTTTAAGTGTTGCAATTACAGGTCTTGACGATTCTTCAGCGGGTAAAAAGGCAAATAAAGAAGCTCTTGATTCTTATAATGATAGTAAAGATGATTTATCTGACACACTTAGAGAAGATACATATAATGATCGTATAGATGCTTTAGATAAGTTAAAAGAAGCTAATGATAAGTATTATGATGATAAAATTCAGTTAATTGAAGATTATCTTGGTGATGAAGTACGATTATATAAAGATGCTTGTAGTATGATTGATAACGATAACGGACAATTGTATAGTCAATTATCCGCATATGTACAGCAATACACTACTACTTCTGAAGCCGAGTTTAATCATATGTGGACTGAGGCACAAAATGCTTTACAAGCATATAACACTGATAATTTATCGACTATTGATTTACTTAATGTAATGCAAAATCATATCTATGATTTGACAGGACAAATTGAAATTTATCAAACTCAAATTGATAATGTTAGCGATGCTATTGATAGTGTTAGTAGTTCTATTAATACTATTAAGGATAACATTAATAATAATGCCAGTGCGATTACTAATAATGCACAAGCTGTTATGGACTACACTGATAAAGCTAATAAGCTGAAAGAGGCATTAGGCGAAGCTGTAGAAAATGGTAAGAAATTTCGTAAATTATATGACTCTCCTATCGGTCCGGTTCAGCAAAGAAATTATAACAACCCTAAACCATTTTTATACGGATCTCCTATTGGTTTTGTGGCTGGTAAACACGCAAGTGGTACAAAATCAGCCAAAGGCGGTTTGTCTATTGTTGACGAAGAGGGCATCGGTTCAGAACTTATCCCTACATCTCTTGGCAATGGCAGATATACAATCTTACCACAAGGCAACCCTGTATTTAGCAAAGCGATGACAAATGAATTGTTTGAATTTGCGTCAGCCCCAACTGATTATTTTGCACAGAAGTTTGGCTCTGAAATAACACCGAATGTTGTGAACAATAAATCAACTGTTGTTTCCCCTGTTATTAACATCAATGTGCAAGGTGATGCTACTCAGGCTACTGTTAATGCACTGCACAAGGAATCCGAAAAGATTATGAATAACACTATCAAAAGACTTATGTCATATACCGTAAATAACAGACATATTTAATTGTATATTATGAATAAATGCCAACCCTTGTGACACAATAAATGTGTATATTTCATCCCGATTTTACAGAAAAGTCTTGACTTTTGCACAATATATAGTATATAATACTTCTATGACGATTGTGACAGTAATACAATGCATGAGGGTTGGCATATACTGAACATAGTCATAATGATATAGGGCATAATAATGATAGGAGGATTTATATGAAAACTACCATTAAACCTAATGCCATAAAGATAGAATATAATCAAGACAGCTTTATGATTATGTTTGCCCAGATGGACGAAAATGAAAATATTCTTAATGAAATATGTATACAAGTAGATCCCAGAAATATGTTGTCTATTACTGCTCCTATAATAGAAGCAGTGTCAGGGTATCAGGACAATTACGATATAGATCTTGGTATGCGTATTCAAGTAAGAGAAAATGACGCTGCAAAGGAGGAATAACTATGCATGCCTCAAAGTTGCAAGCGATTTCTGATATAGATAAAAAATATACTATTATCGTTGATTCAAATACAACGCATAAAATGCTTAAAAAAAATGCGTCAGTTGTTCAGGGGAAAAATTATGTAATTTCAAATCTCTTATATGAAAATGACTATTTAGAGTTTGCTTACAAGATTAAGCGTGTGTCACCAGAAACAATTACGGTAGGCATTAGAAGATTATCTGAAAATAATATTGAATATTGGGTAATCTATGACCATCCCAATGAGCATCTATTGGATTTGGTGGCTGATGTATATATTGACAACCATCGTGACTTTAATTTCAATGTCGAGATTGTGAATATTAGTAAAGCAGAGATGAAAGAAGTTACTCATATTAGATTTCAAGACGAAGTGTAAAAATATATTTAAGGAACAGAGTATGAATGAGAAAATATATAATACGCATATAGAACAAATGAATCATAATAAAAACTTCATAAGTTTTGGTATTAGCAATTCTAAGGAATCTTTTTTAGATTGGGAGATTGTAGCATATTTTTATACTGCTGTTCATTTGATTGAAGCTGTATTATGTAAAGAATGCGGTATTGATAGTGTAAATAGCCATCAAGAACGCAAAGAATATATATGTGATTTTACAAATATATTTTCTCATCAAGTGCAAAGAGATTATATTAAACTAATTGCGTTAGCACACAAGGCACGATATACTGGGTTTGCTGTGGTGTCTGAACAGGATGGCAGGAATGCTCAAATGTGGTTGGAAAATATGGAATTTGCATTAAGTACATATATGTGAGTACGACATTCTATTAAAAAGAATATTAAAAATATTTAAAGAGAAGATGAAATTTCATCTTCTCTTTTTTATTGCAAAATTAAAAGAAAGGCTGCCGGTTGACAGCCTTTTGTGTTACTTAGATTGTTCCATTTCGTGAGCTAAATAATGTATTGACTCATGATAAGTACACCAATAACTGTTATTAGCTCTTGGTCGGTCACATCCATCTTCAATACAAGTTGATGAACAATTTGAGCCAATCAATGAAAGTAACAGTATTACGCCCACTATAATGCCAATGGTAATCAGTTTTCCACTATTGTTTTTAGTGTTATTTGCATTCATTATTCTTCACTCCCTTTTTGTTTTATTTTACCATAATATTTTTATTTTTACAAGTAAGATTATATATTTATCTATGTTTTTATTAAGGAGGTGTTTTGGTTGTTTAGAGATTGTTATTTTACTTACAACGATGTGTACTCAGGTGATTATAATTTAATTTTAGCTTTCGTAAGCGATGATAGTAGTGAGTTTAGAAGTGGTGGTGAATACGAGCCTACTACTGTGACTCTCCCCCATAATGCTCAACAGCTTTTATACAATCTTAATTATGCTGAACATCCGCTTGAATTTTCTGTTGAAATTATTAGTCCAGAAGATAATATTCCAGCCGAAATAATGATTGAAATTAAAAATTGGTTATTCGGACAAGACGGTTGGAAACGACTTTACTTACAAAACGACACATCCGACTATTACCTCAACGCATTATTTATTCCTGACAGTGATATTACCGATGCACGAGGCTATAGAGGTTTGCGTTGTAAGGTACAAAATGATAGTGGATTTTGGTATCAGGATAACGAAGTTGAGTTTAAGGGAGTTACATCTAAACCGTCAAATACAGGGCAAACATTATCTTTTGAAACTACAATTGATATTGAAGGACAACCTATCAATAACAAAATTTGTCCTATTATTGATTTAAAAATCGGACACAACTGGACAGAACATCAAATAGATTACACATTATCGAATTATAGAGTATATGTCGGAAATAAACTTAATAAGTCTATGTTCGTTTTCGATGCGAATGTGAATTATCATACAAATAAAGATGCAGTATATGAACTGGACACTAAATATGGAATGGTAACAATGAAAGAACCTAATGAAAAAACTTTTCATTCACTCACTCCCCCATTCATTCAATACAATGGAGTCATTAAAGATAATCTCGATTATGTATCTTTATTTTGGCTGGGCAATGGTCAAAATCAGATTTATCTATATATCAAATCCGCAGATAAAACTGATGCTACACATAATTATGCTTACGATGTTTTCGATCCCGATAAAAGCTTAGTTTTAAAGTATACTACAATGCATAGGTTGGGTGGTATTTGATGCAAACACGAAATTACGCACAAGAGACTCCCGACATGGTGTTGTATAGACAGAATAAAAAGACCTCACTTGGCTATGTCAAAAATATACACAATTGGACTGCTGATTATAATTTTGGGACAGCTTCGGAAATGAGTTTTGAAGTACCCAAAAAAGTTTATGACACTCGTACCAACAGTTGGATGGATAATCCCAATTATGATAATCTAAAGCCTGATATGCTTTTGTATCTCAACGATTCAACTGAGTATTTTAAATTTACTGGAGAAAGTTATTATTCAGATTATATGTATATTTTAAAAGGCGGCGGTACACGAAAAGATTATGAGTTGTCATTTGATGTCAATACAGCAATTAGCAATTTCAGAATTAAAAATGAAACTATGCTTTTTGATATCGGCACTACATACGGTTACGAGTGGGTATGGGGCGGCACTATTAATGATGGGATATTTGAAGATTATTCAGAAAGCTTAGACTTGTACAAGCAAGGATGGTATACTTACCAGTATTTAGCCTGTAAAAGTTTTATACCTGTGCATAAAGGCGATGTCATTGCAACAAAATGTTTTAACGGTGACACTCTGCGGTACTCATTTAAAATTCATTACTATAAGGAAGCTAACGCAGATAGCTGGCTTAAATCTGATGATAATTATTATCATGAATCATCGAAACAACCATTCCGAAGATGTGTAGATTTTACAGTAAGAGATAGCGATGGCAACATTGAAAACAATACTGATACTATTGACGAAGGGTATATCCGAATAAGTCTTGTATGTAGTCAAGCAACATATAGCGATAATACTTATCGTACATATATTCCCAATGCCTCTTGGGTGCAAATTTTTTCAAGAGAAAGACTGTGTACACACTTTGAAACAAATAAAAACAAAAACTATGGCATACGAAATGTATGGTGGGTTATTACTAACACAGAAGAAATAAATGATAACGGAAGTAATGCTGTGCTAAAAGTAACAGCCCAGTCTTATGAGATAACTTTATCAAAAAGAGCGTTTTCTTTATCAAACAGTACATTACCACTATTTGTGCCTGATCATATTAACGACCTTGTTACCAGTGATAATTGGTATTACGATTGTTATGGCAACACAAGACATAAGCAAAAGTTTGTCCGAGGATTGCTGAATCAAATACTTGACTATCTTCCACAATGGAAAATAGGATATGTTTCTCAAGCCGTGTGTGTTAGGTATAGAACACTTGACGATGTTGATAATGCAAATGTTTATACTTTTTTAAATAATGATATCGCTTCGTCATACCAATGCTATTTCATTTTTGATTCAGAAAATATGACAATTAATATAATAGATGGAAACATAGAGACAGAAGAGCGGCGGTATTATAATACTGATGAAAAATATTTAGGCACTCATTCCAAGGCAATATTAACATGGCAAAATGCAATCAAAAATACGAATGTTCACACAACTGATGATAGGTGCATTAGTGCATTAAGAGTGCATACATCTAACGATCAATACGGATTAGGGTTAATCAACCCTACGGGAAATAATATATTGTACAATTTTAGTAATATTGAAAATCAATTAGATTATGTGGCTGATGACACTAAAAATAGAACCTTAAAAGAAGCTCTTACGGTGTGGCAAACAAACATTGAAAAACAGTCTGTAAAATATGCTAATAACGGGGCATTATTGATTGAGTGCAATAAGAAGAAAATAGAGCAAGCTTCTAAAGTGTCAAAAGCTTTAACAACATACTTAACAGTCGCAGATACAATTAATACACATCTAATAGACAAATATGGGTTTAGTGACAAACCGCTCCCTAACTCTTCAAGTGGAGAGTTGCGTTATGCTTATCAAGTTCTTGTAGATGACCATGTGCGTATTCCGAGTGGAATGAGAAACCCACCATACGATTACATCAATTACGATTGCTATTACTCCAAATCTTTATATACAAAATTGTATTCGGCAGCAGAGACATATTGGAATACAAAAAATGATTATGATAACGCAGTAACCAAATATAACACATGTTATAACAAGATGCAAACAGTAGCTAAAAAGTTTACACTGAATTACAAAACGGCAATTCAGGCAAACAAAGACGGGATTGCAACAATCCTCTCCCCCGCTGAAATTTTAGAACTTCAAAATTACATTACTGAAGGAGATTGGACAAATGACAATGTTGTATTTAGTGATACCTATTCCGCTAATGATATTATAACAACATTGCAAGAAGTAATGGTTCAGGCTAAATCTGACCACGACAATTATCTCAGCAAGCAGTGCTATGAATTTGAGATTGAATCGGCGAACATATTGACGATTCCCGAAATGAAGGATAACATTGCAGATTTAACACTTGGTGCAGCACTATCTCTTGAAGTAAAAGACGGTGATTGGCAGTATCCTATTTTGCTTTCAATTCATATAAATTATGATGATGTATCAGATTTCAGTTTGACATTTAATACAAACTATTCCGCCAAGCCTCTCAAGAAGAGATTTATTGATTGTTTCAATACGATTTCACAAACAAGTGTTAGAAATACAACATTTAATTTTACAGAATAATAGGTGGTGATTATATGATTATTAGACATTTAAGCATTGACTGTGCTTATATTAATAAGGTTCTTGAACCAATCACACAAAGAGAACACGGTGTGACTGAGTTTGAAATTGAGATTAAAAATCACGGTGCTGATATCGACCTTTCAGAATGTACGCTTGCCACCTATTATGGATTAAAACCAGATGAGCATAAAGTAGGTGTTGAATGCAGAGTAGATAAAGATAAAGGTCTGATTTATTTACCTTTGTATTTACAGATGACAACGGCTGAAGGTGTGCTAAAAGGTATTGTAGAATTACAGTTCCCTGAAGGTAATGTAAGATTTTCAGGCGTTAATTTTAAGGTTTCTTTTGCACCAGATGATACAAAGGTTGAAAGCACTGATGATTTTAATGTCTTAGAAAACTTTATCCCTAAACCGACTATAGACGGTGTTGTCGGACAGGTATTGTCTATAGACAGTGACGGTAACACTATTTGGCGAACACTTAAAGAGTTTGACGGTGATTATGCGCATTTGAGCAATAGACCTTCTATCAATGGTGTTGAACTTAACGGAGATAAGTCGCTTGAAGATTTGAACATTAAGCAAACCTATACTGCTGATGATATTCCGTTTGCAGATGGCGAAACTTTCCAACAGAAACTCAACAATGGTGAACTAAAAGGACAAGATGGTGTTTCGGGTACTGACGGAATTACTCCGCATATTGGTGATAACGGCAATTGGTTCATTGGCGAAACAGATACAAATAAACCGTCCCAAGGTACAAACGGCGTGAACGGAAACGATGGTGTAGGTGTTACAAAATCCGAAGTTAATACAAGTGGAGAGCTTGTAATTACATACTCGAATGGAGATTCAATAAATCTTGGCAAAATCGTAGGTAAAGACGGTCTTGACGGTACAAACGGACAAAACGGTTTATCAGCTTATGAAATCGCAAAAAATGGTGGTTTTATTGGTACTGAAGAAGAATGGTTAAAATCTCTTAAAGGTGCTGACGGAGCTAAAGGCGAGCAAGGTGAACAAGGAATACAAGGTGCACAGGGTATTCAAGGCGAAAAAGGTGCACAGGGTATTCAAGGCGAAAAAGGTAAGGATGGCGCTGACGGTAAAACTCCAGTTAAAGGCACTGATTATTTTACTGCCGAAGATAAAACTGAATTTACTGCCGAAGTTGCCAAAAGTCTTGAGGGGAAAATAACGAACAAAGCTAACCTCGTTAACAGCTCGAATATCTTTGATTTTGATGCTTGGGCAAAGGAATTACAAAAACTAAATCCACCAGTTTTTCACGGTAAGCTTGATGAATTGAATTTTGACGAAAAATCAATTACCATTACCCCTACAGAAAGAGACACTTATACGAATGGTTGGCAATTAAATTACACCAAAGTAATGAAAATAAGTGTAAAACCGAATACTAAATATTTGATTTGTTGGCTTACAAATAACAGTAGCAGCAATGTTGTTTGTTTTTTTAACGGAATCACTACCAATAATGTAACAATTCGGGGTGGTAAAGGAACATTTGTCACAAACAATGATACATCATTTATAACGCTTAGGTGTGGTAGCTATAGTAATAGTACTTTCAAGGTTTCCAAAATTATGATTACCGAAAAAGAATCAATCTATTTACCAAATAAAGTTGCAGAAGGTGTCCCAGAGGTTGCAAACGAAGTTTTGACATTTAAAAAGACAACCCAAGAGGTTGAGGACATTAAGGCATATATAGGTTACACCGATGATGACATAGTAGGACTTTGTGTTGACTACGAGAACAAGACATTCACTCGACTTGCTGGTGCAGTCGGACTGTCACAGGGAGCAGACTTTGATAAATTCACAATGTACGGCGGAAGAAAACGCTGTAATGTGTTGGACGACGGAACTATCGTGGCATACTACGGCGACGAAGGTTACACAGAGGACGGCTCCAACGGGCAGGTTATGGTTTTTCAGCCGAAATTCTATTATAAAGTTGTTCCACTCAAATTAGAAAAAAACAACGATTCAAGCATCGGCTATCATCTAAGAAAAGTGAACTATTATGTAAGCTCGAAACCCAAAACAGGCTTTAAGTTGCACCCTGCATTCTTTGATGAAAACGGCAATGCGGTTGATTATATTCTATTTTCAGCTGATGAGGGCAGTATGTTTGATGTTTCCGCAGGAGCTTATGTTAATGATAATGTTGATGAGTCTATCACTTACGAGGACGGTGATTTACTTTGCTCGGTTGCGGGGAAGAAATCTATCAGTGGCTTAAGAAAAGGACTTGGAACTAAGTCAAACCTTGAACAAATGGCACAAAACCGTGGTTCAGGCTGGCACTTGGAAACTATTAAGGCAACAAGTGCAAATCAACTTCTGATGATTATTGAACTCGGCACTATGAACTCGCAGACAGGCATCGGTCAGGGTATTGTCAGCATCACCGATAACAAGGCATATAACTGTTCAAGTTTGACAGGTTCAACCGCTGAACTTGGTAACAGCACAGGTCAGGCAACTGAAACCGTTAATGAAATAGGCGGTACGGAAACAACCTACAATGTAAACGGTAAAGTTTCCGTTACATATCGTGGCGTTGAAAATCCTTACGGTAACATCTTTAAGCACATTCAAGGTGTGAATGTTTGGGGCGACGGCTCTATGTGTGGCGGTCAGCCCTATGTTGCAAATAATTTCACATTCAATGAATCGAAAAACTCTGATAATTATGAAGGAGTTGGATTTACGCTTCCCAATGCAAATGGTTACATAAATGCAATGGGTTACGGCAAAGAAGAATATGACTGGCTTTTACTGCCTTCGGAAATTGGTGGCACATCTGCACTTCCTGTTGGTGATTTCTTCTATGTTACATCAGATTTGAACGATTACCGCATCGTACTTGGGGGCGGTAGTTGGAATTATGGTAGTTTTGATGGTAGTTTCTTTGGGCGTTGTGGCTACAATGTCGGTTCTCGTGACAGAAGCGCTGGCGGTCGCTTACTGTATGTGCCAACTGCCAAAGTATAAGGAGGAATAGTTATGATTGATTACGGAGCGGTAAGAAGCACGGTAAAGCCTGATGCAGTCGAAATTGACGAATATTCGGTGTGGTTGAACAGCGATATCAAAGAAATTGAGATGCAGTCAGAAGATAAAACTCATACCGAGTATGAATTTAATCAGGTACGCTACACCAAAGACGAGTACATTAAGCTGATTGATGAAAGAAACACAACACTCGAATCACAGCTTACCGACACTCAGCTTGCACTATGCGAAATATACGAAGGGATTACAAAGGAATGATGTAAATGGCAAAAATTTATGCGGAATTAATCCGTAAAGGATTCAAAACTATTGATGATGTACCCGAAAAAATCAGGGCGAAGGTGCAGGAAATCTTAAATAATTAAAGAGGAGGGTTTTAAAGCCAAATTATTCGTTATAGTGTACAAGTAATGTTTCTATGCAAGAAACTATGATACACATATTAACGAAGTGATAAGGAGGAAAATAATGAAAACCTACAATAAAATATATACAGTACATGCTTGGAAAGACAACAACAAGTTTTTTACTGTGACACAAGGCGAGGGTGGTATCAAATATCCTCGCCTTATGGTCGTGGATGATAAAGGAGCAATCGACTTAACTGGTTCGGCAGTTACATACACAATAACTCTCCCTCGTGGTTCTGAAGAAATTGTTGACGCAACAATTATAGATGCTAAACGAGGCGTTGTTGAGTTTGAAGTTAAACCCTCTATGACTGCTTATGCAGGTGTGGGTGAAGGCGAACTTAATATCACCATTGATAACAAGGTTTTGAAAATTAGCGGTATTAATCTTACTATTAGCAAGTCAACCAGTGGTCGTGCAATTGAAGCAAGTGAACAGTTTAGTGCATTATTAACCTTGATATCCAAATATTCTAACATCAATCCTGAAAACAAGGATTGGAAGATTTTGGATAATTCTGATATTACGGACACGGCTAAGAATTATCCAAGCATTCAATATCTCCTAAATAATTTTTGGAGTAATAATAATTTTTCGCTATTGAGTGCAACTGCGTATGGTGTTAGTAATTCAGGAGTAGTGACAAGTTTATCGAAAATACCGACAGCTTTGCTAAGCAAAAGATGTCTTTATTTTCCAGCAGGTACTTATAAGTGCAATGGTATTGCTTTGTCTAATATTGATGACTTGACCATTATTTGTGATAATGCTAATTTTGTATTTTACAATCAAGCTACTAATTCGACAGACGCTGCTGAAACGACTGTGCAAGGTTCGTTTTTTAAGTTTAGTAATTGTAATAATTTAACAATTATCGGGGGTTGTTTCGATGGACAACACAAAGTGTCTCAGTGTATTACATTAGTTGGTTGCCAAAACAGTAATATCACAAATGCAACCATTAAAGGTGCAGGAAACAAAGCATCTTCATTTGCTGCTGGCATTAATTTAATTAGAGATTGTTCTCAGTTTAATATCAATAATGTTATTGTATCTGACATTAAGGCTGGTACTGTATCTGAGGATACATTTATTCACGCAGTCGGTATAGGAGTGTCAAGTGTTAATGGTGAGTTTAGTCAACACGGATATATCGGCAATTCTCAAATTAGCAACATTAATGGATACAAAGTTGGCAACAAAGAGCCTGATGGAGATGGTATTTATTTAATTCAAAGACCTTCTGCTGACTGTAGTGGTGATAGTTATATTACTGTATCCAACTGCACAATTACTGACTGTGCAAAAAGAGGCATTAAAGTAAGTACAAGATATACCAACATTGACAATTGTTACATTGATATTGATGGTTGGGGTGCGGCAATTGAAGCACAATACGGTAAGATGACACTTAGAGACTCAACAATACACAATAAGTATGCAAGTTGTGTAACTCTTGATTGGGATAACGGCACTAATTATATTGACAACTGTAAACTTTATGGAGCAGATAAAACTGAAACATCTACGCATGGAGACAAATACACTGGCAATGGCATTGTGCTTAATCAGAGACTGTCTGTAACAGGTACATATTATACCAATGAACCGTGTAGTGTTATTGTACGACATTGCACAATTGAAAATGTGACAAGTCCGTTAAGATCAGGGTATGCAGCAGGATTGACTTATCAGTATCAGTCTATCATTTTTGACGATTGTCAAATAGGACATTATCGTGGTGCATCTGCAATTATGTTTGATGCAAGTATGATTTCGGCAATTAATAAATTATCTTTATCTGATGTTAATTATAAGTATGGTACAACTGAAAACGAGGTACAAACTGCAAATAATCAATACTTTGGTTTAACGAATAGTGGTAACACTCTCGATATTGGTTCAACAACATATATTAAGCCTAATCATATGCTGTACACCAATAATCTTACAGACGATTATAATAAATTGTTTAGAATGTATGACTTGTTAGATAGCGACTTTGGTGCGCCAAAAGCTAATGTATCAGATGTGTTAGAGGATGCTCCAAATATTTTATCGTGTACTAATGGTACATATACAAGCAAAACCAATACTCACTTTAGTGTCGTAGCAACAGACAATACATTGAGTATTAAATGCGATACAGCATACACAAGTGGCAAGTCTTTCGTCTATGTTAAGCTTGATTCATTGGAATTGAAAGGCGGTACATATAATTTCTATATAGATAATATTACACCAGTTTCATCAGATGTGACAATTACTTTCGCAGATTCGTCTTATAACATAATTGATACATCTCTGGAGTTAGCGTTGAATAAGGCTTCCAAGTCATTGATTGTAGACGGTGTAACTAAACCTATTACATATTTACGAGTTAAGCTTGCAGCGAACAAAACAATTGATATGCAATGCACTGTATCTCTTGCTAATCGCAATAAAGTCTTAAAAGGCAATCTTGAGGCAAGAGTTGCAGCGCTTGAAAAAATAATACAAACAAAGGAGTAATAACCAATGTGGTGATTGAATGAGTAATGAAATAATTGAAATCATTAAGACTATTAGTGTATGCTTTGGTTGTGCTACTGCTATATTAACAGTGTTGACTGCTATCGTCACTCCTCTACGCCGTAAAATAATCGGTTGGGTGCGAAATACAAACAACACTAATGACACAATAGAGAAACTGAACAAAATTGAAGAAATGTTAGAGTCTCACATTTCTCTTGATACAGAGAAGTGGGATATGTCGGTTAAGTTGGCTGAAGCAGTGAAGGCAGGTTTGAGAAATAGTATCTTAGAGTTGTGTGACAAGTGCATTGCAAAAAATAGTATCACTTCGATACAAAAGCTCAATTTGATTGACCTGTATAAAGAGTATCACAATCTCGGAGGAGACACATATTGTACTGATAGATATAAACTGGCATTACATTTGCCAGAAAAGAATATTTAAGGAGTTGGTTATATGATTAACTGGACAGTAAGATTTAAAAATAAAACATTTTGGCTTGCACTTATTCCTGCGGCACTTCTGTTTATTCAGGCAGTAGCTAAAGTATTTGGGTTTGAGCTTGATTTTGGTGAACTTGGCAACAACCTTACGGCGGTAGTGAATACCATATTTGCTTTGCTTGCAGTGCTTGGTGTTGTGGTCGATCCTACAACTAAGGGTACATCAGATAGTGAACAGGCTATGACTTATGGTGAGCCTAAGTAATTAAATACAATACATAAAATTAGCACTCATCTCTTAATTGAGGTGGGTGCTTTGTAATTTAAAACAGATGAAGGTGAGGAATAATTATGACAAATGCAAATTTTATTGAACTTGCAATATCAGAGGTACGCAGGTATGTTTTAAATCACTTAGATAAGTCAGATGGTACACCTGTTTTTGACATTTTTGTAGTGTGGTCATGTAAGACTTTGCAAAACCACAAATGCCTTATTAGCACAACATTACACGATGGTATGTACTACGAATGCACATACAATGGCGATAAAAACGAAATGTATCTTGACGCATACAAAAAGTTTGAAAACAAAAAAATTATTTGTGAAAGCGAGGAATAATTATGAGTAATTCAAAACTTGTTGATTACACAAAATTAAGCCCAAACCACAGCGGTAAACGCACACACAGTATTGACCGCATTACTCCGCATTGTGTTGTAGGTCAGTGCAGTGTTGAAACCCTCGGCAATATTTTTATGAACACAGCTTGCGATGCAAGTTGTAACTATGGTATTGGTTATGATGGCAGAGTATTGCTTTGTGTTGATGAAGGTAATCGTTCTTGGTGTAGTTCGTCAAATGCAAATGACCAGAGGGCGGTAACAATTGAATGTGCAAGTGACACAACCGCACCGTACACGATGAATAGCAAAGTATACAACAAACTTGTTGACTTATGTGTTGACATTTGCAAGCGAAACGGCAAAACTAAACTGCTTTGGTTTGGCAATGAGAGCAAGACGCTAAATTATTCGCCAAAGTCGAATGAAATGGTTTTAACTGTACATAGATGGTTTGCAAATAAATCCTGTCCGGGCGATTGGCTTTACAACCGTCTTGGCAATCTTGCAAAAACAGTAACTGCAAAACTTGGTGGTAAAACAACAGATACGGAGGAAGAAGAAATGATTAAATACGGTTTACATAACACAGCTATACTTGCATTCAAGAAACAGTTGATTACACTCTATAATATGGGTATCATCAAGACAAAGGTTGACAACTCGGACGGTTTCGGAGATGGCACTTTAAAGGCTGTAAAAGAAGCACAGAAAGCAGGTAAGGTCACAGTTGATGGTATTGTTGGAGAAAAGACAATCAATGCTATCTATCATCTTATTAATGACGGTATTCGAGCAAAAGACACCAAAATCGCCAATGCTAAAAGGGCACTTGGCTGACAGACCAAAAGATAACACATAAGTTCGTACTGTGATACTTTAGGGTATACGGTCTTGGTATTTCTGCAATGTTTTTCGAGCTTGTGGGGCATAATATATTAGTGATCGCCCTGTGATAATCTGAGGATTCACAGGCAATTATGACATTTAGTGTCAGCCCACTTGGGCAGATTTGTATAGTGGTAACATCTACCTTTAGATGTCAGGAATGCGAACGCAACTACCTTTCTGTAGAATACAGATGAAATGGTTTAGATTCTTGGTCGTAGCACGATGCCAGCGACTCAAAATAATTGGACAGCGAGCGAAGATAAGACTATGGTTGACCAACATAGAGGAAGATAAAGAGGTGGGTTGGTTTATGGCGTACCAATGGTCATAAACGCCAATTTCGTTTTTTTAGAAAGGATGTTAAAAATGTCAGTGCTTGCAGTACCGATAAGTCAGTCTTTCGAGGTAGATAAAAATAAAGTTAAAGATTTTGACAATCAGTCTCACCACAAAAAGCAATGGATATTAGATAGATTATCTAAGTATAATAAAAATGAAATCAAATGGGATTAAAATAATCCTTTTAAATGTTTTTCGCTCACCACTAGCGAATAATAAGTGACTGGCTTGAAAATGTTTTTCGCTCACCACTAGCGAATAATAAGTGACTGGCTTGAAAATGTTTTTCGCTCACCACTGGCGAATAATAAATTGGGAGAAGATGTGTTTTTAATATATACTTCCAAAAAATACTGGTTGTCGTTGATTTTCTACAACATTTGTGCTACTATAATAATATAATAAATAATTGCTAAGGGTACTGATAATATGTATAAATGGGTAGAAGAACATAAAAACGACAATAGCGGATTCATCAGTTTTCTAAAATTCATCTATGCGATAGGGACAAATAATACTGTGATGGCTATTATTGCGTCTGTATTAGGTATTATAATCCCTATATTTTTTGATTTACAAATTTATCTTTGGTTTGTTTTAACTTTTATGTTATTGATTGGTGGCATTGTTTTTAATGCGGTCTGTACAAAATATCAAGAACATCAAAATAAAAAGCAGCAAATAGCCATCGAAGCTTTGAGTAATCAAAATTCGCTAATGAACACAATAAACATAGAAATTAAAAGCAACCCACAATGGAAATCTCATATTTTTAAGAAAACAAGCGAAATTGTGTGCGAAAAGATACAGCACTTGTTTAAGGAAGTTTTACACTGTAGCACACGAGTATCGGTTGAGTATGTGTTTAATAAAACATCTAAAGACAAAATAGAGAGACATGTGAAAATGTCAGGCAGAAGGAGTCCAAATAGAGATACTTGCAAGGGTTCTAAACCTCTCACAAGTAGAAGTAAATATTATTCGTATTATATTTTTTCAAGCAATAAGGTTGGAATAAGCCTTGTGTCTGAAAATCAAATAAATGCAAAGAATAGCAAATGGTATAAAAATCCTACTCACAATATTGATATTAAAGAGTATATTGGTATTGCGGTTTCGGTAATGGATGAAAGCAGTGTAGATTTTATTTTACAAATAGATTGTCTACATAAAACGCCATTTGGACAACACGCAAAAAGTCGTAAAGAAACCGAAATAGAGATTGAAACTTTCATAAACACATATTTAAAATCGTATATTGACATTGTAGGTTTGTCTTACTTACTAAATTTAAATAAAAATAAATGTATGCCAGAGGTGTAACACAAATGAAGAAGTCACATAAAAAGAACAAAAATCAAGAAATTATAGCAGACAAAAAGACGGTTCATTTTCGTGAATATACGGTTAAAGAGTTGTTGGAACTTGGAGAGAGAACAAATAAGATTCATTTGGTTAAGGACGATAAAACAGACAAAGAGGATGATTAA